TGTAACCGAATCTTCGCCACTTGCATCACACCATGCTATCCATTCTCCATTGGGTGCTATAACTCCTGACTTTACCTGTACTTGGTCTACTGGCTGAGGTGCTACTCGTGGACCATTACACATTACGCCTGACGCTTGATGCACTTGAGGTTGTTGCATGGGCATACTCAAACTACTGTTGCTTACAACTATGTACACTTGGTTCTGTTTGGCCAGTGTGCGTAGCATAACATCATGATAGTCGTATACCAATTGATCAAAGTCTCCTGTAGGTACATTACAGTTTGCACTTACGAAAAATAGTTTTACTCCGTGCTTCACAGCTAGGTCACTGATGAAATATGGATTGCCTCCTGGACTTACCATAGGAGTTGCCCAAGCATCATTACATATCAACGAGCTGGCTACTACTGTGTTATCCTTGTCAGCATAGAACAGTGTGGGTTCAAATCCCTGTAGGTAATGTAATAGTTCGCCGCCACCTCCGGGTCTACGTGTTAGTAATCTTTTTTGGTATGTACCAATTAGGTCGCCACTGTTAGCATATATCCTAGTTTGGTTATACGGAAAGCCATCTTGCTCTCTCCATCCTGTGCCTAGTACTACTCCGGTACGTTGTGAAGCTGAAAAGTCTTCTAGTTGCTCTAAACAATCTCTAAGATTTTCTTCTTCATCTAAATCTTTTGATGCAAGTGTTGGAGGCATGAAATAGCCACTCAATGCACATTCAGGAGTTAGTATCCACTCACTGTCTATGTTGGTAAGCATATGACGTTTGATTGTTTTCCAATTAGCCTTTACATCATCTGTTACAGGCATTTGTAAACTAGTAACCTTTATTGTAGTCGCCATTGTGTCTCCTATTAATTAAATTTCTTTTTAGAATGAAACATTCTTTTATACATGTTATGAAGATAAAATTTTAGTCCACTGTCTTCGCCCATGTTCTGATTAACTTTTACTTCCATATCCCAGTCATCTCTTTTGAAAGGTATAACTTGCAACAAAGGTTGTCCTGGTGCAATAGTTACCTCGGGTGCTAACACTACTCCGGGTAGGTTAAGATAGTTAGCATCATAAGTGTCAGTGTCTATTATTGACGGTAGCATACTAAATCCTTGATCAAAATTATAGTAAGGTTGCATTAATAAACAACTATAACCTGCTGGAGTTTCGATCTTCCAAGGCAGTTCAATCTTAAAATAGTTTTTCTTCTTGCCGTCAATCTCTACAGGACACTGTTCGTGATGATGCCCGTTGTTTGGATCCATACCAGATCTGTGTGAGATGTTTCTATTGTATGCTTCGTATCCTTCTTCATCCTTAAAGGTACTAAGTTCTTGTTCGTATGCGTTGGGTATAATATAACCTGCACTGATCATATCAAGCACTGGCATACATTTTTTGATAGTCGGAAGTCCTTCATAACCCACAGGACAATTTCCCATTGTACGATTAGATTCAATATTTTTAAACCATTCGGGTACTGCTTTTTTTGCAGGCACTATAGGAAAGTGTTGTTCAACTAACGGATCGCTACAAGTAAATTTTATTTTCATTCGTCTTCTTTTATACCCTGTATTTGTTTAAGTCTATCTTCTAGCCATCCTATAGCAGTGTGTATGTGTCCTGTATCGTGTTCTTGTAATTGACTCTTAGCGTATTCTATTTCAGAACGTATAACATCTGCTTTTACTAGATCGTGTATTAGTGTTTTATGGCTCATATAATTAGTTATTTTTCCTGTATGTACAATGTGTTCTTTCTGAATATCATGCCGCTGTATGACGCTTATATTGCGTCTAAGACACCACTTTAACGTGCGGATACTGTAGTTGAAACAGTAGTCCTTCGTTACTATCCGGAACATCTACACTTACATCACATGTACAATACATGTCGCTGGGCAAGGTCAAACTATCAGTGTGGTTATAGTGTAATTTAAAACCTTCCTGATTGCATTGCTTGTACAGTTCGTCTCCTAGTTCTCTTCGGACCCAAAGCTCCTCCATACGTGTTCCTGCATGGCTCCATTTAAAATCTAATGACCCGATGTAATACCTCAATTATTTGTACTCAAAATTTTGGCAATATTTGCCTTTACGGAAGAGGGTGGCTCCATTGCGTAGATGAAATTTTTCAGCCATATCAGTTAATGGTGATAGGGTCATGTAACGTACAATATCATCTCTGGTTTCTTTAATATGTTTTGCAACTTGGGTTACTATTTCTCTACCAGCACCCTTATCATAACTCCATACAGTATAGAACATAGCAGTGTCAGGGTCTTCAGTATTGTTGAGGTCTTGTTCTATAAGACCAACACCCTTAGTATAGGCTACACAGATTACAGCTCTGGGTCCTTCAAACATAACAGGGGCCTCTTCTGCATATTGGTCTTCGTATAACACATACACTTCACGTCCATTATTAATTCTCCAATCAGCCGGTAGGTTAGGACGGACAGGGTCGTCTTTTGCTAAAGGGTATACTTGTTCAATAGTTTCTAGCTTCGATATCAAATGATTCTCCTTTATTCGTCACCAAGGTTATTAAGAAATTGCTTTAGCTTAGTTGAGTCTACTTCTGCTTTTATCTTTCCTATGCCGCCGCCTTCTTGTGGGTCGCTTATAGTATCTTCATTTGTGCCTGTGCCTGCACCTCTTTTAATTTTATCAAATACTGTGTTACTACGTTGCGATGAATAATTATTATTCTCATTTTCGTCTTCGTCAATATTTCTAATGCGTAGTGTGTCTAAGTCAAACTCTAAATCAATCTTTTGTCCAACACCGCCACTGTTACGTGTCTTCATCAACTGTAACTGATAGCGTCCACGTTCACGCATTGCTCTACTTGTAAAGATACCAAACACGTTATCAGCAGTTTGAATCTTACTAAGTCCGCCACTGATGTGCGAGTGATCAAATTCAATTTCTTCGACAGCACCTCTGTTCAACTGTGCCGCAGTTACAAACACTGTGTTCAATTCCATTGCTAGGTTACGTAGCTCTTCACTTACGTACTTGTCTTTGATAAACAAGTTCTCTGCACTTACTTTTGTGCTTGCTGGCATCAATAGATCCAAGTAGTCAATTAGTAATACGTCTACTCGCTTGCCTGTTTTAATTTCATATTCTTTAATGTACGAACGTACATCGTTTGCTGTCTTACCACTAGGCATATACTTGACTTGGAATGCACCAGACTTCTTGCCAATCATCTTAACTTTCATTTCAACGTCATCAATGTTCTTAAACACATCACGACTTGGAATGCCTGTTACCATACTGTCAACACGCATACTAACTAGTGCTTCACTAAGTTCTAGTGTTAAGTAAATTACATTCAATCCTGCTTCGGCCATGTTAACGCCAATGTTAGCAAGGAACAAACTCTTACCTGCACCCGAACCACCTGCAAAGATATTCAGCTCGCCTCTGTTGAATCCGCCAAATAGTTTCTTATCAATTGCTCCCCAACCTGTGCTTACTTGTCCGTTTGTACTCTTGATGCCTTCTAGTCTAGCTCTTGGATCAGCATAGTAGTCTGTACCCAAGTCCTTTTGCAGTCCAATCTGTACAGCCTTCTTTACTATGTCTTCGCATTGTCCGTACTCACCTTTTTCAAGTAAGTCAGCACTCTTAAGGATTGCGGCTTCTAGTGCTTTGTGTTTACTAAACGTTTCAAACTCTGCTAGTAGCCAATCATAGTGACTTTCATTTAGATCACCTGGATGTCTTAATACATTATCACCTTGTAGTTCGCTTGCGGCGTTGATCATATCAAGTGTAGGCAATGTATTATGTTCTGTAACATAGTTGCTAAGAAACTCTGCCGCTGGCTTTAAGCGTCTATCAAAACTATTTGGATCAAACACAGCCTGACAACGTACAAAACTTTCTGCGTCTTGTAGCATCATTTCTAGATATACTTTTTGTATTTCATATCCGTAGTCTGTATTTTGTCTAGTGTCGCTCATTTATTGCATTCGCCCTTGTATCATATCATATTTAAATTCAGTTAAGTCACCAGCAGAACCAAAGCCTCCTAAAGGCACACTGTTCAAACTCATGCTATATCTTTTTGCATCTGTATTTACAGATACCTCATGCTCTAACCAGCTAGGAAAGAGTATCAATCCGTACTTCATAGGAGTAATGTGATATTGGTTATACGGAGCAATTTCAGTATTACGTTTTACCATTAAAAAGTCGTTGTCTTCTTTTGTAAATGTAATTGCAGTATCGTTATCATCAAAATAAAATACACCACTAATTAAACTGTTTGGGTGTTTGTGTGCAATATGCTTTTGTGAATTGTCTTTAATACTAACCCAACTTTGTGTTATTGCCATACCAGCAATATCATATCCTAAAACATTTATTGCATATTCATCTAAACAATCTATAATCCAATTACGTAGTGTTGACGTTTCTTCATTGTTTAATACATAACTACTTGAACTACGAAAGCCATAGTTGTCTGTAACTTCATCAGATGTCTCTGCAAGAGGAAGTCCTTTTAGAAATGTAACATCTCTTTCGATATCTGAGTCACAGATATTCATGTATATGTTTATTGGAAATAATTGTTCTACTCTACTCATCCTACTATTATACTTTCTTATACCACTGTTTGTCAAGTGTTATTTTGGTTTTTGTTTTGGCTAAAACTGCTCCTACACAGCTTCCAGGATCACCAGGATTTGGCGGAACATGTATAGTACGCCATTGATTACGTATCTTATCTACCGCATCTTTGTTAAGAGCACCACCTCCTGCTAGTGCTACATTACTTGCACCTGTTTGTACTTTAGCCCAAATGCTCAGTATGTTGACTGCATACTCAAAGATGGACTGTGTGGCCGCCGCCAAGTCATACATGTCTTGTTGCGTCTTTAGTTCAGGCCTCCACCACATACAACCTCTGTGTAAATTCTCACGCATCTTAATATGATGGGGGTACTTGCCATTATGATCAACGTCTATAATTTCTTGACGCATAGTATGTGATAACCTTTTAGGGTTACCTTTCTTTGCCCACTGGCTAACAAGATATTCATCACGCTGTGGTACTAGCCCCATACGTTGTGTCATAGCACTATAGAAAAGTCCTAGGCTATGTGGATACCCTTGACTGTATAACTTTGTAAGTTTGTCGTTCTTACCGTGCCATACTGTTAGGGTCTCGAACTCTCCAATACTATCTAAACAGATTACTGCACAATCATCATAGGGTTGAGTGTAGTAGGCATATGCCGCATGTGATAAATGGTGTTGGGTGTATTCTATTTTGCAAGATATATTCCATTGCGAGAGATATGATCTAATATTGTTTTCTTTATACAACCACCCTTGTCCAGCTCGCCATTGTCTAAATGTTTTAAGCAACGGACGCTCGTACCAAACTACTTTATTAGGCCTAGGTAACTTTTCTGTAATTGTAACATGCTGTAGCATCTCCCAATTAAAGTCGGGGTCATGAGGGACATTCGAAAAGTCTTTTGATTGTCCTGCCCACAACAGTTCGTTGTTATCAAATACAGCAAGACTTGCATCGTGGCTGTTTCCAACCATTCCCCAGTATATCATACGTTGCTCCTATTTGTAAATAAACGGATCTTGTTTTTTAAGTTCTTCAATACGCTTCTTTATTTTTTGTTTACGTTTGTATTCAGCAATAGGCCAAGTAACCCATTCCCAAAGTTTTTTTAAATAAACCATTTCTTTTGCCTCAATTTTATTTTTAATGCAGATTCTTCTGCGCCATTTACTATACTGTAAAGTGTATATAGTCTACCGTACTTATTCACAGCTTCACTGACATCTTTAATATCCTGACTCCACTCAGGCATGCTTACACTCCAGCCATGATCAATAGCTGTTTGAATAAGTTTCGATCCTGCTGTGTCTCTATCAGGAACAATAATTATTTGCTTCTGCAATTTTTTTAACAACATTGCTTGCTGATCGCTAACTTCACTTCCGCCTAATGCACAGCCTTCGATGTGTATTGCATCAATCTGTCCTTCACATACAATCGTAAATGCTTTATTATAACTTTGTTCGTCTAGTCCATATACAAAGCCAGGCTGTACTTCTGTAAGATATTTAGGTTTCTTATCTGCTTGTACACTACGTCCTGTCCAACCTACTACTCTGCCTTCATAGTAGAAAGGTATAATTAATCTATCTCTGTATGCAAGCTCAGGAGTCCAATAGTATTCAGTGTCGTCCATATAAAGATTACGTTCTTTCATGTATTCAAAAATCTTCATTAAATTTTTGTCAACATCGCCACCTGCCCATTCCTGTAACTTACGTGCAGACTCAGGTAACGGAACTGTTTCAAATGTAGGCAGTAATGCTTTATGTTGTTGTACTATAACGCCTTCATTTTCACGCATGACATCTAGTGCTACCTTATTGATTATATCGTCAGGTGTACTCATCCATTGAAGTAACTTACGCATCTTGTGTGAAAAAGGTCTACCAGGCTTCCAACTTGCTTTGAATCCACAATTGAAACAATGATAACTTACGCCATTGTCGTTTTGAATGACGCCGCCACGTTGCCTCTTATCTGGTGTGTGGCCGTTATGATGACAACATGGAGCGTTGAATGAAGTCCAACCACTAGGAGTTGTTTTCCTCTTAGCAGGCAAATATGTCAGAACTGTTTCTACGACTACACTCATACTATGTATTATAGTATCAATACGATTGTTTGTCAACCTTTATTGTGAATAATAGCCTTGTTTTTTTAAATCTAGTTTGGATTTTTGCATCTGATTAAAGTCATGCATTAGTATAAAATTGTATTCAGTACCATTAAGAGTTTGTGTTTCGTCCACAAACATATATTTGTCTTGATTATATAATTCAGTTATTTCATAATGCATATCAGTATATTCATCTCTAGTAACAGGAAAGTCTAGCAAAAATATAGCAACGTCTACATTCCAATTGCTGGCAGTGAAATCAATAGCACCTAATAGTTGTGGATAGTTTGGACAATATTGAAAGTTAATTTTATTTTGTCGAAGTGCTGGACCTGCAAAAGGACATCTTGCTATACCATTATGCTCAGGTAGTTTTACGCTGAGGTAATTATTGATCCAGTCTTTTATATCTTGTTTAAACACAAGCTATTTAATTACGGATCAATACTTTATCAACAGTTCCGGCTGTAGGTTCGTGTTTGATACGTATCCAACTAAACACACCATTGAAGTTTATATACTTTGGCTCTGTTGGATTTGCTATTGAAGTTGTACTAACATCAACCCAGTTTGTGTTACTGTCTACTAAATTTTCAAGTGTTGCTTGTATTGTAACATCACCTGTATATCCTGTAGTGTATATTGCTGTAGTGTGTAATGCTTCATTGCCGTTAAGTGCAGGTTCTGCTTGTACTGCTTCACTGGCAAATACGTCTGTGCTTATTTCAGTAAACTGACTTATTTTGTAAGGATCTTTTGGTCCGGGTAATGTACCTGTATCTAATTCAATAGTTCCTTTAGCACCGAATTGTGCATCAGCATATGTAACAACATTGTTGTTATTGTTATCTACAAGGTGTACAAAATATGTAAGATACTGCCCGTCAAGGTTAAGTGTATCGTTGTCTGTAATATTTACTGTAAATTGACCTTTGTAGTTTGGTGTTGCTGTTTCTTTAATTGTTCCAGTTTTACTTAATACTAAAGTATTTTCTTGATCAAATGCTTGAAACTTTGCTGTGTAAGTATTTAAAATACTTACTGGCTTTTGGTTATTATTTTTTATTTCAAAAGTAAGAACATTGTCTATACCTTTAATAATTTTTAATTGTCTATTGTACACTTTTCTATACTCCGTAAGAGTCCCTGTCCATTCATCTAAGACTAGGACTGTTTTATTTGTTGCTAAATACCTTGACGTTAGTTGCATATTATATTTATCGGAAACCTATGCTAAGAAAAGAATTAGAAGACAATTATCCATTTTTAAGTGTGATTACTTATGGCGGTGTAGAATACATTGGCATTATAAATAATCAAGACAGTAGTATTACGAGTATGTACGTTTACACAGAATTACGTAGTGACATTGAAAAGAAAAACTTTGTTAAGTGCGGAGAAGACTGGTGGTGGGAATCAAATAGAATGATACCTATCAGCATATTCTTAAAGAATGACATGAATCCATTTAAGTATACTTTACAAACTATGAATACAAAAGATGTAAAAGTAACACATGGACCAACTGTAGATTTAAGTAATTTAGCTATTAAAAGAGTAAAACGTAAGAGTATTCAACTAATACGCAAACCTAGATAGATTGTAAATTTTCACACAATAAATTCATGTGTACAACACATGCCATTGCATACGAAACTGCGTGTGCTTTCTTAAAAAAGTACTCACCATTAGTTGGCTTTGTCCACACTTCTTTCATTATTGTTTCCCAACTTTCGTTCGCTAGATATCTTTTTGCCGGACGTATTATCGCTAGTGTTGCGGCTAATTGTTGTACCGAGTTGGGCTTCAATAGTTTTAATAGACTGCTGTGTCCGTTTAGATGAAAGACCTTTTCGCTGAAGTCTTCGTGTTCCAATAGTTCCCATAATGGCTCCTTGTTCATTAGGTTGACTAAATGTGTCTCGTCTTTTACATCTTTGTATATAGACACATTAAGAAAATCTAATTTAAAATATCCTCGTTCTTCTGCTGTCTTATAATCTATTGTACTTAGATTGTCTACAGGATTATGCGGACACTCTGTAACATATACACCAGTGTTATGTTTTTTACTTGTATCTAATTTTGCCACACGGTGTTGTATCTTATTTAAGATAATTTCTCTATCTGCAAAATCTATATCAATATCAGGCATACTTATTATACTTTACTGCTTTCTTTTTAGCCATGTCCCATTTAAGTTTACTTACTCTATCTTTAAAAGTAATACCCTGTAAATGATCCCATTCGTGCAAGAAACATTTTGCACTATAGCCATCAATTTTAACTTGTTGCTTTTTTAATTCATGATCGTAAAATTCAACTAATATCTCTTTAGGTCTTGATACTTTAACATACATATTTGGAAAACTTAAACAGCCCTCTGTATCAACAACAGTATCTTGTGTATGCTGTAGTATCTGTGGATTAATACAAATAATTGTATTCTCTGGCTTGTCACCCATTATAAAAAGTTGTGCGTCTAATCCAACTTGACTTGCACTAAGTCCAATACCATTATTGTCTAACATAATTTTTGTCATGTCGTCTTTTACTTTTACAGGATCAAACCCTGGGTTATCTAAGTCAACTGCTTTTACTTGTTTTTCTAAGAACTTATCTGGATAGTATAATAATTCCATTGTTTCCTCTTTCTTATAATTTACTTTCTTTTGCTACATCTTTAACTAGCTCAACATCTTTAGGTGTACGTTTAAAACGCATTGCCCAATGTTCAGGATCAAGTACATGATATACCATTTCAAGTTGTTCGTTATTAAATTTACTCAACATCTCTTTGCCGCTCTTACAATTTAATATTAACCACGGAGATATTTTTCCATCTTTAATATGCCACACTGCTCTGTTTAAACTTACGTGTGCAAAGTAATGATTCCAAGGTGCAGGTTCATTTTCACTTGCCCATTCTAGCATAGTTTGTACACTACGTTCTAGTGCAGTCTCTACTCCTTCTTTACGAATAAGTTCAACTGCATATTTTTCATACATTTCTTCTTTGCACCAATGATCTAATTTAACTCTACTTGTTACAACATGGTCTATATATTTTTCTGGATATAATGGTCTTACATTATTTAAAAAACTTCCGAACTTAACAAATGCATTATAGTAAGGAGAATTACAGAACTCTTCATATGTTTTTTCTTTTTTAGATCCTGCACTTAATTTATAAAATCTTTGGAATGCATAGAATCCAAAACGTACATGTTTTTCTTCTTTTTGTAAATGTCTACGCTTTTTCTCGCACATATGTACAGCAAGAGTTTTCTCTCTTGTGTATCCTGACCCGCAGTAATCGCACACATACGGTTTAGAGTTTGATGTCGATACCATGTTCTTCAGCCAATTGTTTGAGTTCTTTTTTTGTAGATGTTCCAGCAAGTAATTCTACCTCGTCTAATTTCATATTCGGATAAATCTGTTTGATAAGTTTAATGCCAGATGCAATGTTCTGACCTTCTTTTTTCTTTACGCCTATCCAAGGATGGTACTCTATCTTGCCTGTGCCTCCCGACAAGCATAATAGTTGCCATTGTAGTTTTGGATGTTTACTAACAACCATATAGTTTTTATTATAGTATTCGTTAGTTTTAAATATAGCAAGTTCTTGTTTGTCTCTATTGCCTGCTATACTTGCAACATATCTATTTAACAACCAAAAACTAACTGACTTCTTTTCGTCATCATTAATTTCGTCCCATACATTCTTAGCACCCATATCAATGGCCGCTAGTATATCTTTTATTGGGAGTTTTGTTTGTGCCATTGTTTTAGATCCTCGGGTGTGTTAATTTCTGTTCCATTAAATTGAACTTCAACACAGCCAATTTCAATACCATTTTGTATCCAACGTAGTTGTTCAAGTTTTTCAATTTCTTCTTCTCTGCTTGGTTTTGATTCTTTTAGTATTTGTGCTAGACCTGACCTATAACCATAAATGCCTAAGTGCCAATCACCGTATTCTAAACTTGCTCTACAAAACCAGTTAGCATAATCTCCTGTACGTATTAGTTTAACACAATTAGGATCTTTTTGCAACCTTTTTTCCATAGTTGTGTACGCTGTTGTTACATCATATAAGTCCAATTTATCTTTAACTGCACGTATAATTTTTCTATTGATGTCAGGCATATCACCTTGTACGTTTATTACTTTATCATATGTGTTCGGCAGTTGTGATAATGCACCAAAGCATCTTTCAGTGCCACTTTGATAATCTCTGTCATCTACAATCGTTTGTCCTTCTGGAATAACATCTGCTACACGTTGGTCATCAGTTAAAACAAATGTGTCAATATCAGCAGGACAATTATCGTATACTCTACGTACCATTGGCACGCCGTCAAGTAATGCAAGTGGTTTCTCTGGAAACCTTGTACTTGCCATTCTAGCGGGTATAAGAATAACGCACGATTTCATCTACGACCCTTTCAAAGTTATCTAGTCTAAGCATATTTGGACCATCGCTTGGCGAGTTATCAGGCACAGGGTGGACTTCGAGGAAGAAGGAAGTGATGCCAAGAGCAGACCCAGCACGAGACAGCCCAGGCACGTAATCACGATTCCCGCCGCTACTGTTCCCCAGTCCTCCGGGTTTTTGGACAGAGTGCGTAACATCAAACACAATATCGTTATCATAATTATTGAGCATATAGATAAGACCAGTATAGTCGACAACAAGACTATTGTAACCAAAACTTGTACCCCTTTCAGTTATCCAGACATCCTTTGCGCCTTCAGTTTTACTTAGTATTCCTTCTACGTCCCAAGGTGCTAGGAACTGTCCTTTTTTGATATTTACTATTTTATTTGTTTTGCATGCCGCTTGTATAAGATCTGTTTGTCTACACAAGAATGCAGGAATCTGTAATACATCAACTGCATCATTAAAGTATGCGGCTATTTTTAAAATTTCATTTTGATTATGTACATCGGTTAATGTTTTAATTTTGTATTTTTCTTTTATTAGAAGAAAGTCTTTCATTGTACTAGCAAGTCCTTGACCGCGAACTCCGTTCACACTTGTACGGTTTGCTTTATCGTAACTTGCTTTAAAATAATATTCGATATTATGTTTGTCACATACACGTTTGCATTCTTTTGCAATTTCTAAACTTTGCTCTAGTGTTTCATGTTGACATGGTCCTGCTATAATTCTCAATGTTTTCTCCTTCCGTCAAACACACATACAAAGTAACATCCATTTGGACCTGAGTGTACACGATGAAATACTCCATCTTCAATTAGTACTACATCATTTTGTTTGACGCTTATTGTTTTATCGTCTAAATCCATTTTACCACTTCCTGATATAAAGTAATATACTTCTTCTTGACCTTCGTGCTTATGTCCACTAGTAGATTTATATGGTTGTAAATCTGTACTACTTAATACTAAGTTGTTTAAATGTGTATTATCCTTAACAACATACCTATCATCTTTTTTAGCAACTGTGCCGCCGACGTTTTGAATTTTAACTTTCATAGTTTCTATCCTTAATAATATAGTATATATTGACTAGTTTGTCAAGTTGTTTTTTTAAAGTTATGTTAGTTTGGGCAAGTTCACATAACTCTTTCCACGAACCATAGTCTAATAGCTCGCCTTGTGCCCTTGCAACAGCACCAGGGTCTCCGCCTATGATCCAACGTTCGATCTCAGGCTTGTCGCGATAACGAGCATAGACAACACCGTCGCTACGCTCGTATATCAATTCTTCTCCGGGTAGTAAAGTACCCAAATCATCTACGCCTTTTTCTTAGCTGTCTTTTTAGCCGGTGCTTTCTTTTTAGCTTTCGGCTTTACTTCGTCTTTAAGTACTAAAGCGTCTACACCAAACTTGTTTTTCAAATATGAAAGTAACAAGCCGTATGCTGGTAGGAACACAATTAAGCCTACAACAATTTTTGTTAATGTATTGTTGAATGCTACTGGTCCAACCCACGGTGCAGGATAAAATGCTGTGTAAAAGAATGCATATGTATCAATAATGTTTGCCGCAATAGTTGATACTGCTGGAGCAATCCACCATGCACTCATACGCTCACGAATATGTTGGAATACATATACGTCAAGCATTGTACCTACTGCATATGCAGTACCTGATGCAAGTCCTACTCTGTATGCATGTTCGTCACCTAGTGCTAGTAGTACTAGTACTGATGCAATAATAGCAGGAATAATTGCCATTGCTACAACGGCTCTACCTGCTTGCTTACCAACTAAACGCACTGTCAAGTCAGTTGCTACAACAACGATCGGAAATGTAAACGCCGCCGCCGCTAGTGGAAATGATCCAAACAATGGCAGTTCTGCGCCTGGAAATAGATCAAATCTAATTGTCACTAAGTAATTACTAACTGCAATTACTAGTGTGTGTAGAATCACAAGATTCCTTACAAGCGTCTTGTCTACACCTTCTAAAAGTTTTGTTAACATATGTTCTCCTGTTATTTTACTTTTGTTCCGACAGTTCTACGCACAATATCATTGTGGTTGAATTCTGCCCAATAAAGTTCAAAGGCAACTCCGTCTTCGAGTCCTTCGAACTGATGGATCTTACCAGGCTTAACCTGTGTAAAATCCCCTGCTTCAAGAATGGTTTCATCTACGAGACCATCTTGATCATCTTGCCAAACACGGACAATCATCTTGCCCGATTCAACAAAGAATCCGTTCCATTTAAATTGGTGTTCATGTTCCGAACACTTAAAACCTTTTTTATATTCAATACGATGAAACTCTAGTACACCGTTTGCGTGGATCAATTCTGTTTGACCCCATATCTTTCCTGCCTTCATTTTGACTCTCCTATATCATATTCAAAATCACACACTAGTACTTTCCTATCAAATTGTGTAGGATAAGTTCCATGATATACCATGCCGTCCATTAGTACAACAGTACCTGGTACGGGGTTCCATTGTTCCATTTTAGTCTTTTGTCCGTCAGCAACAATAGCAAATAATGTTCCTGGTTCTAGCATATGGTTACCTGATACGTGTCCTTCTAAAAATAATACAGTTGTGAATACGTTCGGACTTTCATGTCGATGTACTCCGACAAATGTATTTTTAAATGCAGGATAATGTACCCACCATGTGCGTAATAGTTTTATATTTGTAATTGGAAATTGAGCTTGTACTGACTCTTGAATAAATGTTGCATATGCTCCTTGATCAATATCATGCGGGTATGCAAATTCTTTATCACTATAACTATCAGCATCTAAACTACCTGTAGGCAGTTTATATTTGTAAGCTGGCCTTTTGTCAATATTAAATAAGTCTAAAAACTTTTCATAGCCAGGATACTGTGTATCAAAAAACCAATTTTGATGTATTTTATTATATTCTTCTATATTCATTGTTGGTCGTTAGTTCCTAATCTAAAATTAAGCATATCGCCATTGCCAACAATCCAACCTGTAAGAATATATTTTGTATTACTTATAGGAGGATTTCCTCTATGTAGATGTGTCCATCCTGCAGGCCAAATTACAACACGACCTTGTTTTGCTTCTACACGTTTACCTTGATATAAAAACTCTGTCTCGCCGCCTTCTGCAACGTCATTAAGATATATAGTCCAAGCAAGTACACGTTCAACAGTTGCTTCGCCAAAACGTTCAGCATGCCATAAATGGTATCCTTCGCCTGACTTTGGTTCGGTTCTTTGCATAACGCATAGGCTACTTAATAAATCTCTATTCTTCAAATAAGGAAAGTCTTTTGCATAATCTTCTAAGCATGGACCTAGACAATTATAAATGTTATCAACAAAATCTTTACGTGTGCCATCTAATGCAATTTGTGTATCGCTAATAGCACCACTATTCCTTTGGACCATTCTACCCGAAGTACTTGCTGATTGAAACCACTTAACTAGTTCTTCAACCAATTCTTTAGGTATTCTATTATCGTATATTCGAATAAAATCTTCTTCCATTAAAATAATTCTCCGTATTGTATTAATTCAGTCTGGCGTGTTACGTCTCTAATAAAGTAAGCACACAACGGATCTTTATCCATTGTAATCGGAATCGTTAATAGTTGTCCGTTCTTTACTTTAGGAAAAAACCACTTGACATCGTTATAAAAATTAGTTACCTTAATGTCTCCAAAGTCTGGCTTAAAGCTGGTTAACGGATTATATAAAAATGCTTCGAACCCTCTATCTGCTATACTTGTTAATTGTAATACTTCTAAATCATTTCCGCTTTCACTACAACCTACTGCCATGTGCCAATCAATCGGCATCATTATTTCATTACCTGCTATCTCTAAAACAATCGCCGGACTACTAAAAGATTCTAGAAATATCAAAGGAACGTAAAAAAAGTCTGGCTCTTTTGGATCTGAATTATCTAATATACTAAATCTTATATCTTCTTCTAACTCGTCGGGTAGTTGCTGTAGATCAAGCGGTTGGTTTTCTAATGTTAATATTCTCATTTCCAATCCACCTTTTCTATTGTAAAGGGATACTCTGCTTCTTTGTAAAACTTTTTACGTTGAGTCAGATGTCGCTTCGCAAACTTACATGTTGATGTAAGATCCCATATTTGCACGAAGTCTTTGTCCTTTGCCTTTCTTACGCCTCTACCTATAGATTGTATAACTCTTACAAAACTTTTCCCAGGTTCAATAAGAACAAGATTGAAAATACGAGGAATGTTAATCCCAACCGCGGCTACTCCATATGTAGCAATTACTACATGATTTGTACCTTGGTTAATATCATCATATGCTTCTTTTCTATCTTTTAATTTAACGTCTCCTTTAACAAAAACGCTTCCAGGTATCTGCTCAGCAAGCATTTCACCTGCTGATATTCTGTCTACTAGTATTAGTGTGTTGCCTGATTCTTTTACATTGTTTAATAGTTTGCCTATATATTCTAGTCTTTGTTGATTTGTTGTTAAGTATTTTAATTCTGATTGATAATCTGTATGTGCTACTGTGTCTATTAACTGCACTACGTTAACATGACATTGTGATAGTACTCCTTTATCTTGAAGTTCTTTTGCACTAATTTGTCCTATAACAGGGCCTAAGGATGCATGTATGGACTCAAATTCGAACTTTTCTCTTGGTATAGTACCAGTTAGTCCCCAACGTATTGGAGCATTTTTTAAGTTACGTGTGAGTAAATTTTTAAGAACTTCTGCTTTTGCTTGATGAACTTCATCAACAATAACAGTACTAACACCGTCTAAGAACTCTGCAAGTGATAACACTGCTGAGCCATCTTTATGCTTCTTGTCAAGTATATTCAAACTCTGCCAAGTGCAAATAGTGTGCGTCTTTCCTAGTTCTTTTCTGTCTCCAAAGTATACACCTACATCAAGTCCACAGTTAATATAATCTTCTTCTGTTTGTGTAACAAGCGACTTGTTAGGTACAATAACAAGACTACGTCCATACGGTTCAGTTAAATGACTTAGTGTAGCAGTAGTGATAGTCTTACCTGCTCCGGTTGCGATCTGTTGCAAGCTCTGTGGATGTTTTAAAAAGTTATTAATTGACTCTACTTGATAGTCACGTAGAATAATATCTTCGCCTTCTGCTGGATGTCCTTTGGGCCATACAACTCCTAAGTCTTTCCAATAGTTTTCTGTAACAGGCGTAAAGTTTAATGTAATAGGATGACGTCTATCTTCAATGTCTACTATTTGTACATTATTTTTTTGTAGCACTTCACTAACAACATCAAGATGGTTGACATAGCCAGTACCACCAATACCAAAGAAAGCAACCTTTCCATCCCAACGACCAAGTTTATACTGTGGCATGTATCTTGCATAAGGCACTTCAAACTTGAGAGCATTCGCCAATTTCCTTCGTACATCAACTTCTAGTCCTTCTAGTTTTATGTTTACTTCATCTTCGATTATTAATTTACATGATGCCATTTATATTATCTCAAAATTCTTACTTGCATATCTGTCTATCATTCCCATTTCATTATAATAGTGTATCAATAAATCATAATTTTCTACATATGCTTTACTTTTTGAAGCAGGCCCTAATCTAGCAAATGATATTGTCATTGCTGGTTTAAAGTCGCTTTGTACTAACGGTTTAGGAACTTTAGTATCTTTAATATACACTATTTTTGTATCGTTGTCAACTATATTATTAAGTTTTTTTGACTTAATATATTGATTAAAGTCTTTGCCAGGTTCGTCAATGTTATCTAATCTAAACAAAACACTTTGCTGTTTTGCTGGAATTATTCCATTTACTGCTTCATAGAATTCTTCTAACATATGTAAACTATCGTTGTCTAAAATTATTACAATCGGAAAACGTTTAATTTCGCTTATTGTATCAATAAGATTATATAAGTTATATTTTCTAGAGCTAACAAAAACATTAGGTAATTCTCTTTTAATTATTTTTGTTGTAAGTGGAGTGTAATTAAAAAGTTTTTTCTCAACTTCGTCTTCGTCAAAAATATGTAACCCGTAAAGAAAACGTCTATCATAATACAAAGCAAGATTATCATATATATTTCCGCAATCTTTTTCTAAATAATTTATTGCTTTTTCTGGTAAATTTTTAATTTGATAATCATATACACCCGGAATATAATTGTCTTTCGATTCGTTTATTATACTTAATTGATTGTACATATCAAGAAGTTGTTCGTCTACTGTAAACTTGTGTTCAAACTTTTTAACTACATTCATAAGTTTAAAAAGATATGTTTCGCTAAAAGGAAAGGTATGTACGTGTTCTTTATATCCATGAACTTTAGGATCAATTCTACGGAGTTCTTCAATACGATCAATAATTTTTTTACTAAATGGAAATCTTATCTTTAATAAATCGTCCTCTTTAATAAGCCAATGGCTTCGATCTATTTCACGTAACGGCATACGTAATTCATCCAAGTACATGCTTAGGTCTATAGAATTTTGTGTAAACTGCTTTGTATATTCTATTAACTTTGTTCTTACTAAAGAATATTGTCTATCAGTTAGTGCAGTTTTCTTTTTTAACTGTCTAGCAATACTAGTAAGAATGTTTATATCAGACTTTTCTAATACGAATTCAGGTGAATATACTAGTGTTTCGAGGCAATCTTCGATATTATTTACTTTAAACATGTAGCTATTATACTATATTATAGCAATGATGTCAAGTGTTTAATAGGTATTCCTTGAATTATTTCTTCAGTAGTCCATTCGGTGTGTGCGTAGTCATTAAGCCATTGTGTTCGATCTGGCATTAAAGGCTGTTCTATATCATGTAAAAAGTCTATGTCATTGCCTACATCATAAGCAAGACTATTATTGCTAACAAAACTAGGAACACCGTTGATGACAGAATGAATCCCAGGATTGCTACTCCAAGAAATAGTAGCATGTATATTATCAAAAGCCATATCAAAATCATCATAAGTGCCATCTAATTGCCTTGGTTCCTGTCTTGTTACATGCCTAAGTCCACGTTCGATATGTTCTAATCTACAACGTGGGTGTGGCCGAAATATAATTGGCCTATCTGTGTGTTTTCGAATCTCATCGTAAGTATTAAGAAACCAGTTGCTCATACGAGGCATGTTTTGCCATTGTAAACTCTTATCATGCTGTCCACATATAAGAATGTATTTGCCTTCAGTACGCCAGGGCTTTACTTCGAGTCCCAGTAAACGCTTACGGCTATCATCGTTATTGCCATCCCCAAAATAAGCATTTCTATTAATTCCATTTAGTCCTACCTTCCAAGTGGATCCTCGGCGTATTCCACCAACTTCTAATACTATTGTTGGTTTACCTTCGGCTTGGTTTCGTTCCCATATAGCTTGGTTTCCAGCCATACGACCGTTCCAAAGTACGCTCCAAATAACATCAATCCCGTCGCTACCATTAATAACAACATCATGTTTAAGAGCATTAGCACCAGCATGAAAGGCATCAAACACAGGCTTGCTATTGAGAGCACCAAATCTTTCATGTAAATTAAACCTCATTCCAATACGATTCTGGTCTATGTTGAACTAAATCTTTTGCTAGGCTTTTACCAGAATCTTTCCTCCCGCCTTTCATATGATCAAACCATGTGCCTAAAACACAGTTAATTAGCGGATGTCCTCCGCCACCTGTTTTAGCAGTTCTGTTAACAATGTTTGCTGTATAGTCTAATACATTGTTGTCGATATCTCTTAATTGATTAAGTATGTGTCCAAACACATAACTGTCGTGCCATTCTTCCAATTCAAATATACCATTATTGGCATCTTCATAAAACCTTTCAAACTCTTTTAAAAACTGTATGCACATTGGATGTCTTAAATTCATACCATAGAATCCACACTCCGGCCAACTACGAACATCTTTGCCTCTGCCAACAAATGTTAACCATTTATCATTAGGTAATAGTTCAGCAAACTCTGCATAACTTATATTGTTATGTACGTAAGTATCTGCATCCATCCAAATTAACCAATCTGTTTCTTTATCTTCTGCGGCATGAAATACAGCGTAAACTTTATTAGCAAAGCGTACTGCGTCCCATTTAAATTCTTTATGATGATCTCTTGGACGTCTTTCAGGGAATGGACATTTACCATTTGCTTTAGGTACATCTTTCCAACGCTCTTTAAATGCATTTAGTTTTGGTAGATTATGTCTTGCATCATATATGTCAACATGGCCACCATTTGATTGTGGCAAACAGTCTTCGGCATATACCTTTAATTGTATTTTTGGATCTACACGTTCTGCATAGCTATCTATAAAACGCTGTCCATATTTAACTAGTCCTGGTTGATGGAATGTTGTTACTGCTGTTATTTTCATTTTAATATCGCCCAATTTTTCATATGTTGCCAACATGCTCCTGACTTTAGCTCATCTAATCGCCAATGACACATTGCTATTCGTTGTATCCAAGTTTCTCTGTCAAAGTGTCTTGGATTTTCTATTTCGTTTAAATCTGTATGTGATACAGGTCCTGCTTGTGCTTTCATAGGATCGGTTACAAATGTAGGTATACCTTCGATTGCGGCCGCTACTGTTGGACTACTATTATGATTAACTACACAATGAGCGCCAGCAAAGTCTGCCATTAATGGCCTTGTTCGTTCACTAATAGTTACATTGTTATGACCAAGTCTACTTATTTTTAATGCATGATCTTTTGCTTTCTTATCTCCAGGATGTAATCTAATACGTATAGGTCTATCAGTTACTCGTTTAATTCTAAGTATCATAGGATGTAACCAAGGAACAACATGTTTCCCTTCCATACTCCAACCACCGTCACGTTGACAACAAATTAAAATATGATTGCCATCTTTTCTATTTGGCTGAAGTTTTAATCCTAGATCTTTTTGTATTTGTTGCCATCTACGTGGGTCCGGATGATCCCAACAATATTCGCCACTATCACAAAATACACCATCGTAACTATATCTTAAATAAGTTCTAGTGTTTGACGGGTCTGCATATAAAAATAAATTTGCATCTGCAATAATAGTACGCTTGTTTTTATTTTTTTGATTCTCTAATACTTGTCTACGTAAATCTAAATGCGGAACATGTTTACTTTGTGGATGCACAAATCCTTGTAGGATTGCTACATCACTAGGGTAGTGATGGAAGTTATCAATTACTTTACCATCGTCGCCGCTTTTACAAACACCTTCTATAAAATATTTTAATAATCTTGGTTTTTCTGAATTTGAATTGCCGGGCGGTATTCCCTTCATATATGCGTTTACAGTTAATCTACTCATAGCTGATGTTCCTCTTGTAGCCTTAATGCAATTCCTTGCATTAATTCAATGGGTGAATATTGTTGATATGCTATCCAATTCCAAAACGATCTTACTAAGTCTTCGTCTGGGTACTTAGCATTATCAATAGTGGATAAATCTGTACTACATATAACATCACCTGCATGTGGGGCCATTGTAAATGCAGGTATACCATAATGTACTGCTTCCAATGCCGCAATACTATTATAGGTTACTACAGCATATATTCCTTCTCTTGCACACTGAGATCCTATACTATTATCTTTAATACGTTCTGAGCGTAGCCCTTTGTCTCTAATTTTTATTGGTCTATCTGTATACTTTCGAATCTTCTCAATAGTTTCTGTTACCCATGTATCTCTATCTATTCCGTAATACTGACACGGTTTGCCGCTTGGAGTAACTAGCAATATAGGTCCTGACTGTGTAACTTTTTTTCCGTGATAAACTAACCAAGGACATAAAGAAACTTGGCCGCGCCATCTGTCTCCGGGCAGTTCCTTAAAACGTCCGATATGCTGTATATCGTTCTTTACAACTCTATAAAAAAATTTCCTCTTCATACTATTGCCCATATAACCATTGTCAATATAATAAAAATCTCGTTTACTATCTTTTAATAAACTATGCATAAGTTTGCGTTTAGTCATACTACGAAATGCAATAGGAATGCTTTCGTCATATTGGTTAAGGTTTTTCTTATCAATCCATGTTGAGTTTGCACCTGATGCCCATAACTTCATTATTTCGTCGTTTGGGTCTAAGCACAACATATTAGTCATTCATCATATCCTGTAGTTCTTGTTTCCATAATTCATTAAATTCACAGTTCCTATAGTTTTCAAACCAAGGACCGCCTTCTGTATAATGTATTAGTTTTGGTTTTTCAATATCATCATATACACCTACTAGATAGTTCCATGTGTGATCAATGCTACCAATTTCTTCATCTTTTAACCAACTAAAGCGATGCATATATGCGCCGTTAAGTTCAATTTCGTTTACAAAGTCTTGATTAACAACTTTATTACTAGGGTGTCCGCAGTTCCAAAGTACCATACTACTCCAATTCTTACGTGGATAGATAGTTTGTTTTTGTCCGTCCATCTTTGTAGTTTCAGTTACTTTGTAATCATGTTGCACACACATTACAGCATACTTGTCATCTGCTTGATCAAATAGTTCTTTGATGTCTGTTGTAAGTATCATGTCACTGTCCATAAACACTGCCCAACCTTTAAAGTTGCATAATTCAGGAATAAGAAAACGTGTAAAAGTAAACTCAGTACTTGCTAACTTATCAATAGGTCTATTATACCATCCTGCATCTCTTAATTCTTGTTGCTTGAGAGGACGTACATCAGCTTCTGGTGATTTGGTTAAGATACTGTGCTTACATACTTGATATGCAATATCTTCTCTAGTATCGTATCCTACAAATACTTTCATTAATTTCTCCTTTCAATATCTTCTTCTATGCACTCACTACCCCATTGTAATTCTAGTATGTGTGCATTTTCAGTGCCGGGGTTTGAAGCTTTGTGCCATACTTCGACTCCAATTTCATATGGGTTTGTATGAGGCTTTAGTAATAACGAGTCTTTATTATTGTTATACTCTGTATCCATTTGTACTTCACCTTCTAAAACAATCCATTGTTCTGAGCGTTTAAAATGTTTTTGATCACTTAGGCTCTTGCCTGGATATATTACTAGTTCTTTTACTTTATATCCTTTTTCTGGTTTGTGATCTAATACACGCCAGTAACCCCAATCACGCATTGTCTTAGGATTTTTAAATTCTTCTAGAATCCAACTACTTGAATTCTTTTTATCATCGCCGCCAACACCGTATACAAAAGTTAATTCACCAGTATTGTCGTCAAATAATTCAGGAATATTATCTGCTTGTCTATCTCCGCCATTGGCAAAGATAATTTCGTTATCTGGATAAATCTCTCTAGTTTTAACAATAGCGCCTGTAGCACTACCATCGTCATCGTTAAAATTAATAACTCTATCTACACATTCTAATGCTTCTATTATAGTGGCACGCTCGTTCCATGTCATAAATGCTTTACCTTTTTTACGTGCTAACCATTCGTCGGAGTTTAATCCAACAACTAATTTTTTACCTAAAGCCTTTGCGGCTTTAAAGTATGATATATGTCCTGAGTGAAGTGGATCAAATCCACCTGTAACTAATACTACATTCATGTTAGTATTTATATACCTACATAACTACTAAATATTTTTATGGCAATAATAATACATAGAGACGATAAATCTAATGCAGGAGACTACTGGGCAAGGCCTAGCCATTATTTTCCTATTAAAGAAGACAAAATTTTAGATATTGAAAAACTAAAACCATTTCAAACAGAACAAACAATAATCATCGGCGGCGGCGGATTATTAGGTAGACCTAAGTGGACTGAAGTTATAGAAGAAATAAGCAAAAATAATAAAGTTATCTTATGGGGGGCAGGACATAATATGTATACTAATAAACGAATATCATATACAGTTTGTAGTCCAGTAAAATCTGAACTTCCATCTTTTATGAATAATTTTACAAAGATAGGATTACGTGATTACAATATGGGATACAACTGGGTTCCTTGTCCGAGCTGTATGCACACTGCTTTTAACAAAGCGATGAAAGTAAAAAAAACAAAGGATACAATTGGTATTAGACATAAAAAATTAAAGATGAGGACTGATTTATTTAAAATAATATCTCATGTTCAGAAGCCTGAGGACCTAGAAGAATTTTTATGTAATATTGCACAATATGAAAACGTAGTTACTAATACATACCACGGAGCATACTGGGCTATGTTATTAGGTTGCAAAGTTATATTACAACCTTGGTCTAGTAAGTTTAATGACTTAGGATTTAATTACGGAACAATAAAAAATGATGTTTCTAATTATAGAGCAATATTAGACACTATTAAACCAAACAACAATGCATTAGATATTGCAAAAGATGCTAATAAAAAGTTTTTTACTTCCTGTGAATATTTGATATAAAAGTCTTAGTATGAAGTTTTGCTTGTTGATTACGATCACGTTTCATAGCCTTTTGTATCATCCTGTCTTTATCGTCACCTTTAACATGAGTTAGATACTGGCCAATTTTAGAAGTTGCCATAGGATTTTTATCATCAGTTCTTGTAGAATTTAAATCAACAAATTGTATTGGTTGCCCAAACTTTTTACGTGCTATGTCAAACACATAACTGTCATGTGTTTGTTCTAATTTTTCTAGATTGTTAGCATGATAATAACTTTCAAAAAGAGAAACAAAATCATATGTTCCTTTTTGCCAAGTATTATACCCTACAAACCCACACTCACTGTGTGTATCAAATCTTCCTATGTAACTTACTAGTTTACCGTTAGGCATTAATCGATCTAATTCTAATACTGAAAACTCTGTTTGACAATAGACATCACAATCGATCCAATATACTTTTTGATTTGGATGTTCTTTAAGAAATCTAAACAAAGGAAATATTTTATTACTAAATTTTATAGCGTCCCATCTATAATTGTAGCTAGGTTTTTTACCATTATAATATTCATTATTTTTGTGCTTTTTTTCAAACGCTAATACTTCTGGACACTCTCTATGCAAATTATGAAATTTAACTCTAGTACTAAATCCTCTTGGATTGCCTAAGTCTTCGCTGTACACATGTATTTCAACTTTGTTAGGAAATCTTTTATCCCAACTAGTTAACGTATAACAAGCACCTTCGTCAAAATATTTCTTATTCATACTTGTAACTATTTTATGATACATTATCTTTTTACCTTTGGATCAGCTGTCATAATTAAACTTTTCCTTACATTACTAGTCCATTCTAAAGGTCGATATCCTAGTTTAGCAAGTGTGCGAATTGGATCACCGTATTGTTGACCATATCGAGCACCGTGTCCTTTATTTTCAAATAAAATCAAAGGCTTAGTATTAGCAATAGTTTGTAAGCCACCTTCTAAGACTTTAGTTTCATACCCTTCGACATCTATTTTAATAAAATCAACATCAGTAATATTAAAACTATCTAATGTAGTTATAGGCAAGCTCCCTGGGCCAGATGCTACGTGTGTACTTAATGTTTTTGTTGTACGCACAAGCGATACAGATTCGTTAGTGTTGCCTAGACCTGTTTTATGTAATTCGACATTACTTACATTTTGCGTTTTTAAGTTAGTTTCAAAGCAATGATATAAACTAGAATCAATTTCAAATGCATGTATTTTATTAAATTTTTTAGACATTTGATAAGATAGCATACCAATATGTGCTCCAACGTCAAGAGCAGTGCGCCAAGATTTTAAATGTCGTAATGCTTTATTAAGTTCGTCTGATTGATATAATGCAGGAGTTTCATAGTTTTTAATTGCTGTGCGTAATGACACATCACCGCTAGTTGTTATCCAACCTTGAGCTTCGATGTATTCATTGTGCTTTTGCATGTAATTCTTCTATCAAGCGTATAGCTGTCCCATCACTCATTTCCTTAGGAGTATATTGGCAATACGCTAACCAATTTTGCCATGCTACAACTTTATCTTCATCCGGATAAAAAGGTGACTCAATATCACTAATATTTTTTGTACATAATTTACTTGCTGATCCTGGAGCAGTTGCTATTGCAGGAACACCACAACTTAATGCTTCAACAGCCGCTATACTATTGTATGTAACTAAGCAATGTATTTTTTCATTTACTAATTGTACAGGTACGCTATTGTCGCCTACACGTAAGACTCGACCTACCTTGTCACGCACAATAATTTTCCTGTCAGTATACTTTTTTAATTCTGCAACTGTTTTTTCAACCCATTCATCTCTATCAATGCCGTAGAATATACAAGGTTTTGCAGAAGGTGTTACAACAAGTACTGGGCCGTCAAACTTTTTCCAACCTCTAAATCTTAGGTTTGATTCTGCATTTGGTAGTTTTAAAAATCGATCCTCAGGCAAGTCATAATTAGGAATCATGTTTTGTACATTATTTTTAACTATACGATGCCACTCTTTACGCTTTTGTAGGTTTCCCAAATAACCTGTATCAATGTAATAATAATCTCTTTTTTGAGTGTCACACAAATGTATCAACTTACGTTGAGTTAACCCGCGTAATATAACTGGCGTGTTGTCTTCATTCTTTTTTAAACTAGGGAAGTTTGTAGACTCTACATTGTCAAAACACTTGGCGAAGTCTCCAAGTATAGCATCTTCGGTATCTGTTATATACATTTTAGGTAAAATCATAATATAAGTCTTGTATAATTTGCTGTTTCTGTAAATAAGGATTGGCTCCAAAGTAATTAACACTAGGTGCATTAGGTCCTGACGTAGGAGCAAAAATCCAACATGTTTTACTTTTACAGTGTAAGGGGCTATAATCTAAACTCTTAAAATATCTTACCATATCATCTACATCTTGATTAGGCTCAAAGATTACCCAAGGTGTAAATTTTTCTATTGTTTTCTTTGCGCCTTGTATTACAGGCCATTCATAACCTTGGACATCAATTTTAATTAAATTACATTCTTGCAAGTGTTCGTCGTCTAATTTTCTTACTTCTATTTCGTAAGAGTGTTTCTTTTTCTTGTTAACAATATGTGCATTACCGCAGTTGTCTTCACTGTCAACAAACTGTAAAGTAGTACTGATATCACCAAGTCCTGCTTCGTGTATTTCAACATCCTGTACGTTATTGTAAAGGCATTCTAAATTACGTGGACTTGGTTCGTAAGCAATTACTTTATTAAATTTTTTTGAAAGAGGATAGGACCAGATACCGATATTAGCACCAACATCAACAAATGTACCAAATTGAGGTAATGCTTCTAGTATTAATTTTCTTACTCTGTATTCATATGTTGGGGCTTCTTTGTCTAGATTTTCAATTACGTGACTTGTAATTTTCTTTTCATTATCTGGTACATACCACCCGTTGGCTAATTGGTACATTAATTTGTCCTCATGTTAATAATACTATTTAACATTATACCTTAATGCTCTAAAATCGTTCTGATATTATAATGTTGCGTCTTCCATCCCTGCAACTCTGAGCTTAACAACGTTTGTGATCTGCCATTGTTTTTGATCAAGTGCTTTAAGTACGCCCAGCCATTTGTTACGCATTAGTGCAAACTCGTTGATAATCTTTTCGTAGTCAACAACGTCTGCCTCACCGTCAACGTATTTTTCAACGTCACGGCTTGACAGAGCTCGTTGATAATTTTCAAGATACTTCTTAAAGTATGAACTACGCAATCTGCGTAGCTCAATATTTAGATAGTTTAGTATAGCTTCAATTTCTTGAAGTTGGTTAAACCGATGCTCTACAATGCCTGGCATTGATGCTGATGAACGTTCAACATTACCTGTAAGTTTACATTCAACTCTTGCTTCAACTAATTCGTTTTCAAAGTGTGCAATAGCATCTGGTATCTTAGATACATCACGTGAAACTTCGCTATACCAACCCATTAGTCTTCCCAATCATTGTCTAGGTAATCATCATCATCTTCGTCTATGTCTAAATAATATCTTATTGCTGTGTCTAAATAATCACAGTTCCCCATGCATTCTCTAAGAAGCATATCTGAAGTTCCATAATCAGCAATAAGATCTACATACTTTTCCGCACATATTTCAATGTGCTTCTTATCAGCATGTTCTTTAAACAATAACCAAGTATCAACAATTTGTGATGTATTATCCATATATTATTCCTCTATAGTTGCAAGTTGCTCATCCTCGATATTTACCTCGGATTCGTCATTTACTTCTACAGAGTTTTCACGTGAAACAAAGTCCATCATAACTTTGTCAAGCACATCTCCACCTGCTTCCCAAACTTTACGATATTCTTTCATTTCTTCACCGGTGTTACTTACATACTTTAAGCGGTTACCGTCTTTGACTAGCATACCTTTTTTCTCAAAAAGATCTACTAATCCGCTGTAAGGATTCATACCTGTTTCATATGGAATCTTAACTTGTACGCCTTCGAACGGTTTTGCATAACGAGTTTTCATTACTTTACAACCTGCTCTAATACCACGTACTTCGCTAATTTTATTACCATCTGCGTCTTCTTTCAGTTTCAATTTTTTCATTGCAACTACAATTGAAGATGCATAGATAAAGCCTTGTCCACCACTGATCTTGTCATCTGGATCAAACATATCCTGTGATGCATAAGTGTGGTTAGTACATACTAAGCCTACATTATGTGAGCCAATCATGTTAACAGTATTTCTAACAAGTGATGTTAGTGCTTTAGGCTTACGACCCATATCACCTTTCATATCACCTTTGTTAAACTGATCAACGTCGGTAGGTGTTAGCAACATGCCCAAACTATCAATTACAAATAATACCTTAGGACGGTCTTCTTCAGCCATATCTCTATAGTCTGACATAAATGTACTAATAGTTTTAGCAACATCATCAATCATTGACATGTTAAGTTTAAGTAGTTTTTCAGCCGATGTATCTACATCAAGTGCTTGCAACCAACTTTCGTCAAGTGCGTTCTCCGAGTCAATTAATACTACAAAGATACCTTGTTCTTGTGCGTGTTTTACAATGTTACCTGCACAGATATATGATTTACCTGCTCCAGATTCTCCTGCAAACACAGTTACCTTACCTAGCGGAACACCTTTATTAAAGTCACCACTTACAAGATAGTTGAGTGCATAGTTACCTGTACTAATCCAATCAGTAGGATCGTTAAATCCTGCACTCATGCCTGAAATAGATTTTGTTAATTGTGTCCGAAATTTACTCGGATCAAATGCTTTATTAGCCATATTATCTCCTATTTAAAAAGCTAGTCTCTACTAGTGTTTGGAACGTTGACAGGTAAACCGTGAATCTCTGTTCTCGATTTTACTAGTAGAGACAATTATTTTATTAACTTTGGCGTGCTCTGATCATTGCTAAAATGTCATTTGCATCACCACCACTTGCAGGTGCCGCTTCAGCCGCTGGTGCTGGAGTTGCCACTGGAGCAGTTTCTGCTACTGGAGCAGGAGCCGCTGGTGCTGTTGGAGCAGGTGTAGTCGCCGCAGGTGCTTTGTTTGGATCACCTGTACGCTGTGATACGCCTGCTGGGCGGAAGTATTGACCCCAACGATCCATGTCAAATGCTTCACCGTCTACTGACGCTTCAAACATTTCTTTCATGATCTTGATTTCAACTTCGCCTGGCTTCTTAGGTAAGAAGTCTGACATATTAAACAATCCATTAGTTTCAATAGCTTTCATTTCAACGTCTGTTAATGGACGCTCTCTACGAGCCCAATTTGATGTTGAATAGTCTGCATATCCACCTTTTGATGTTTTAGCAAGACGGAAGTCTACACCAGCAGTATAATCTGTTGGTAGTTCTTCCATGTCTGGATCCATAAGAGCCGCCTTAATAATTTGGAAAATCTGTGGCCCAATGATAAAACGTCTAATTGGATTTTCAGGAGTTTTATCTTCTGAAAGTGGATTATCAGTTACAAAGCCTTGGAATACGTATGAACGTTTCTTCCAATACTTACGACCCATATCTTCTAGAGTAGGATCTTTAAACCATCCACGTACTTCGTTTAGTATTTCACAAGTTTCACCGTACATTTCCATACATGGAATTTGTACCTGTGTTGGACGTGAACTTGTGTCACCTTTAATACCAGCAAAAGGTAGTTTGATCATCAAACGTTCTTGCCAGAAAAAAGTGTTATTTGAATCGCCATCTGGAAGGAATCGTAGAGTACTAGTCTCTCCTTCTTTCATATTCCAAAATGGGTAAATTGCGTTGTCGCCGCCGCCTGAAGAATTACTGCTTGTGCGTGATTCTTGTTCTTTTAGTTTAGCTCTAATATCTGCTAATGATGCCATAGTTATGCCTCCTATATGTTATGCCTATGTGCAGTAGCTACATTGCTACTTGTGCCTAATTGTATATAGCACAGTTAGTACTATACACTATTTTAAAGTGAAAGTCAAGTGTTTTTTTGACTTTTTTTTACTAAAGACCTGCTAAGTCTCTAATTCTTTGTAGATCTGATGCTTCTTCTTGCTCAATTGGAGCTTCTGAAGTACCAAATGCTTCATATGTTTTGAATATACTTTCGATAAATTTACTAGCAGGAACAACATATTCGTCACCATAATCTTTTTCAACCATAGTTAGTACTGCTGTTTCGCCTTTTGGAAACTGTCCAGTTTCTCTATCAAAGTAACTAAGGATGAACTCGCCTAATGGTGTCTTTTTGTCCTTTTCAAGTGTTATTTTATCACCGTCTGGACCGTCAATTTTGTCGCCTTTTTTCTTGCCGTTCATTTTTGCTTGGCGTACTTTTTGTGCGTATGCATTACCTTCATTTTGTTTTAAAATATTAATAGCCTTTTGAAATCCTTGTGCTTGTGCTTCTGGACTATCTGTAGGATCTAACTCTGCAAGTGCTTGTCCTTCTACAGAATTTTGCCATTCTTCTTCACCCATTTCCTCTATGCCTGATCTAATATAGTCACCTATTTCATCTGCTATAAAGTCTGCCATATCGTTGCCTGCTTTTGCATCTTCCAAGCCACTTTGTAAATCACCAAGTAATTCAGCATTAATACCTTCTTCTACAGCGCCTGAGTATGCATTGCCTTCATTACTGTCACCGTCAAGATTTTTAGCGTTTGCATATGCTTTTTTCAGCATATCCATATCCACTTTGTAATCCTTTTTCTTGTCAATACCCATATGGAACAGTTTTTCAATATCTGGATAATCACTGTTCATGTAACCTGCCATATCCATATCATGTAGAAGATTACCTAGTTGAAAATGCATTGGCTCACTTGTGTAACCATCGTCCTTTTTAGCATCATTATGAATGTTGACTAGATGTTTCACCACATCTGCTTTTACTCTGCGTGGATCATATTCCTTATCTTCTTCGCCTTCTTTTACAGAGTCTATTACATCTGATATTCTATGACATTCATCTTCGTCTGGCATACCTTTATACATTTTAAATAAGTCATCTCTAAACTTTACAGTAATAGGAAAGTTTTCAGGTTCTTGATCCAATACATCCATACCGGGAAATTCTGTGTCTGGATTACGCTCAACCCATTTGTTCCATTCTTTTTCTTCAATGCTGTCCAATGGTACACCAGTGTCGGTCATGTATTCTATGTAACCACCTAATAATGAATCACCGTTGCCACCTTCGTACTGTTTGTATCTATCTGCTAAAGCCAATATTTCTTCATCAGTAGGTTTTTCATCTTCATTAGCAATTTCTTCGCCTTCGTTAGCAACATCAAATCCTGTAATCTCACTTCCTAAAATCTTAATTGCATCTTCAACGTTGTCTTCGTCAATTGCAGGTACACCCATTATTTTTGTGTATTCTTTTTGCATAGCGTCTGTAATAGGTAACAATTCGCTGAATAGTTTAGAGTCTTTAAAAAGTTTTTCTTCTGCTTCGTTTCTGTCACCGCCAAGTTTTTCAATTGCGTCACTTAATTCATTATCTTCTACACCGTCTGTCAAAATACCTGTGTCTGTGTAGCCTCTGAACATTCCACCTGGTAAGTCATCGCCGTTACTGCCTTGATACTTGCTATATTTGTTCCACCAAGCCTCTAATGCTGACTTATCCACTTCTTCATTAATATCATCTTTAATCTTGACACAGTTATCTACAGTCTTGCCACCTTTTTTCTTAGTGCCCATACGCTTGTAGCCTTTCCAGCATACTTTGCCGTCAACGCCTTTTTGCTTTTCAGACTCTACAGCAACTTTCCAACTTGGATTGCCACATTCTTCACAAACATGATCACCGAACTGTCCCATCATTTGTTCAAATGCTAGATCAATATCATCAAGCTCTAGACTTTCTTTTGTAGTTTTATCATTGTAGCGTTTGTCACCAGCTTTCATTTTTTTGTATGCCGGTGTATTTGCTTTTTTATCAGCATCAGTAACGTCCATTTTATCTGTTCCGTTATCTTGCTTGTTGTCATCTTCTGCTTCACCTAATAAATCTTCTGGTCCTAATTCTTTCACAGCATTTGCCTCGCTTACAAGTTTATATATGTAAGGGAACACTCCTTTTAATTCTTCGTTGAATTGTTTAATAGTTAGCTGATCGATCCAGTCTGTTTGTATATCTTCTGGAACGTCTTCTGTTGTGTTGGGTGCGAAATTTTCAACAAAAGTTTTGTAGTAGTTTGGTCTTTGTAGTTTTGCTACAGTTTCCTTAACAGTGTCTATTCTTGTGTTTACTACATCTAAATATCCGCCTAAGCCTTCAGCCATTACATTTGAGCGATTCATGTATGTTTTAAACTTGCGTAATTTTGATAATTCTTCACTTAGAGAAACAATATGCTTACCAATGTCATCATAAAGGTTTCCGCCTTCACTTACGTGTGTTGCGGCCGCTCTAGCACCATTCATGTGTTTGAATGGATACTTAAATTTTTCACCTTGTCCACTTTCAATATAGATAGCATTTATTTTGCTGTTTCTATTTCCAGTTTCTCCAATTGGTTCACTATGCTTGACAACTAGTCTTGCATTACCTACGTTTTGGTAACTAGTTTGACTAGTTCCATACATCTTAGATTCGCTCATTTGTTTATCTCCGGACTTTTCTTTTGATAGATATGCAAAGTCTCTTTTGTCTAAATTTGATTTAGTAATATCTCTTGTATCAAATGTTAACATTCTTTTTCTTGCAAACTGTCTTAATTCTTTCATGAAGCCAAACCAACCTTTTCTTTGTATTGATTCGTCCTCAGAAAATAAGTTATTATTGAATAGCATTGTTAATGCTTCTTCGTCGAGTGTAATATTAACTTTTCTATCTGGTGCAACTTCAAACTCAAAAAATCTTGCTGAGCTTGGGTCATTTACTATTGTGCTTTCAGAATCGCCAAGGGTGACTTTTGGATATCTACCCCTGATCTTATTGAAAAGTTCATCTGCTATTATCTCTAACTTCTTCATATTAGTATTTATCAATAACCGCTAATAAAAATAGGCATAGGCGGTTCGTAGTCCTCTTCGTCTGATGCTTGGTTGAATGTATTATATATACGTGGATCCCAGTCTTTAAGGACCGCCATCATTCTAATAGCAAGTAATGTTGCACTGATAAGGTCATCAGTTTGTCCTGATTTGGCTTGATAACTACTACCACTTGCAACAAAGCCTTTAAGTTCGCCTATTAATACTTTACTGTTAATAGTCATTTTATCATTTTCAATCATTGTTTTCATTCTACTACATGCTGTAATTTTAGTACTGTGTGTAGTATTAAATCCTTTACGGAATTTGCGTACATGTCCTTTACGCATTGGTTCACTTACAAATAGTCCGGGTATATTTTCTTCACCAAAGTCCTGTATTACAAGTAAACATGCTTCGCCTATACCGTTATTTTCTACACTCCAATATATATTATTAGTTGAATTAGTTTCGTTTTGTATGTACGTACATATATCTGTAAGAATTCGTATTTGTGCAGGAATAGCAGTAGTGTTATGTCTCCATTCTGCTACTTGTGTGTAACTAGGTAATTCATATACCTGTATTGCGGCATAGTCACCTCCTGTACCCATACTAGGATCAAGTGCAACTGCATATGTGTATTCTGCTGTTGGCTTTTTATACCATCGAGTTTGTCCCATATTGAGTATAGGATTACCACCATCCATAGTAGCAAGTTTAATACTATTAATAAGTGTTTCGTCGAATACTAGGAATTCACAACCGTATTCACGTCTAAATCTTTCTTCACCGATACGTCCAATTTCTGCATTTTTCCATTCTTCATCTCTATCTGGGTGTTCATCCCAAGTAGCAATAAATGAATGAAATCCGTTTGAGCCTAGTTCTTGTTCATTACCGTTTGCATCAAACTTATCTTCTGCTTGTTTCCAAATAGTAGCAAACGTATCTTCGTCTGAGTTTGGTGTGCTTGTAAGAATAGCACGACCACCTGTTGCAAGTGTAGGTGATATTGAAGTCCAAAATTCATCTGCTATATTAGGTTGCACAAATGCAAACTCGTCACAGTATAGTAAAGAAATACTCATACCACGTCCTGTATTGCCTGTAGTGGTTGCACTTACAATACGTGATCCGTTTTCAAATTCAATTGAACCTTTGTTATAGTTTGTAACTCCTGCTCTAATATGATCAGCACACATTTCATAACCGTATCTAATACGTTGCATAATTTCTTGTGCGCCTGTGTATTTGTGTGCGGCAATTAGAATAGTTTGATCTGGAACAAACATAGCATACCATAATAAGTAAATTGCGGCACAGGTAGTCTTACCTGTTTGCCTTGGCATCATGTTGATATTAAATCTATAACTGTGGTAACTATCCATTAATCCTAATTGATATTCATAAGGATCAAATAATAATTTACCTTGTACTGGGTGTTGTATAAAAGCAAAGTGTTCTGCAAAATATAGATATCCTTTATCAGGATCCATGCATGACATGAGCTCTTGAACTTGTAGTTCACTGAACGATTCTTTTTTATTTGCTTTTTTGGTTAATACACCGTCTAAACTTTTACTCATATTTCTCGAAGTCGAAAAAGAACGAAATTGTTGTACGTTTATCAAATGAAAAGTCATTACTTGGACTATGTAACATTCTACCGCTATAACAAACCATTCTATTTGGAACTGCTCCTACTTCCATATCAGGTTCATTTTCCCATTGGGTTCTAAAAAATGCTGTGCCGCCTGTTGACGTTTGATCAAAATACAATACGCCTGCGCCATCGGTATTATCAACATGTGGATGATGATATCTAGTATTCTTTTTTGATTTTAAAACTTCTTCTGTAATACTGTATCTAGCAAATGCATGGAAATTAATTAAAGGCTGTCCGATTACATTTTGTACATGTTGTTCTAACATTGTGCTAGTTTCTTTATCAAATTCGTGTATGTGCTTTGTTTCGTAGCAAGGAAACGCTTGTAATCTATTTCCGTAGTATACTCCATATGGTTGATATATAGCATCATACTCGTAAGATTCTACTTTCTCTTGTAGTGATTCAAAAACATCGGCGGGTAAGAAACTGTGGTTTATATAGACTCCACCTTCTTTTATCATATCTATTACTTTTAACATAGTAATATTTATTGAAAAAAATAGGGCCCGGAGGCCCTATTGAAACTTGTTAGGAAATGTTAGTGACTACCGCAACTACTTGCGTATAATTTTTCTAACTTATCTTTGTCACAGCCTTTGTATTTGTCCATTATTTCTTTTTTAGACATTCCGTCGTCTGCACATTTTTTCATTTCTTTACCTGTAGGTAATTGAATTTCTTTTTCTTGGACTGATTCTTTTTTAGCTTTTTTATCTTTAATAGCTTTTTTCATAGGCTCTTTTTTGTCGCCATCTTTGTCCATGTCTAAGAAATCTGGTTTTGATTTCTTTTCTTTTAATGCTTTCCACAAACTTTCTTTAATAGATTCTAATGCTGGATCTTTAACTCTTAAAGCCTTACGAGGCTTTTGACCATTTAGTCCACCTGAGATATCTTTAGTCATATACTTTGTATCTCTGTATTCTTCGTCTGGTGAGTTATCCCATTCTTCAGATGCTTTTTCATCTTCGTCGCTGTCGTCCATGTCTGGCATTTCATCTTCGTCGCCATCATCTGTAACTGCTTCGTCTTTTGGTCCGTCTACAATATCTCTAAATTTTTCAATATCCATACGCATTGGATTTGCATCCATATCCATACTTGGCATCTTGCTTACTTCTTGTGCGCCGCCTAAGCCTGCATTTTTCATCATATCTAATAAATCTTCTACGTGTTCTTTGCCGCTTGCATTCATGTTAACATTTACAGATACTGGATTACCTTTATCCATTTCTGGAGCAGGCATGCTTGGTGCCGATGTTGGCATTGGCATTCCACCTTCGTCTATTCTGTTTATTGATTCTAAAATAGTTTTCATTCCATTTGAATCTCCTGATGCTGTACTAGGCTTATTACCTGAAGCCGCATCATTCATATTTGTTAGTATTTTTTTCATATCCATGATTAACTCCCTATTGCACTCTTATTGTTGCCGTTTTCAGATATGTCACTCGACTCACCTTTGGGTGTGCCTGCTATTGGATCAATTTCACGCTCACTACGTGCTTTCTCCAATTCAGCTAAAAGAGACATTGTTCTGTTGCTTCCAACATGATCCTGTGCTTTGGGATCTGCGGATTCCAATTCTTCGGTTTCCAATTTACTTTGGTAAACTTTTTGACCGTCTAATTCTTCTTGATACATTTCTTGCATATCTGCTGTATTTCTAACAAGTATCATACCCTCTACACAATCACAACATTGTGCAATGTAATCTTTTAATACTTGAGATGTTGTTGGGTATTCTAGCTCAGCTTCAAAATATGTTACTGATTGATTTTGTATGTTTGGAAAGTCTAATGGACGTTCCTGTATAGGTGTTTTTTTGCCTGGGCTTAAACTTTTAAGACCATATTTTTGCAAGCAAGATTCTAGCTGATCTGTAAAACCTTCAGATTGCTCTCCTGCAATACCTATTTTAAATTCGTATATTTTTTTACTTTGTTGTATGTATTGTTCTAGTAACATGATATATTCCTTAGCACTTATGTTATTTATCTTTATCCAGACCTTTTAACTTCTCTAAGAGGCTGTTACGATCAGTGACAACATAGCCTTCTCCGTTAACTATTCCGCCCTCATCTACTTCATCTTTGTCTAGTTTTTGTTTTTTAAGTTGTAGTTCAATCATTTTGAGCTTTTTGTCCATCTTAGCAACTTTAGCATCTAAACTTGTTTTAAGCATGCCGCCAGCAACTTCAAATACACGCCCGCTATAACGACTTTCTACATTCATACCAAGATCCATTAAATCTTCATATGCACTCATTGCTTTGTCTGCAACTTCGTTAAGCTCTTTATCTGCCATTTCGCCTAAGCCTTTAACTGCTGGCAATGCGGCTTCAATTTTGTCAAATTCAGCAATATCTCTAAAAGTAGATTCTTGCGTTTCGACTACTTCATGCTTTATTTTATCTTCCTTCTGAGCGTCTTTTAGTATCTGTTTACTATCAGGCAAATCAAGAAGTTCTTCTAATTTTTTAGTCATTATATGCTCACTTAATGTTATATGTATTTATCTAGCATTACTTCCGCTTACCGTTATGGAAGATATCTTTCTCAGTAATAATACGAAAAAATATGCCTTTTTGTTTACACCATGCTCTAGCGGCTTCCCACTTTGCTTGGTTAAGTGCATAGTGAGCTTGATTAACCCTACTATTACCTAAACTTTCCTTTACTGCTTGATTGTCTGGTTTAACTTCAATAATTTCAACTTTGTTTTTACCTTTTTGATCTGTATATTGTATAAAAAAATCTGGAACATATATTGTATGTTTGCCTGTGAATGGATTTCTGTAAGGTATACGTACTGCTTCACTAGCCCAACGTGCAATACTAGGACTTTCGTCACAAAATTTCATAAAGGCAAATTCCCAACTACTTCTATAAGTTGGTGTTTTTGTTCCTACATATTTTTCTGGATTTTTCGGGGCAAATTTTCCCTGTGCAAAACGGCCCATTAGTAAAGGATATTTCTTGCTTCGGTTCTATCAGCAACTTGATCAACTTTATAACCTATAGTACTGATTTTTTCTCTGTTGTAATTCATTATTTCTGTTACAACTGAACTTAACTGTATTGAGTTTAATCCTTTTAGAGTGTCTAATAGTTCAAATACTTTTACACCATCTATTTTTGCTTGTTGCATTAATACTGCTGAAATACTTTGTGCCGCAGATTCTTCAAAGTCTCTCGCTTGAAAGAAACCAAGTACAGCATCTACTTCATTTGCTGGAAATGATAAAGGTGCTGAAAAATATTGATTGAAAAATTGTTTTGTTTTTTCTGCATTATCAGTTGATGTACTTTTTGGTAAATTTAGTTTTAATGGTTCGGTCATTTTATTACCTTATATTTTTCAATGCATTTACAGCTGAATCATTTGCATTTTGTTTTGCGTTATCTGATAAATTATCATATGCACTTGATATGTCTTGAGGATCTGGAGATCCTCCATTTTGTAAATGTGTCTTCATAAATGTTGTTGCTTTGGCTAGTGAGCTTGTTGCATTAGGTGTTCCAGTTACACTAGTAGTTATATCTGATAGACTCTTTCCTTGTAGAAGTGCGGATCCGCCTACTAATGCTCCTGCAATAGCAAGATCTTTTAGTCCACCATTGCCGCCGCTTTTAGAAAATACACTATTAGAAACTCCACTAACATCAATGCCTCCAACTGCTCCTATAGCATCTTTTAATATTCCAAATCCTTCTTGTCTTAGACCGCCTTTACCTATTGCTTTAGCATTTGTAACTGTATTTTTTGCTTTTAATACAGTACCTAGTAATGCTCCAGGATTAGCAAATGCATCTCCGGATATAATATCGTTTAGTACATCAGATCCTCCTGCTAATACTCCGCCAGAACCAAATACACTAGTACTACCTCCGCCTGCTAGTGAATTAGGACTAGGTGTAGTGTCGTAATGTTCTTGTGCAAATCCTCTAGGTGCAGATCCTTCAGCAACTGGACCTCTTGTATAAAATACTGTTTCGTAATCAATTGACATAACACTTTGTACAAAATCACTTACAGATTGATCCATACTATCATGTTGCCATTTACTAATAATAGGATTAATAAGTGTAAATGCTGTATAACGTTTTCTTGATAATTGGTATATTACAATACTTCTAAAAAACGGTTCAAAACTATCATTATCAAAACCATATCTAAATTTATTATATTCTTCGCCGCCAAAGGCATTGCCTTTATTATATGGCGAAGCACTGTCGCTGGCTTGTTTGTAACCTTTTACGTTTGCAAGTGGATTTCCTGCACTATCTACTTCAGCATAGTTACCATCTTTAAAATAGTATCTATAGTATGCTTCCCACATTGCTGTTGTAACACCAAAATTATCATCATGGAATGTTACAGTTACTGGATCGTAGTCAATACGTTTTTGTACAACTTTCTTTTTATTGTATTGATGCTTAATATCAACATCGACACTAAACTTCGGAAGGTCAACTGCTTTTACAAGCATGTTTAATTCGTTCTGATGTTTTTCAGTAAGTTGTGGTATTACTGAACTTGCTTTTGGGTTTATATTAAACGTAACATGATAAAGAAACTTTTGTTTAGGTGCGAGTCTAAAACTGTCACCTACATACAATCTACTTGCATGTTGAAAGTCTGCTAAGTTACCCTTTGGGTTACTAGCGCCACTAATTACGTTATCTAAAAATGATCTATTACTTGCCATACTAATATTTATCCTTTGATATTAAGTATGTAGATAATAAAAAAGGGAGCCGTAGCTCCCTTAAATATTGTTAAACACTCTCTAATTTTTAAAGACCGCCAGCGCCAGTTGCTAGAGTATTAACTGTACGACCGATTGCTGTTCCAATTCCACTACCTTGTGGTGATTGTATTGCGTTATCGTATCTTATGCTCAACTGTACAGTTACTGGTTCTGATGAGCTGTATGCTAAAGTATTGTAGTTCGCACTTTCAATGAAACATCCATATAGTTCAAATGTTTCTAGTACTGTTACAGCGTTAGCACCGTTACCACCATCGGTAACTTCTATTCTTGTAACAAACTTATAGTCTGTACCAGACGCCGCAGATGACTGTTCGAAAAAATCGAACTGTTTCTGTAGTTGTTCGCCAACTAGTTTTTGTACGTTGTTACTTACATCATCACGTAGTGTTAATGTAATTGCTTCCCAAGTATGTTTACCTGCATAGTAAACTTTTGAGTTGTAAACGTCCAATGTCATATTTTCAAATGACAAGTTGGGTCTTGTTACATCTTGTACTTGCTTCGTTAGTTCTGTTGTCGGTGTAGAAACTCCAAATCCTTCTAGAAATACTCTAAAGCGGTATTGTAATTTCGGCATCAACAGGCCTTGATTGGATGCAGAAGCGTTGCTATCCAAAGGCACAGTTAGTTTTGAGAGTGTTGAAATTGCCATGTTATATGCTCCTGTTATATATATTTATCAACTTATAGACCTGCTATTTCGCCAGTATTTTTCAAGCGTAGTGGTATGTAGATAAATTCAACTGCTTTCACAGGTTCTATTGCAATATCTACATGCAACTCATTACGATCAATTCTATTTGGTGTGTTGTTTGATTCATCACACACAACTAGGAAATCGTAAAGTGCTCTTTGACCGACTAATTCTAATAGTAGTGCATCTACTTGCTGTTTCATTTCGTCTCTAGTGATTTTGTCATTAGGTTCAAAAATGAACGGCTTAGCAAGTTTGTTTAACTGTGAACGTAAGTAAATTACAAGTCTTGAAACGTTAATTCTATCTAATGAACTAGCATTTCTTGCACGAGTCTTTTGTCCAAAGTTAACAAGTCCTGCACCTGTTAAGAACGTAATTGGGTTAATGTTAAGTGAGTATAATGTATCACGTTGACCTTCGTTCAACGCTACACTTACAAATTCGCCTTCTGCGTCAATGTAACCTGCCGCACTTGCGTTTGTAATTCCACCACGTCTTGTTCCTGCTGGAGCAAACCATGGAAACGATACTTGATCACTTAATGCAAACGTTCTTAGTATACCATGTGATGCTGGAACAACTACGTTGTTACCTGCGTTATCACTTGTAAATAAGCTAGGATAAAATACACCTAAGTATTCATCTCTAGACACTAGTCCATTATCATTATCTTCAACTGCTAGAGCAACGTTGTTACCCCAGTCGTTAAGTGATGTTGCATCTGGTGTTAGTCTCATTGGACTGTCACCTACGATAAATGCTGTTAAACCTCTATCATTGTTAAGTGCAATCATTTCACCAATTAGTTCTGGATAGTTTGGAGTTGCCATTACGTTAAACAGTCTAGACTCATCGTCTCTAATGTCTTGGTTGCTGTTAACAAGAGCTTGTAGTGCTTGTACAACAACTTTACGCTGTGCTTTACGTCCAAATGTACCTGAACCGTCTTCTTGGTTAGCTGATTCTGTTACCCAACGATGTGTGTAGTATGCGTCCATTGACTCGTCGTTAAAACGTTCGTTGTCATTTGCAGTGTTAACATAGTTTCTTACAAATTTCTTAACGTTAAATCCGCTTCTACGTAAGTTCCATAACAACATACCTTTTGGATATAGTGCTGGATCCGGTGCATCAAAATCTAAGAAGTTACTTGCCATTAAGTCTGCAATACTTGCCGCTGTTGCACTATTAGCACCATTTGTGCCATAACGTGCGTCTGCAAAAAGAATTCCATCTTCTGTAGTTTGATCGCCTTCGTCTACCAAGTTCCATTTAGCAGTTGCCGCATTATACTTGTAGATAGTTGGATAGTTTTCAATGTCTGCTGTATCAATCCAAAGATCGCCTGTTTTTAGTGCTGTACCATCTGACTGTTTAGTTGGTTCAGTTGCTGAAACAAGTGGTCCTGCTGGATCTGTTTTCTCAGCCGCATCTGAATTGTATACTGGGCTAGTTGCGTCTTGGTAACCTACCCAAGTACTACCATTGTGTATCATGATATCTACTTCGTCAACAATTGAGTTGTACCATAGTGTACCATTTGCCGCTAGTGCATTTGGTGCATCTTCTGATGCTGTATAACTTAATACTTTCCAGTTAGTTGCTACAAAATCAAATGTACTATCACCTGATGGTGCTGAGTACAAATTAGGTGTACCTGTATTTGAATCAACAAATGCACTAAATCCTAAAGTTGTTAGGAAAGTTGCTGTGTTAATTAATCTAAAGTCACCTGCTTTTGAGTGTGCAATTACAACTCTGTTTTGTGCATCAACACTTGCTGTAACGTTAGTTAATCCAGCTCCGTTAATGCCCTCAGCGATTGTCTCTGCATCGCCTGATGTTCCATCTAATGTAAGTGTAACTGTTTTTGTTGCACTTAAAGTTGACGAACCTACAGTTGTTTCTGCGATTCCAAATTGATGTGGACCACTAGCAAACATACCTGTAGTTACTGCTGAACTTGTAATTGTTGTTGGACTTGCACTTATTCTTCTAAAGATTTTAAAATCAAACAAGCTAGTTGAACTTTCGCCTATGTTGGTTTGTGCGTACAATGTACCAACTGCTAGGTTTTGTCCACCACCTGTTTTATCAAGTGTATTAAGTGCAGTCATATTGTCAGCGTACATTGGTACTGGAGAATCTACCCAAAGTTTAGTAGTATCGTTCCATACCTTTGCACGAACCTTTGCACCTAAGTTTGGATCAGTTGTCTTAAACCAAATTGAACCAGTTGGGCGTGATTGAGTATCAGTTGTTTTGAACTCAGGCACACTTGTATGTGGTGCAATACTTAGTGCTGGTGCATAATATGAACCTGCTGTTAGTCCTAAAGTAGTAAGTGGAGTACCAGTATCATTTGATAGTGTTAGGTTTGCACCTGAACTGTCATCTGCTTCTGTTCCATTACTAAAAAGTGTAATCTTATTATCTTGTACTTTGGCTGTAATACCTGTAGTAGCTGTAACAACATTAATGTCTGCAACAACTTGTGTTAGCGTAGTACCTGTGAATGCAACTCTTGTTGAGTTAATATCAATTGCATCGCCTATTGTAAATGTTGCACTTGCTGAAGCAACGCTTCCTTGTATTGTTGGCCAGCTATTTGCCCAAGCACTTGAGCCAACTTTAACCCATGCATTATCTGCATTTTTGTAATACAGTCTATTCCAAGTTGTAGTTGCTACTAGTACATAATCGCCTATTGCTCCTATACTTGGTTTTGGATTAGATGTTGCATCGCCGCCTACTAATTTTGATTTATCAGTAATTACTGTAGGTACTTTATTTGTAAAAGTTTGTCCGCCAGTTGTTGTAATGCCATTACCATTCCACTCAAAAATTCCATATCTTGAAATCTGTGTGTCTAGCCAGTAAGTGCCATCTGCTGGATTTGCACTTGGTGCATTCGCTGATGGATTAAGTTGACCTGTGTCAACATCTGCTCTTACTACATATGCTCTGCTCGCTACGCCTAAGTATGAGTAAGCCGCTTGTAGTCCATATTCATTAAGCTCTCCGCCATGAACTGGATTGTTATTTGAATCAATTTGAAAGCTAGGGTCGCCAAATAAATCTGTTAGCTCACGCTGTGAAGTAACCAAGAAAGGTTTTCCAGCATTTGCTTTTGTAGTCGCTGTAGCAGTGCCTGTTCCTGCACCGTTTGTTTTGTCTTGTCCAGATACTACAAAGATCATTGGAACTGTTCCCGGCTCTGCAGGGGTGTAGAAACTTTCGTCTATTACACTAACCTGTACACCTGGTGATACTAATGCCATTATATTTCTCCTGTACGCATTTTGTTATTACATGTATTTATACGTTGTATGATAAAAAGTCCTATAATACACCTAATAAAAGGGGCCAAAAAGGTTGCCTTTTGATTAAATACATGTATGAGACCACTATGTCAATGCGGTTTTAGACCTGCCGCTGTAAACTATAAAAAAGGTAAGAAAACTTACTATCGTAGGCAATGCGAAGTGTGCCTACATCACGGTAAAATAAAATACGGTATACCTAGATGGATACAAGCAGGTTATAAAAAACAATCAATATGCGAAAAATGTGGATTTAAGTCTACTAGTGAAAAACAATTAGATGTATTCCATATAGATGGTGATATGAATAATTGTAGACACAATAATTTAAAAACAGTGTGTGCTAATTGCCAACGGGTGTTGTATCAAGAAGGCGTGAAGTGGAAGCAAGGTGACCTTGTACCAGACTTTTAAGCTGATCTATAGTACCATTGTTATCAACAACATAATTAAAATCTACGTTTGCCCATTTCCATTCTGAAGGATGTGCTTCTTTAGGTTCAACACCAATGTCTTGATACATACGGAACCATACAGGATCTGGACCTCTGCGTATGCGCCAAACTTCGCCGTGTATACTTTTAATCATATTTGCTTCATTGTCAAACCGTACATCAGGTATTACAAAGTTTGTGTTAGGATTATCAACAATATGCTTCTTAACTAAACTAACCCATATTCCGTCATAGAATCCATTACGCATACATTCTGTACCGAATAATTGTAATATTGATCTAGGAGTAACAGTTGTACCTGTTTCAGAAGACCAAAACTCATCTTTGCGTTCTCGCCAAACTCTACTACTATCTGTATCGCCTTCGAGCATTTCTCGATCCCAACCAAATACAGTAGCTACACCGTCTTTAAGTTTATCTGCAAAAGATAGTTTTTGATATCCGTATTGTTCTACAAGTATGTCTGCAACTGTTCCTTTACCGCTACCGATTAACCCACATATACCTATGATCATAAAAATTCCTTATTGTTAAACTTACATTATACAATAGATTTATTCGAATGTCAAGTGTTTTTTAACCGATTGTGAATCCGTAGCCAACGCCGCCGGCAACTTGTAGTGCCACATCAGCTTCAAGTTTTTCCATTTCAGCTTGTGCTTCAGCTTTGAGTGCGTCACCATTAAGTGCTGAACCGCCTTGTGGACCAGCAATAGTAGCAAATTTGCTACGTGCTTCACCTAGCATAAACTTACATCCTGCAAGTGTATAATCTTTAATCCACTGTACAGCTAGGTAATCTTTTAATAATTCTTCATCTGGTCTGTAGTTATACGCATAAAGTAATAGTTCTTCTTCTGCTCTAGGTCTTTGAAGCATAGTAAGTTTCTTTGTTGTAGTATTCCAATTAAATTCAATAAAGCTACCAAACATTCTACCTACTAGTTCTTGATAACTTGCAAATTGATTATATGTAGCAAGTCCGCCTGTATTACTACTTGCTAACAAATATGTATTTGTGTATGCTAAATTGAAAGGTTCAAACAGTGTGCCGCCATCGCCGCCGCCTGTACGTGAACCAACTGATCTTCGAAATATTTTTCGTACTTCAATAACTTCATTTGGTAAGGTGTATTCGTTTTGGTCAATTACTGTTGGAAGAAATAGATATGATTCTTCTACACTATTATCAGACTTTTGACGGAACTTTGTGAGTGCCTTTGTCAATGCTGTTTCATAATGTATAGGATCTAGTTCAACATCAACCATTCCTCCTCCGAGAAACGCCTCAACGTAGTCAAATACTTCTTTTTTTTGTGTTTTTAAGTCGGCCATAGCTCTTCCTTTTGATATAGTATTTATCGTTACGATAAATATGTGTATGCCAAGACTATCATTATATAAACCAGAAAAGGGCAAAGATTACAACTTCCTAGACAAAACTATAACAGAAATGTTTACAGTTGGAGGAACAGACGTATTTTTGCACAAATATTTAGGACCTAAAAACCCTGATGAAGCAGATGCTACCGCAGGTACGCCTCGGTATGATGCTGTCAAAGAAACCAACATTCAGGATATGATATTTCTTGAAAACAGAGATCGAAAATACGACCCAGATGTGTATACACTTCGTGGTATTTACAATGTTCAAGATGTTGATTTCGATCTAAGTGCATTTGGATTATTTTTACAAAATGACACGTTGTTTATGACTGTACCAATTAATTACAGTGTAAGAGCAATTGGTAGAAAAATTATGCCAGGTGACGTTATAGAATTACCTCACATGAAAGACGAATATGCGGCGAACGATTACAATGTTGCATTGAAAAGATTTTATGTTGTAGAAGATATAAACAGAGCAAGTGAAGGATTTTCACCTACATGGTACCCTCACTTGTATAGACTAAAATTAAAACAGATTGTTGACAGTCAAGAATATAAAGAAATACTTGACTTACCTGCTGAAGAAGGTAGTAGTCAAAGTTTACGTGACGTGCTTAGTACATATGAAAAAGAAATGCAAATTAATAATGCTGTACTTGCTCAAGCAGAAGCTGATGCTCCAAAATCAGGTTACGATACATCACATTTATATACACTACAAGTCGACGATAGCGGGCGTCCGGAAGTAGTTACAACTGATATTACAGATGTTGATGCCAGCGTTGATACAACAAACTTCGATGCAAGTAGACTAGATCAAACTCCAGAACGTGAAGGATACACTGGTTACCTTATTGGTGACGGTATTGCACCTAACGGAGAAGCATTTGGACACGGAATTAGTTTTCCAACTTCAAGTGTTAAAGGCGATTATTTTTTAAGAACTGACTATATGCCAAATAGATTATTTAGATACGACAGTCAAAGATGGGTTAAGATGGAAGATGCAGTACGTATGACAATGTCAAATACAGATACACGTAAAACACAAAAAACTGACTTTATCAATAATACCGCAACTAATACTATTAGCGGTGAGCAGGTTGAAGAAAGACAAAGTTTAAGTAAGGCGTTAAAGCCTAAGGCGGATAATTAATGCAACATTTTTATGATGGACAAATAAGAAGGTATCTTACTCAAATAATTAGACTTATGAGTAATTTCTCATACAAAGACGGTGACGGTAAACTTACACAAGTTCCTACAATGTATGGAGATATTACAAGGCAAGTTGCAAGTATTATACGTGACAATAGTGAAAACAAAATTCCAAGTGCTCCACGTATTGGTGTGTACATTCAAGACCTTGCAATAGACAGAGATCGTACTGCTGATCCAACGTATACAAGTAAAGTACATATTAGAGAACGTGGTTATGATAGCAACAATAACGAATATTTAAATACGCAAGGCAAGAATTATACTGTTGAACGACTAATGCCTACACCATATAATCTAACAGTTAAAGCAGATATTTGGTCAACTAATACAGATCAAAAATTACAAATTATGGAACAGATTTTAATGCTGTTCAACCCAAGTTTAGAAATACAAACAACAGACAACTACATTGACTGGACAAGTTTAACTGTTGTAAATTTAGATAGTGTTACATTTAGTAGTAGGAGTATTCCAGTTGGAACAGAGTCTGAAATTGATGTTGGGTCATTAGTATTTTCAACTCCGATTTACTTGTCGCCACCTGTAAAAGTTAAAAAGATGGGTGTTATTACTAATATTGTGATGAGTATATTCGATGAAAGTAACGGAACAATTAATTTAGGCAATTCAGGACCAAGCCTAAATGCATACAATGATAGTGCTAGTTTAGAATCAGGAAGTAAAATAGTTGAAAAAGCCGATGGTACAAAAGAACCTACTACAACTAAAAAATCTAACGAAGAAACTTTAGTATCAAATACATATCAAAACTATGATCTTATTGTATTAGGTAATATTGCAACACTTGGACGCAAAGGTCAGACTGGTGTTGAGGAATGGGCTAACTACTTCAAAGCAGTACCAGGAATGTATAATGCTGGAGTAACACAACTACAATTAAAACGCACAGACATTGCATCAAGTGTAAACGGTACAGTTGCTATTAACGCAAGTGACCCTACACAATTAATAGTTAATTGGGACGCAGATACAATTCCTAGTAATACAGTTATTGAAGGACCAACAAAAACTTCTGGTACAATCGATTACATTATCGATCCTATGAAATTTAATCCGGCACAGTCTAAAGCAAACGGCATTAGATTATTAATACTAAGTGACATTGGTGCAAAAGATAATACTGATGGACCAGATGCATGGAAAAATGACAATAATACTGATTTTATTGCAGGTGCTAATGATATAATTGAATGGAATGGCACTGCATGGGAAGTAATATTTGATGCTAGTGCTAACAAATCTGATAACGTTGTATATACGACAAACTTAAATACCGGTGTACAATACAAGTACGCTAACGAAGAATGGGTACTGAGCTTCGAAGGTGAATACCAAAACGGAACCTGGCGTATAGTACTCTAAAATAAGTACTAGCATGCCAGATATATCATGTAGTGGATCGTTAATTTATTCTTTAGAAACTAAACGTTTCTTAATGCTTCATAGAACAAAAACAAAACAAAACAATGTTTGGGGCCTTGTAGGCGGAAAAGGCAAAACAGCCGAAACCCCTTGGAAGACACTTGAACGTGAGATCAATGAAGAACTAGGATTCAATCCAGAGATTATAAAATCTATACCTTTAGAAACTTTTGTATCAAATGATGAAAGGTTTAATTTTCATACATATTTGTGTGTTGTTAAAAAAGAATTTATACCAATACTCAACGACGAACATGATGGTTATGCATGGGTAAGTTTTGGCAAGTGGCCAAAGCCGTTGCATCTAGGCTTACGCAATACTTTGCAAAGCAAACAAAACATTACAAAATTACAAACAGTATTTGAATTAATAACGATATTAGAAAATGAATAAAGTATTAGTGATCGGCGATGTCATTATTGACAAATATATTTACGGTACGTCTACACGTATCAGCCCAGAAGCACCTGTACCTGTAATAACTTACATTGATGAAAAAGAAACAAGAGGCGGTGCAGGACTTGTATATGAAAATTTAAAAAGTTTAGGTGTTGATGTTGATATGTTTGAAACACCTGGAGACATTAGTGTTAAAACTAGAATAATCTGTGACGGACATTATATTACACGTATCGACGATGATGCATCGGCAAAAGGAATGGAAGTACTAAAACAAGTACAAGAAACTGATTTTTCACAGTACGACTATGTTGTACTAAGTGACTACAACAAAGGTGTGTTAGATGAAGCAAAAGATATTATTGCACACATTAACAAGTATAATTGTAAAGTAATTGTTGATCCAAAAGAAAATGCTTGGTTCTACGAAAATGCTTGGTTAGTAAAACCTAACTACAACGAATTCCATGATTTAGGATTTAATGAATGGCAGGGTAATATTATTACAACTAATGCCGGTGAAGAAGTTATTGCACACATTGATGGTAAAAACTATGAGATCCCAGTTGACAATTTAGAAGTAGCAGACGTAACAGGAGCCGGTGATTGTTTTCTAGCTGGGTTTGTTTATGCACTTACACAAGGATATGATTACGAAACTTGTTTAAAAATTGCTGTAAAAGGATCGTCTGAAAGTGTAAAACATAGTGGTACATATATCCTTACAAAACATGATGTCGAACATACAACAGTGTTTACAAATGGTTGTTTTGACATAATACACAAAGGACATATTGAATTATTGAAATACGCTTCAACACTAGGACATGAATTAATTGTAGGTTTAAACAGTGATGCAAGTGTTAAAAAATTAAAAGGTGCAACTAGACCTTACAATGATGAAAAAACAAGATACGAAACTCTTTTTTCTTTACCATTTGTTAAAAAAGTGGTTGTATTTGATGACGAAACACCGTATAATATAATAAAACAAATTAAGCCTAAGTACATTGTAAAAGGCGGAGATTATACTATAGAAGAAGTTGTAGGACACGATTTAGCAGAAGTTAGACTATTTCCTACAGTTGAAGGCTACAGTTCAAGTTATACAATAGAGAGAATGAATGAAAATATTAGTAACAGGACATAAAGGATTTATAGGCCAAAACTTAGTCTATTATTTTTTAGGTAAAGGTCATAAGGTTGACGGATTTGATTGGGTACCAAACATTATACCCGATGTTACTCGCTATGATTGGATAATACATCTAGGTGCTATAAGTGATACTACTGAAAAAGATGTAGATAAAGTTTGGGAACAAAATTTTGAATTTACAAGTAGACTAATACAAGTATGTGACCAATTTGGAGTTAATCTACAACTAGCAAGTACTAATGCAGTATACGGTCCTGGATTTGACGGCTTTAGAGAAGATTCAAAATGTTTGCCGCAGACACCTTATGCATGGAGCAAATACTTAATTGACAAGAGTATAAAAGATGTCGGAGTAGAAAATTTTTCAAATTTAGTGCAATCATTTAGATATACAAATGTATACGGTCCTGGTGAAGGACACAAGAAAAACCAAATGAGCATGATTAGTAAATGGCAAGACCAAGCCGCTCGCAACGGTAGTATTGTTGTGTTCGAAGATAGTGATACCTTTCATAGAGATTTAATTTGCGTATACGATGTTTGTAAAATACATGAAGCAATGATGGAAAAAGATGTAAGCGGTGTATTTAACTGTGGAACTGGAAAAGCAGTTAATCTAGAAGAAACTGCTCAAATGCTTGCAAAGAAAATGAATGCTACAGTAATACACGAACCTATGCCAGTAACATTACGTCCCCAGTATCAACCATATACAGAAGCAGATATGACACTAATACAAGAACATATTAAACTACCTAAATTTTGGTCAGTAGAGGAGTACTTAAATGATACAGGTGTTCGATGATGTATTAGATTATAATAGCTTTGAACATGCACAAGTTGCTGTTATGGAACAAACTCCATTTAAGTTTGGTTGGCGTGATAGACGTACTACCGACGAAGTTTATCTGCACAGTAGACTAGATTTAGAAGCACTAAACGAACTTAACATATTGCCACATTTAACACATGAAAGGTATAAAAATTTTATAAAGCCTACATTATTTGACTTTGCTATTGTAAATTGTGACAATATAGGCAGTGTACATTATAGTCATACACACAAAGATACTAATGTATTTTTATTATATCTTAACGAAACATGGAATCAAGAATGGGGCGGAGAAACTTTATTCTTTGATCAGGAATCAGGTAAAGAAATTGAATTTGCGTGTACTCCTAAACCAAATAGAGCTATTTGGTTCGACGGTGAAATACCACATAGTATTAGAGCGCCAATAATAAACAAATGGAGATTTAGTATCTCATTATTTTTTAGGAAAGAACAATGACACAGTTGACAGGTAAAGTAGATAAAGGTTGGGGCTTTGAATTAATTTGGGCGACCAATGACAAATATTGTGGAAAAATTATGGTATTTGAAAAAGTTGGCAGTAAGTTTAGTTTACATTTTCATAAAGAAAAAGACGAAACTTGGTTTGTAAATAATGGAAGATTTTTATTAAAATGGATTGATACATCTAATGCACAACTAAATGAACTAGAACTAAAAGAAGGCGATACATGGCACAATCCTCCATTACAACCGCATCAATTAATTGCACTAGAAGCCGGAAGTAGTGTTACAGAAGTTAGTACTGCGGACAGTGTTGAAGATAATTATAGAATTGTTAGAGGAGATTCACAGTCAGTTGAAAACACTCCTACTCCAGAAGAACCAAAAAGCGAAACAGAATAATTAAAATTTAGATATAAAAAAAGGAGCAATAAATGCTCCTTTTTTTGTGATTCTGTAAAGAAGTATTAAGCCTGAGCTTCACCCCATTTAATAATAATATTAGCATTAACTGCCGCACCTGAAGTTTTATAAACATTCACTGCTAGTACATCTGGTCCATTCGGGAATGTACCTCTACCACCTAGTGTAGTGTTTGTTAATTCTTTTAACTGTCCTAGATCAAGATCTGATCTTTCACCTGGCGTAGCAATAAATGAAAATACTGTTTCACCTGGCTGTGCATACGGAGGTTGTCTAAACACAAAGTTAAATGCATCACCTGGACTAACTGTACCTGTTGCGGCATTGTTAAACGATACTCTGTAGTAGTTAACAAATTCACCCGGTACATCCGGATCACCAAATAGTAACGGTCCTTCTACACCAGACACATATGTTGATGCTGGAAACGCAATATCACCTTGGTCAGTTGGTGGATCATTAAGTTCTGTACCAGATTTTGCGCCACTTGCTGTCCATGATGCTTCAGTAAACAACGCAAAGTTTCTGTTATCAGAATCTCCGCCAAAAGCAAATGTAATGTTTTGGTTATCTACTAGGTTACTTGTTGAAGTTGTACTAAATCTTACAAATACATATGATCCTTGGTTTGTTATCTGAGTAATTGTTGTACCGTTTGCAAATTTTGAATCGTCAACTTCACTACCTACTACTAAGTTTTTGTCTAAGAAACTTGGGTAGAAGTAAGCATAGTTTCTACGTCTATTAGACTGGAATGTATTCATCTGTGCGTTGACTTGTGTTCTTGGAATGATTGTTGCTGTTGCAGTAGTTGATGTATCTCCTGAACTCCATACAACCGAACCACCTGATGCAACTTGTGCGAAACTTGGCTGTCCACCTTGTGCTAGTCCTGACAGTCCCTGCCAACCAACATCTGCTGGATTCAATGGATAGTTTTGTGGATTAAGAATACCTTCAACAACAATACCGCCTAAGATACTATTTCCACTACCGTCTTCACCATCTGATGTAATCTCCATAGACTGCATAAGCAACTGAGCTCTGTTTAGTAGTTCTCTGTCACCTAAGTCGCCAACAATAGCGTTTGAAACACTAGGTGCTAGTCGTAATAAGAATGCTGTTTGTCTTGTAGTACTAATAGCCAATCCTGTTTCTGTATATGAGAAGATATATCCTCTATCATCATCAAAATTACCATCTGTAATAAACGCTGAACCCCAGTGTGATATAAGTGGTGTAATAGTATTACTTACAAGTACAACACCTGTTTTCTTATCGTGTGTTGTTGCTGGACCTGCTGTGTACTGTCTTTGGGCACCAGCTTGGAAGTTAAACATACTTACTGCTCTAGTCAATCCTGTTAATCTATTTTGTGCATAATCTACACTACTAAATGCAATTAGTTCGTTATCAATATAAACTGTTCCACTAGTTGGGAAGAAACGTGCATCATCTAACGGAACATATGCAGTATTGTCTGACATATTTTCTGATAGTTTTCCTGGAGGTCCTTCGTTAGTAACTTCATAACGTACAGGTAAGTTACCTGAACGCATAAATGCTTCTGTGTTTACGTTTGAGTTACGCATTCTGTGTGCAAACACAAAGTTACCATCTGCACCACGTAGCATCCAATCAATAAAACCAGCACCATACCAACTGTACTGAATTCCAATCATCTGCATGTATGCAATGTCAATTTTATATCCGCTTGGTCCTGTACCATCTAATCTATCTAAGTTGAATTCATCTTGTTTAACTTTTTTATCAGTTACCAAACATACCTTTGCCGCTAATACAGCATTTACACCTCTGTAATCTGGTGTAACTGTACATTGAGTTTGACTGTTAACATGACTTACAACGTGTGTCATTCCTCTGATAACAATTCTATCACCTGCTTTTAGCTGATCTCTAAACTTAGTACCAGTTCCTGTAATAAGGTTTGCATCAGGAGCAATAGCAATAGTTCCTGCAATTTGTTTTGTACTTGTACGCTGTGCTACTGTAATATTAGAACCATCGTATTCCCAATAAATTCCGTTTTGATCATCAAAGATACCTGAACGCACAGTTGCACCGTGCCAACCTGTTACAGCAACCTGAGCCGCAAATCCTAGTGTAGCTTCTATACTTCCTAAACGTCTTACACCTAGAACTTTAAATGTTCTTTCGTTTACAACTTGCGTAACTGTGTAATTACCATTATAACCTTCTGTCTCTACACCTATAAGTCTAACTTTACCGCCAACCTGCATTCCGTGATCGTTATCATCACATGTTACAGTGATTGTTGATCCAACTTCTGTTCCGTTTGAAGTAACACTTGCAATGTCATAACTTGGAGCAAATAGTGCACCAGTTGTGTACATAATACCTTTACCTGATTGGTATCTAATATATTTCTTACTTTGACGTATTGCTTGTGCGCCGTGTTGTGGTCCGCCTGTTCCTAACTGAACACCACCATCATATGGTCTGTGAATAAAGAAACTGTCTGGACGTAAGTAGATGTTAGCTAGAATACTATCGTTACCTGTAGTTGTTATAGCACCAGGTGCTCTTGCTGGGTATCTAATAGTATTAACTGTTGGAACTTGTGTTGCAATAAATGCGCCACTTGCTAATGAGTGATTGTTAGTTCCACCACCTTCTCCATCATCGGAGCTCACTGTTACAATAAATGTCGCGCCTGGAACAACTCCGTGTGCGTTAGTAAATGTTGCTTCTAATGTTGCTAATGCTTCGAATGGAATCTCTTCAGCCGCTGTAATTGGAGCAGTTGTAAATTCTGACATTGTAACTGAGTTAACTAATGATAAACTATCACCTGCAATACTTGTACCTGTTACTGATCCAGTTGAAATTGCACCAGTTGACACACCGGTTACAGTTACTACGGCATCATTTGCTGGACTTGCGCCACCTAAATCAGTACCTAAAATAGTAATAGTATTACCCACTCTATAGTTTGTACCGCCAGTTACATTAACTGCTACTGAAGCGTATGCGGAACCTGTTCTTGTAATATCTAAACTTGCGCCTGATCCGTTGTTTGCAACGTTTGTACCTGATACTCCCGTAAACACACTAGCTAATGTGCTAGGTGTACCAACTGAACTTATTGCTTCAACTTCACCTAAGTTACCTGCTGTAGTTACAGTTATGGTTATATCATTAGCCGGAGTTGATCCGCCTAATTGACTTCCTTCAATAACAAATGTTTGACCTAGGTGGTAATCTGTTCCAGCAGTAGCAATAGTTACTGTGTATGCCGCACCATCATTTTCAATATCAAATGTTGCACCTGAGCCTGCTAAGTCACTACCACTTTTACCAAAGAAGCCGCCTGAATCTGCCGCTGTTGCTTGTGATGATACATCAGCGCCTTCTATTCTAAATCCTATTACTTCACCACTTGCACCTACATCGTTAATTCTTAAAACTAAGTTATTTGTTGGCGCTGTACCACCTAAATCAGCACCTGAACAAGTAATTGTGTCTGCTGTTGTATAACCTGTACCAGCCGCTGAAATATTTACACTGTAAATACCACTTGATGCTGTAACACCAAATTCAAAGCCCGAACCTGAACCACCAGTGTAACTTAATTCACTGCTGTTAAAGTTATATGATCTATCTTCTGGCGGTGGAGTACCTATTGACCAGTCGCCTGTATCAATAGCTGTACCTGTAATATTTCCTGAGCCGTCTACACTTGTTACTTTAAATACTAAATCGTTACCGCCAGCACTTTGATTACCGTCTACACCAGTTCCTGGTAATATACTGCTACCTAAGACTCTAATTCTATCATTAACAGCATAACCTGCACTGCCGTTCGGTGAATTTAGTGTAACAGTAGCATATGCACCGTCTGCATAAGTAATGTCTATCTGTGGTAACGTACTACCGCCTGCGTTTGTATATGTTGTAGTTGGATTATTATATGTAATCGCACCGTCTAGTGCTGTACCTGAGATAGTTACTGCTGTAATACCTCCACTACCGTCAACTGTTGAAACTGTAATTGTTGCATCATTAGCAGGAGTTGTGCCGCCTGTGTTTGCTCCAGATACTAATATCTGATCGCCTGTAACATATCCGCTACCTGCTTGATCAATACTGTCAACACTATAAACTGCGCCAGCCTTGCTTACCGTAAATTCTGCGTTAATACCTGCGGCCGCTGTTGTTGTTCCTGAAACTGCTGTATAAGTTTGTTGGCTTTGTGTTAGTGCCGCTGTAAATTCGCCACTCATAGTTACAGTATTTCCTGTAACGTCTGTTACGAAAATACCATCACCTGTACCATTATTTGCCGCTAGTCCGACTACAATACCTGTAGTACTTGATACATCAAATGTAGTATCACCTATACTAATAGGTGCAGTAGTTATCGGTACTAATGCATTTCCGTTTGGAGTACTTGAAACACCAGTTACCTGTGCGCCTTCTGGAATATCAGCATAAACAATCGGTGCGCCAATTTCTGGAACATCACCTGTAAATGCTAATCTATTTTCACCAGTCTGAGCCGCTAAACTAAGTGTCATAGTACCCGCAGTACCGTTACTTACAACAGTAACAGCTGGGTTACCAACTGCCGCTCCTGTATAAAAATCACCTTTACGTAATTGTGTATAAGTTGTTGAAAGAACATCACCGTTAGTTGTACCAACTTTTGCTTTTGCAAAAAATGTAAATGTATTATTTGTAGGAACAGTAGTAATAACAAAACTACCTTCTGCTCTACTTGCGCCGACTACACTGTCTTCAAGAGCTTTAATTGTAATTGGAGTACCAGGAGTAAATCCGTGTGAACCCTGTGTAGTAACTGTAATTAAACTTGCACCAATTCCATCTGTGCCAGCTGAAGCGTCTGTAACAACTGATTGTACTTCTGTATCAGTGCCTGGAATTTCGTATATACTCGGATAACCACGCTGTGTACCAATAGCTGACCATTTAGTAGGCTGTAGTCCATATTCAAAGTCAGCGTCAAGCATTGACAATGGAGGAGCAATACGCATACGCTCAATAGCATCAGTACCAAAATCGTATGGTCTTGTTCTAATTTCTGGAGTTTCTACATAAATTTGTACATCATCTGTAGTTTCATGTGCCGATGTATTGTACTTAAGATTAAGTGTAACAACACCGTCTGTCATCTGTAGATATTTTTTAAAGTCATCATCAGCATCTCTGTTTGCAGATGTAAAGTCGTATTTTAGTGTATAACCACTACTGTCTCGAGGTATGTCATCTGTTTTAAGTGCTAGTGTTGCTCCTTTAGCAGGGTCGCTAAAGTTATAAATTATTTCGTTACGTGTACTATTTGTAATTAAAAGTATATCACTTAAATCATAATTACCTTCAAATCTAATATGACCTAAACCTTTGTTTTCTAAAGTAGGTAAACTACTTAGACCATTTGTAATAACATCAATTACTATTCCAGAAAGTGTACTAATTCTAGTTGCACCATTTCCTTCTGCTGTTTTAGAAACATCAATAGTTTGAGCTATTTCTGATTGATATGGCGTAGCTTGTGCAGTATTTGTTAAGATGTTGTTGTTAATTAAGTTTCTTGTAAATTCTTTTGCACGTATTTCTGGAAGTCTGTCGCCATCAACCTGAGCTACACTTCCTTCCCAATATGTGCTTGCTATTCTATATGTTTCTTCATTACCATTATATCGTAAATCATGTAACCACGCTGTAAGGTTAAAGCCTGTATCACGTTCACACTTTTCTTGGTTATATGAGTATGCCGCTTCTGGAGTAACTTCAGAAATAATAGTTGTTTGGTTTGAATCAATAGCATTATAAGCAGTTGTTAAACTTGCACTTACCCAACCAATACTAGGTGTTGTTCTTGTTATACTATCAATTGATCCTGCTGTTGTAATTTCGTTTGCTGTATATTGAATTAATGTATTCCAATTAATATTACCAATAGTAACAATATCAGAACCGCCATCTTCGTCTTGAGCAACGTTGTTACCTGTTTGCGGAGTTACTGTATTACCTTGAATAATTTCTAAACCAATTGTTTTAAGATGTGCTATTGCCGCAAGCATTGCTGTTTGGTATTCTTCTCTACCAACTTCACTGTATGTTACCATACCTTTTGCCGCGTCCCAACTTGCCGCAGTTCCGCCATATATAATATCGTAAGTAGCGGCCATTGTTAAAATTTTAATATCGTTTTCAAATAAATCTTGATCGTAACCTAGTGTAGGATAGTTAACATTTACATATGCACTGACATCGTTTACAATAAAGTTTAAGTTAGCGTTAAGCTGATTTTTTGCTGATACATTGTCAACGTTTGCACTAGTTGGATCTGTCCATGTAACTGTATCTGCACTTAGATAACCGTTTTGTGCAACGTCAATTACTTCATTCCATGCCGCGTTTAATCTTGCTACGGCTGTTGCATCTGCTTTTACACCACTTAGGTCAGCAAATCTTGCTTTAGCATTAACAAGAGTATTGACAACAGTATTACTAATGTCGATAGAATATTGCTCCATAGTACCTTGGAATATTGCATTATAATTTGTTCCGAACGCCATATCATATTGTGTAGCGTCTGTAATGTATCCTAAGTCTCTAATACACTTTGCTCGATTAAATAAGAAGTCTGTGTTTCCGTTATCAACTTGTGCTTGTATCCAAGCCGCTACCTCTTTCTTTAAAAAGTTGTAGTTTTGATTAATTAAACTCCAAGCATTTGGATAAGCATTGTCGTCTATCCCTAGTCCAGGTCTAAACACATAATTTTCTATCTTTTTCTTTGCCATTCTTTTTTATACTCCAAGTGCTATTGATAAAGCTATAGCTTGACTGTCTACGTAACTTTTAGTAGTTACGTGATTGTTTATTGTAGGTGCTACTGAAACTGAAGGAACGTTAGTAAATGTAATTCCTCCATTAAAAGTTGCTCCGTCTGCATTTAATACTGCCGCTGTACTGTCGCCTGCTGGAACAATATCAAGTTCATAAAACTTTGCTTGTCCAGGCGTAGTCTGACCAATATCCATATTATCTATAGATCCAGTATTTGTACTTGCTACAGTAACTATACCGTTAGCAACACTTAAATTTGATACACTACTTTGTGTAACATTAAAGGATGTGTTTACAGATAAGTCTGCAATATTTTCAAAAGGATTAACAGCTTCGCCGCCACCGCCGCCATCATCATCGCCGCCATCGTCAACGGCTCCAACAAAAGGAACACCGTTTAGCAAAATTTGTTTGACGTTTAGTATTTCACTAGTAAGTCTTCCGTTAATGTCAACAGTAAACTTAGGACTTTCAAATCCTTGTTCTGACTTAAACTTTTTTGTATTTACTACTGCCGCCATTATCTATCCTTAAATACTTGCTATGTCTTTGATCACAATATTTCCACGCATTGCTGAGTGTACTGTACACTGATAAGCATATGTTCCGGTTGTACTTGCTGGAATTTTCCAGTAAAGTGTGCCGTCTGTTTTTCCTTGTGCTGAACTTCCTGTAGTTATATTGCCACTACCGTCAACATGTACAAGTCCAGTATTGTATGCAATACCACCACTTGTTTCAATTTGGAATGGATGATTACCTAAAGAAGAATCATTCAAATCAAATGCAATAGTAGTTCCGCTTATTGCGTAAACACTAGGATCTTGATTTGCTCCGTATTGATCAAACAAGTAACCTGATGAGCCAGCCGCTGTAACTGTTAATCTAGTTATTGCAGGAAATGCTACTTGGTCAATTTTAATTTCGTTGTTATCTATTAAATTATCTGATCCGTCAAAATGTGCTAGTGCGCCTGTTGCAGGAGTTGTAATATTAGTATCACTTAGGCCAGCTAATGTTGGTGCCGCACCTGAATACGCAATTTCAATTGTGTCTCCAGTAACAGTGGTTGTAATATTTGAGCCACCTTGTATTGTTAGTGTGTCAGTTGTTGTATCAGCTTCTGCAATACCGCTGTCACCTTGTACAAAACTAAATGCATTCTGGTTAGCTTCTCCGGAAAGTGCATCACCTGCATAGTTAATAGTAAGAGTATCTCCTACAACAGTTGTACTAATATTTGTACCGCCTGCTATAGTAAGTGAGTCTGTTGCACTATTTGCAGTTGTAGTTCCATTGTCGCCGTTAAATGTTTCGAATAAATTTTGTGTGCCGCCAGATGCTACTGTTGTAAAACTAAAGTTGCCTGCGCCATCTGTTTGTAATACTTGATTAGCTGTACCGTCAACAATTGATAAATCAGTTAACACTGCTGGAATAGTAGGCTTGTTTGAAAAGTTGTTCCAGTTTAAATAATATGAACCGTCTTGACCATCAAGTGTATCAGCGTCTGTTCCGCCTCCGCCAGTTGTTACGTCAGTACCTGGTGCCCATTTTGCTCCATCCCATTTAAGAACTGCTCCAGTGAATGGCGTTACTGAAGTTGTGTCTACGTCTGTTAAAGAGTCAATGCCACCATTATAAGCTACTGATGCTAATGGATCTGTATAGTTTGGAATTGCGCCGCCGCTTGTATCTAAAAGCAATTTTCTCCATTGATTACTATGTGCAACAACAACATTACCTGTTTGGTGTACATGTAGTATTGCTCCATGATAATCTGCTGGATTAATTGCATTCAGTGCCGCTGTTGATTCACAAAGTAAACTTATTTTGTTAACTTTATTTGATACAGGAGGAACATCAAGTTCTAGAGTTGAATTGACCAAATCTTTTAAACTAGTTCCGTCACCTAGCGAATCGTATATTTCGTTTGTGTTTGCGTTTATTTTGGTAGCACCTGCTCTGATGTTATCTCCGGTTCCATCATTAGCGGCTGTACCTATATTAATTATGCTTTTTGCCATTTCTTATGTCCTATCAAATGTTACTGTTGAATTATCAAATGTTCCACCAGTCTCATCAAATGTATTTATGCTTCCTGAGTCAGTACTCACATCAGCAACGGCACTTGGTGATACCAGTTGATGTATAGTCTCTGCGTATGTAGCATGAAAGATTAACTTTGCCCCTGCGTAAATATTGCTTGCTGGATTAACAATAACTTTACATATAGTTTGATCTACTGTTACACTGATGTTAATTAAATCGTTTGTTAGTGAAGAACGTCCATAAACATTGTAACTTGCTAAGTCTGGTCTTGCAACAACTGAAAGTTGAAGTATTTCTTTATTATTACTATCAAACTCTACTGTTATTTGGTATATTGCACTACTTATTTGACCAACATGGAATTGATCCATGATAGTATTAGTGTGTACACCCAACCAGTTACCTCTATAAGAGAAGTTACTTCTCGAAGGAAGGCTTATGGATTCATTAACACCCTTTTTAAATAGATTTGTTACGGTCTTGTTCATATGGAGCTCCTTACTGTATTTATCCAGTAAGCGCCGTTAAGCTCTCTGCGAATTCATAAAGGTTTTCGTACACTTCAGTTTGTTTTTTAAGATCTTTGTTTGCAAAAGTGTTAAGTTTCTCTAGGGTTTCAAGGCCGTAACCTGTTTTAACAAGTACTGGCTTTGCTTTCGCCTTTACAGCCGCCTTTAAGTCCGATATTTTATCTCCTACGTATAATCCGTTCTTCCAATTTACACCAATCTGTGTTTCAGCACGACGAAACATTCCTATATTAGGTTTAGCATATATGTCATCTTTTAAATTAGTTGTACTATAATACAATCCGTTAATACTGCTACAACCTACTTGTCCAAATAATCTTAGCATGTGTTCGTGAACTATATCAACATCCTCTGCCGTCATGTTTCCCTTAGTGATACCTGCTTGATTAGTCAATATTACTACATCGTAACCCTTATCCCTAATCATTTTAACTGCTTCTAAGCTACCTGGAATAGGTTCAAATTGTTCTGGTTTTGTTACATACGTTCCGATATCTTTATTAATTGTTCCGTCTCTATCTAATCCAATTACTGGTGGTGTTTTAGTCATCTGACCATCCTATCTTATCTGTGTTTAATTCTATCCATCCAAGTTTACTTAAAACTGGTAGGTAGTTCTCTGTTATTTTAGTTTGATAATGTTCTGCTAATTCTATTGCCTTTTCATTTAATTCAGTTTCACCTAGCAGAGGTAAAATATATTCTTCTAAGTATTTTAAATACTCAAACGGTAAAGGATGCATCTCGGCTCGAGCTTCTTCTAAAGTATCTCCCATATTTGCTAACGTCATTGGGCGACTGTCAACATATTTTTCCGGATCTTTAGGATTATATCCGTTCCAATCCATAATTGCAGGAGCATCAGAAGTTAAATAATTTTTATATTGATTAAGAACTCCGTTTACACTGCTCGGAGTAAGTGGCTCAGTGTAGTCGAGTTTACTATTTTTATCAGTTAAATTATTATAATGATCTGCATAAGCAAATTTTATATATTTACAACCTTTTTGTTTTAAAAATATTTCTATACTTGCAATCATAGCACAGTCTCTCATTACACAATGTACTTGATCTGCCCATTGGTACTGATCTCTATAATCAAAATTATTTAATGTCATTGGTTCGTGTTTTAATTGGCCGTGATATAAATTTCCTGCATTATGCCAGCCCGTTCCTTCGATCCACCTATCATCTCGTAGCATACTTGTCCATTGTACTATAATGATATCGTCTTTTGTAAAATTATAAATCGAATCTGCTTCAAATATTCTAGTAAAAATATATTGATTACCGGCACCTGACTTCCCCCAGTTCTCTGATTTTTCAAGTTTATCTCCAAAATGCCAAATTAATAAGTCGGCCCATGTAGGATAAAAAAATTGTGTTAAACTACACCCGAAGGTAAAAAGTCTAGCCATTTAAAAGCCTTACTAAACGTATAATTTCTTTGTGAGGTATTGTTCTATAGTTGCTTCGACTGTATTCTGAATCATTTACTACCCGTTGTGCAAGTTCTTTTTGGCTTTGTGGTAACATTTCATATTGTTCTTTAATTTTTTCAATATTAAATAGTCCTAACCCGTGCATTACTAAAATATAATGCATCTTATCAAACAATTTGTAGTCACTTGTACTATCAAAGTCTCCGGTAGTTGGTAATCTATTTTTCCATTGCGTTAAATTTTCTTCTAGGTTAGGAGGAAGAGGAACATTTTTTTGGTCTTTCCAAAAATCACTGTCGTCTCTATCTGTAATATAATGTAAAGCAATAAAATCTCTAATGTCATTGAGTATGCTTGTAACTTCTTTATTGTACTTGTTAACAGTAACTTCGTTATAGTTTAAAATTCTGTCAGTAAGTAAAAAACTTTGTTGAATGCTTGTTCCGATACTAGTTGCCTCGAGAGGTTCTACAAAACTTGCACTTAATCCAATGGCAACACAATTTTTAATCCAAGGATTTTTAACTGCACCAGGATCAAAACTAATTTCTTTGCGGACATCAATACCTTCCCCAAGCATTTGCTCAACTTCACGTTGTGCTTCATCGGCATTTATATAGTTACTGTCAAAAATATAACCGTTGCCTTTCCTTCCCCAGACAGGTATCCTAAACATCCAACCATATTTCATTGCTTGTGCCAATGTCCACATAGGGTAAGTGTCTTCGTCTGGTGTTTGGAATACTATAGCCCGGTTCATTTTTAAATACTTGCTATAACTTTCCCACTCTGCACCTAACGTGTTTAATAACATACGTTTGAACCCAGTACAGTCAATAAAAAAGTCTGCTTCGTATGTATTTTCTTTACTGCTTATACTTTTTATACCATTTTCATCAGTAACTACATCTTCTATTATATCATCTACAATCTTTATACCTATACTCTGTGCTTTTTCATGTAGGTATTCATTTAGCTTTGCGGTATTAAAATGGAATTGAGCAACAGGAAACTCTGCAAGTATTTCTTCAACGTCATTTGTCCAAAAAATATTACCAGTCCAACTTTCATCTTCAACTAGATCCTTAGGAGCTCGACCATCGCCGATTAATTTACCATAAAGTACAGGGTAATCATGTGCTAGTATATTATAGGCTCCTTCAACTGTTTGTAAATAGTCGTTCTTTGACCAGTCCTTAAACATTATGCCTGCTTTGAATGTTGCATCACTCTTTGTAAGCATCTCTGCTTTATTGAATCCCATATACTCCATAAATTCTTTCCAATGTTCAGTAGATCCTTCACCTACACCTATTGTTCCTATTTTACTAGATTCAACAATTTGGATTGATATACTCGGATAGGCCTTTTTTAAAATAAGTGCGGCAACAAATCCAGCTGTCCCGCCTCCTACTACACATATATTTTTTGGTAATTTCAAGTTATTCTCCGTTGTGTAATATTTATTGGCCTCAGACCTAATAATTGTAGAGTCTGAATCTCGTAAATACATTATGCACAATTTAACCATAGACAGTAGTCCAATAATAGAATGTAATGTTGACAAAATACAAGTACAGGATCATAGTGACATTAAAGATCAACTAATGCACATTGTACACGACTTGTATAAGAGCAATGTCAACTATAACACAGCAAATCATAGCAGTGTTTGGTCAAGTCCTAACGGATTACAAAGTATACACAGTTTTAATCGTATTGCAAGCGGTCCTGAAATACAAACATATGCTAATCTTATGGTTGATCGATATAAAATTAAAAGTAATAGACAGATTGCTATTACAGACATGTGGATTACTATAATTCCGCCGGGAGGGATGACTGTTCCTAAGAATAGAATTAAAAGTTTAGTAACAGGTATCTATTTTCTTAATGCTCCGGCAGAGAATGCCAGTATAAATTTTAGAAAACCAATTGATACACACTGGTACGACAAAGTTTATGATCCTTTTAACCGTACTCACTATAATTGTCCTGAAGAATTATTACAAATGCAAGAAGGATATATGTACTTCTACCCTAGTTACATAGAATCTCATCAAACTACTAATGTGAGTGAGCACGAAAGGGTGTGTATTGAATTTATTTTAGATTCTGTAGACAAATGAAACATATAGATAAATTATTTGACGATAATAATCAACATAAGTTTAGTTTTTTGCTATTAGCAAAGGATTTAGTTGATCACGACACTATAATTTACTTAGAACATAAATTGAAAGACAAAATAAACGTAGTAAGTATCAAAAGTAGTAAATACAGTCACGATGAGCTACAGTATGCTATTAGTAGGAGTGATTTTATAGTTACAGGACTAGGAAAAACTTTAGATATTGCAATTAATGAAGATAAAAAAATATTAGTTGATGTGAATTCAAATAAAGTTTCAAAATCTTATCCTAATACTGTAGATTTTTTTGATCCTTACAGAAATGAAGAAACAAAACCGTTTTATAAAGATAAAGAATTAAAGTTGTTGCTTAAAGAAGTATATAACCAACTAGATAGGTACGAAATAGATTATGTCAACTTTATGTAGTGCATTTTGGAAACATACAAACATAAGACCAGGTGGCCGAGTATATCCGTGTTGTCGGTTTAAACATCCTATTGGAAAAACTAACGGAGATATCGAAAACGTATTACACAGTCCTGAATACCAAGAACTTCGTGATTTAAGTGCTTCGGGCGAATATATAAGTGGATGCGAAAAGTGCTATTATGAAGAAAGTATTCAACATAGAAGTTTACGTCAAGAATTTAATGAAAAATACAACACTGATTCAGTCGGATTAGAATATTTAGAAATAGGTATTGATAATCTTTGCAATCTAACTTGCGACGGATGTAATAGTGAGTTTAGTACTAGTTGGAGAGCTAAAGAAATACGTGAAAATGGTAAAGCAAAATATGATTATATGACTATTGACACTATTACTAGTATTCCTAGTACTGTAAATAAAATTTTATTCCTAGGTGGCGAGCCATTAAGTACAACACGACATTTAGAATTACTAAAATTAGTAAAGGATCCGAAAAAAGTTGATGTTGTATACAATACTAACGCAATGTATATGCCTAATAGTGAATTGGAAGTAATTTGGAAGTTATTTAAATCAGTTATGTTTATTGTAAGTATTGACGGAGTAGGTAAGGTTGCTGAAAAAGTAAGATCAGGAACAGTATGGACTAAAGTAAGACGATTTATAGATTATGTAGTTAATAAAAACTATAAATTAGAATTTAATACTGTTATGCACTTAAATAACTATCAGGATATTGAAAATATTACAGAGTATGTACGTAAATTTAATGCTGACTGGTATATCAATGTACTTACATATCCAGAATTGTTGGATATTAAGAATTTACCAATTGCTGAGAAAGAAATTATTAAGAAAAAAGCAGTAGATTTGGATTTACCAACTAAAGACTTTATTGTTAATCATTTGAATACCAACTAATTAAATCATTTGCTAGTTTATTAGGTGCTGGCATGCTGTTTATTACTTTATATGTTTGATAATTATGATGTAATATAGGCATTAGATCATTATATATATTTTTTAGTTCGTTTATATTATATGAATTTAATTTATCTATTTCTTTTAGACACATCGACAAACGTTTTTCGTCATCAACTTCATTATCATAGCTTTCATCAATAATAGAACTAAATGTTATAAATCCTAAATTTTGTAGTAAGCTAAGTGTTCCAGGTAGACCAATTATTACAAAAGGATGCCCATAAAGGAAACACTTTAATACTTTTTCAGTAAACATTTGTCGTTGTTCGCCTCTAGAAAAATCACCTTCAGTTATAATACTAAAGTAACTTTGTTGGAAATAATTTTCAAGTGTTGGCATATTAACTTTAATTGCATGATGCTGACTTTCCTCTACATCTAGCTGTAACGGTAAGCAAGACAATCTATCCTTTTGTTCTTGTGTAAGTTCTAATTTATCAAGATCAGGATCAAGAAATCGTCTTAGATTTTTTTCATCTTCAGACCATTGTTTCTTTGAATTGTTTATAAGAGCTTTATATTCTCCTAACATACAACTTAAGAAAGTATGTTTTGCTATGTCATTTTTCAATAAATGATCAACTGTAAGTATTCTATGATATCTTTCTTGTCTGTTAACACACATAAACTTTTTATCTCGTAATTGTGCGTTAACTGCCCATTCGTGTTCTTGTATATCTATATTATCGTAACTATTAAGATGAAGATGTATATTAAAATATTGAAAGTTATCTGAATGCCCAAATACTTGTTTACATATGTCATTCATTTTCATATTACTAGATAATATTCTCCAATGCTTTACACATTTACTTTGCGTAAGTGCATCTTTAAACATTTGCATAAACTCTTTGTCTGCTAGTCCTTCATAACTATCATCTAATATTAAAAATAATTCACTATCTTTAAAACGTTCTAACATTAATGGCATTTGTTGTAGCATATATGCGTTATTGCCCACAAATTCAAAGAACAATATCATTTTAGGATGTACAACAAAGTTTTCTTGGTCGATATCAAAGCCTAGTATGCCTTCATATTTGTTTACAAGTGTTTCGTATGTTCGTGCGCCGCCCTGTAAGAAAGCTGATGGTATTTTCATAATTTTTCTACTCTGTGTTTTACTATTGCATCTTGTTGTGGCTTTAGTTGAGGGTTAGCTGGGCACATTGCACAAATAGAATTTGGTTTTCGTATATTATCTATAAACTCTTCTAATTGTGTTTCTTCAAAGTCTATTCCTAGACCTTTATATTTTAAATAAGGTGCCCAGTCGTCATCACCTAATTGAAAACTTTTTGTTAAATGTGTTTCTAACATACTAATCGGAGGACATTTGTACAAACGATTTTTATATATTATAGGATATACATTTGCCATACAATTAGCATAGCTTTCATCTGGTTTATTATCTGTCCAAGGTTTAAGTATTCCGTTTATATTTTGTCTATAATCATACCAGCCACCGTCTGTAGGATCAGTAGTTTCAAACGTAACATCTTTATATTTCCAAATGTTTGGTGCTGTTTGATAAAATCCGTAATGTTTAAAAATATATTTCTTAATATTACGATCAATAATATTTCTTATTTCAGGATCTTTATTATGATATGTTAAACTAACTTTAGCATTACCTAACTCTAATAATAATTCTATTAGCTTAGGTCTTTTTGGAAACAATAATCCATTTGTGTATATTTCAATAGTTGCATGATCAAAGTGTTTACGTGTACTACGAATAATATCGTAAATGTAAGGGTGTAATAAAGGCTCTCCACCTATAAGTGTGAAGTTATCTGGGTCTAAATGTTTAGACCAAAAGGACATATTCTTATCGATATCATCATAACTTTCTGTCCAGTTATGATTATAATCAATAAAACGATCACAACCAGGGCAAGCTAAGTCGCAACTGGTTGTGATCATCCATTCTAAAAATGGAAGCCAATGTCCTCTGTTATTATCACGCATTAATTAAAGTAATCTTCTCGTGTTCCTTTACGTTTAGTATCTAACGTAACACAATGAAAACCGCCTGACAAAGTACGTGCTTGACGCATAGGTAATCCGATTGATTCAATACCATGCTGGTCTAATACTTTACGAAGTTCGTGTTGGTTCTCATCACAAATAACAAGTTCCTCATTAACACTCATAAAGTTTAAGCCAATGTACTTACTGCAAGGTGATACACCATTTGCTAAATTAGTACCAATGTCGTGTACTTTGTCACCTGGGAAGAAAATCTTATCCCATGATTCAAAGATAGGTGGGTACCAATCTTCGTTGATTCTGTCACCATTAAACAATACAAGTCCAGGACGTAGTGGAATAACTGTACTATCAAAATGTGAATAACTATAAAACTTTTCAGCAAGATGAATACGGTATCCTAAAGGTTCAAGGATAGTTTTTAACCACTGTCCGCCTAATAATGTACCTGAATTACTTACTTGATACAACAAATCATTACCTAAACGTACTACATTAGGTGCATCAAATACAATTTCTTTGTTTACAAGTGTAGGAATACTTAGATCTTCAAGTTGATAAATGTCATCAAGCAATTTAGGACGTGGCGCACTAATCCATTGTGAACCGCCTTCCATTGCTTCGTACAAAAACTCTCTGTATGCTGTTGTTTCATACTGTCTTGCTCTCATAGCACCCGGACAATCAATAATAACATTATCTAAAGGCAGTAATAAGTCTCTTGGACAATATGTATACCAACCTGTAGTTTTCCAATCTGGTGATCCAAACTCCACGCTGTGATCAATTGATTCAGGGCGTCTTACCTTTACACCTAAGTCTGTTAATACTTTTGCAAAACCGTCAAGGTCTTCATTTGCTTCGTCAATAACCCATTTAGGACTAGGACCTTCTAAGTCTTTGATATGTTCATATTTGCAATCTGCAAAACCAAAACTGTGTGTTGATTTATCTACTGTTGGAATACGTGCATGATCTGCAATTCCTACAAACACTTCTTCTAGTGGATCCCAGTCATTGTGACTGCTTACTATTGTCATTTGTTCTCCTTTGTCTTCATTGTTATGTTTATTACTATTCTTCTATAATTATTGAATGGGTTAGTGCTACTATGTAATTTATTACTTGGAAAAAATACTGCATTACCTTGTTCAAAAATACTTTGATCTATTTGGTTTAATTTATTATCAAACATTACAGTTGGACCATCGCTTTTGTTTACATAATAAACTAAACTTGTCCATTCATCATCATGTACGTCAATATGTGGTGTATTGTAACTGTTTGATGTTGTTGTATCTTGAAATAACATATTTGCTTTTATTCTGCCAAGTTCGCACACTTGAAGTTTTTTATGATATTCAAAAAAATGTATTAATGGTCTTACTCCTTCCCATAAATGACTTACAGGCTGTCCTTGATCGTAAAGTAAATGTACAAACTGATGACTGTCTTCAATACCATCTACTTTGTTTACTTCTTGATAATTTACAGTACTAGGTGTATATATCCATGATACTTTGTCGCCTGTAAATATGTTGTCTAGTTCGTTTACTAATGTTACAGGTAGCCAGTTTTGTAATTTGTTAAACATTTATTTTTTGTCCTATAAGGTCTGAAACAGTTACCCTATTGTACTTTCCGCCTCTATTGTTTTCTGCATATTCTTCGCCGCCTTGTCCAAACATAATACAATCTGTTTCTTCTAAATTGTTTTCTGCACAAACTTGCATATATACATTGCCGTAAGTATTCCAATTATGGTCTATACTAAAGTTTTGTACTAGATTGTTAGCAATACTTAACGGTATTCTATTAATCATTTCAACAGAATTGAATACGTCAATACCGTCGTCTTCATCTTTACGCTGTAAACGCATACCTACACGCAAAAATTCACAACCGTAAAATGCCTTTGAAATTGAAAATGTAATCGTCTCTACTGCACTAAATTTTTTTAAGTTTAAGTTAATATTTTTTGTACACGGAAAGTATGCAAAATCTAATAGTACAGGTATATCCATTCCAGCACAATTATATAAAATGTTCTCCATTGGTAGTTGTATACCTGCATCGCTAAACGGAACACTAATAATAACAGCATCGTTATTATCTAGTTTACTATCTTCTATGTAAGCCCAATCAAAACCATGCTTTAAACAAGCACTGTGGTACATAAATTCGCCCTTATAAAATCTAAAGCGTTTGGCCTTGTGTTTTAGATAAAAATGGTCAAATGCTTGTGCTGTGCCGCATACAAGACGTTTACTAGGAAATAGATCTAATCCTTGTAAGTTGTTTAACTTACTACTGTTAATCCAATTATAAAAGTTTTCAGTAAACTCTTGTGGTAAACTGTCATTGTATAGCTCTGAGCTACAATCTAAATTGCTAATATAATGTTTAAAGTAGTAGTCTACTACAGGTTTAGCGCCTCGTAAATTCATCATAAACTCCAGTTACTTGCATAGTATACTTTGTGGTCATACCCATATTTCCACTCAAATGCAGTTGATTTCTTCTTATTATTATAGCATCACCACGCTTCCAATGCAAGAAACTTTTTTCATTTATTTCAAAATAATGTCCACTTTTCCAATCTTCTAAAAAAATATTAACCCTACAACACTTGTACGGGTCGATATTATTTTTATTTGCAAATTGAAAATAAGTATCTTCGTGATTTGGTAATGTTTGACCTGGAGGTTGTTTCATTATTCCTACGCTATATCTAGGAAATAATGTTTTGCAGAAATTATGTATTTCTTCAGTAACTTCAAATGCACGATAGTACATACTATTGTCAGTATGATATCCTGCATCAATGTATTTTAAATTTTGTTGTTCAAACTCGTCTGTACGATCTGATATAGTTACATTATCTTCATGCACCCATTTAAGATTCTTATAATCAAAGTCTGGTAATTGTAAGTTTATTTTTCCCATGGCTTATCGTATGGAACCTTTTCTTTATCGTCAAACCAGTATAAACTTCTATGTGGTGGAAATTTATCATCATGTTTAGCGTTACTAACATAGTAAAATAGACGAAGATTTTTTCTACTATGATTTTGTGGTAACTTCATTGGTTCGGGGTATCCATGATATGCTAAATTATTATAACTCCATACTACTAAGTTACCTGCGTCTGGTACAACTCGACTTACAACTGTTTTTCTATCAGTGTCATAAAAGTCTAAATTGCCTCCCCAACTTTCTTGCCATTTAGGATTTAAGTAAATTATAACACTTAAACGTCTATGCAATCTAAGTTGCTCATTCCAATTAAAATCTGTGTGTACTTTTAAACTATCACCTGTAAATGCTTTGCAATATCCTGCTCCTACTAAATGGGGATCGGGTATTAAATCAACAGTGTCGGTTATTTCTTGTAACCATTTTAAAAATGTTGCTCCGTGTAATGCACTTACAACAGCATCTTGAATAGGCGTATTATCAACATTATTATATTCATACATACGACTACCTTTACGTGTAAATTTTTTACAATCCTCTAAAGGAATTTCGTCTAGTTCTTTAGCCATATTTTGTACAAGATCTATAGGTAAAAAGTTTTTTATTTCTAGTTTACTATATCCTGGATGACTTCTATATTCTTGTTGTAAAGAAAACGTGTCGGAGAAGTTATCTTGGATATGATCCAATATCTGCTTCTTAATGGTCATTTAATTTCTCACACTAATTAATTTTTTATACTCAGGTAAGTATAGGTACTCTATATCACTATCATATAATGTTCTTATCGCATCGTCAAGTGTTTCTACTAATGGTTCGCCGCCTAAGTTAAAACTTGTATTAAACAAAATAGGTAATCCTGTTTCATTATAAAAATCTTTTATTAAATTATAATAATTTTTATTTTGTTCTTCTTTTACTGTTTGTATACGACATGTACCGTCAACGTGTATGATACTAGGAATCTTTTCAGCAATACCAGGTTGACAATTCATTGCATACATCATGTGCGGTGTTTCTTCTAATCCACGCATATCAAACCATTCGTGTGCATGTTCGTGTAGTATACTACCAGCAAACGGACGGAAATATTCTCTACGCTTAACTTTGTTAACATGATCTTTACCATCTTCGTATGATGGGTCAAACAATAAACTACGATTACCTAATGCTCTCGGTCCTGATTCCGAACGTCCTTGGAACATTGCTACAATATTTTTATTTGTTAATAATTCTATAACATCTTTATTTTCTGCGTCTTTTATTTCTGCATCATATTTTTCTACTACTGATGTTATTTCCTTATCAGTATAAGAGTACGCAGGGCCTAAATATAAACTATCTGCATATGTACGCTGTTTATCATCTTGCATCATATGATGATAATGTAACATTGCCGCACCAATACATGTTCCAGCATCGCTTGAAATTGGTTCAACATACAATTTAATACCATGTTCGTTAAGTGTTTCTAAGAAGAAATAGTTTGCTACACAGTTTAGTCCATAGCCGCCGCTGAGTACAACGTTTTTATTCCCGGTCATTTCAACTGCATTTAATATAAGTTCTAGTACACGCTGTTGTGATTCTGTTTGTACTGCATACGCCATATCTCTACGACTTTGTAATGTTGTTAAATCTTCACCATTTTCATAAACTGATTGTTCAGTTTTTAAGGCTTCATATCTGTTTTCATTTACAACAGCACCGTTTGGATAAGTTGGAATAATTAAATTTCTATTTGCAGACACCCATTCATTACCGCCATCATCTGTATATACTGGAGGTATACCATCGTTTGGTTTGCCGTATGGTGATAGACCCATAGTTTTACCTGCTTCAATTGGTTGCCAGCCGCAGTATTGTGTTACTGCTTCATATGCTTTTACAATTCCTGCTGTATCGTCAAGTACTAATTCGTGTGTTCCACTTTCGCCTTCACGCTCACTAGGTATATTCATCTTAGCACCCATATAAGGTCCACGACCGCCTTGGTGCTTCCATATTGTTTTAATATTTGCAGGGTATTCACAATTAAATATTGTTTCTAACTCCCATGTCATTTCAGAGGTATTACCAAAATTCATAGGAATGTATGTGCCTGCTCCGTCTACAATAACTGCTGTTGCACTTTTAAATCCTGAGCGATAAAATGCACACGCCGCATGTAGTTTATGGTGTACAAATGCATAATCTAATACTTGAGGGTGTTCAGTACCTTCGTACTTCCTATCAATTAATCCTAATTTACGAGCAAGTCCAGTGTATATATCGTCACCGCTAAAATCAATTTTACCTGCTGTCTCACCTAATGGTTGTGTATGTGCAATTATTAAGTAATCAATTTTATCTGTATAGTCGAGTATTTTAACCATACCTGCTAAAGGTCCGCCATCATACTTTTGTCTACTTAATCGTTCTTCTTCTAAACTAAAAATAACTTCACCGTCTTTTAATAGACAAACTGCTCCGTTATGACCTCGTGTTATACCTGCTATCCATTGTGCCATCTTAAAACTCTCCTACGTCAAATGTAAAGTCACTTACAAAGACTTTTCGTTGTTGTTGTGTAGGATATGTGCCATGCCATACTCTACCATCTAGTATTATTAACTTACCTGCTTCAGGCTTCCATTCTTCATAACTCATTCTATTATCATTATTCAATGTAGCATACAAATATCCTGCATGTGGGTATTTTTCTTCTTCTATGTAATCATTTAAAAATAACACACAAGTAAATTGCCTACCCGGTGTATGTGAATGCATACCAGCATAACTATGTTTTGGATAATCTATCCACCAACTTTTACTATGCTGTATATTTTTATATGGTAAATTTTTAACATGTTTTTTTATATGTTCTTGATAATCATTACTAATTATAGCAGGAAATTCCCAATTATGCAAGTGAAAAATTGTACTATCACCACTATCTCTATGACTTTCTGCTTCTATATCAAATAGTTGCATAAAGTCGTTATAATTGTCGTACTTACTTTCTATGTAATACGTAGGCAACAAACTATGAGCGTAAGTATCAAAGTCCATTAACTTCCTGTTCTATTTAAAATTTGTGCTGGTTGTTGTTGTTGACTGTGGTCATGATTAGGATTGTCACAACTTTGTGATTGAGGTGCCATCGGAATAAATGTTCCGGTAAATTTTTCACTTTTTCCTAATGCTTTTTTACAACTATTAACTACCTTAGAAATATTATCTTTTCCTAATTCCATTACTTCGTCATTTACACGATCTTGCCAATCTTCCATTGTTGTTCTAATGGGACTATATGTTCTTTTACCTTCGCCAACATCAATAATATCAAATGTATTATCATTAGGATAAGATATGTTGATTGGAAAAGTACTTCCAGTAACAATAGTTGCTGATTTACCTAGTGCCTTTGCTAGGTGTTGTCCTAAACTATCACAACCTAAAAAGTGATCTGCAATTTCAATTATACTTGCCCAAGTTCTTGTATCTGGAATCTGTGGCATAGCTACTGGAGTTTTATTACTGTCATTATCATCTAATGCTACAGGAAATTCACTCATTAATATAACAGCATATTCTTTTTTAAGTTGATTAATTATTTCAATAACGTCATTTAGATGAAAGCTTCTACTAGTTGGATCAATTATAAAATCGCCCATGTTTTGTGTACTTCTTCCAAAAGGTTGAAATACCAATACTTTATCTAATTTAGTTTTGGCTTTAATTTCTTGTACAATGTTAAATCCATTGACTATTTCTTGTTTATTAAGAATTACTTTAGGATCGCCCATATCTCTTAAACCTTTGTTATTAATAATAATATCAAATGCTTGTGCAATACTTGCTTGTTGGTTGTAATACTCCCAAACCCTATACGGTTCTGGACTTACACAATCTCTATGTTTAATATAATCTTCGAATAGATTCTTATGCCAAACGTCATATGCACGTTTATGTAATGTAGGATGTCCTTTATAAAAGTCCATACCACCTTCGCATACAATGATAAAATCGTTATCTGGGTTTTCTTCTTCGAATTTTTCAAACGCAGGTATTGATGTGATTACCCGGCCTGCGCCACCATTGATAAAAAATGCTGTTGATCTAGACAAAAAACGTCCTCCTATAATATTGTTAAAATATTTATAGTGAGGACGTCTTTAAAATGATAAAAGCGAAATAGGTTTAATTAGTCTTGATTGTTTAGTTCAGCATCATCAACCATGTCGTCACCTTTTGGAGCACTTAATGGTGGACGTGGCATCATTTGTATTGCTAAACCTGCATCATGTTCAGCTAATGCTGTTGGTGCGTCTCTTAATAACTGTCTATAATCAAGCCATTTTTGACGAATTGAATCTGGCATTCCGTCGTCGATAACACCGTCTGCATCTTCGAGCATTCTATTTCTTAATTTTCTAAATTCATCCCAACTAAAGCTATCTGGTACACCATGTGTATCATGATTCTTTACTGGAATGTTAAACTCACCTGTGTCAAAATCGTAAGTAATGTTAAACTCATCGTAAATATCACGTGGTTCAAAATCTTGATCTCTTAATGTTTGTACGTTTTCATAACCGTCTGGACTAGTTGCAAAATCTTGCCATTCGCGTGTTTCGCGTAATTGCAGTGCAGAATGTTTTCCTGCATCATTTGCTATTTCACATAACAGCGGATTTGTTTTACAATCTACAGTGACTCTAGTTACGTCTAACGCACACGGTCTCTCTAGATCTTCATCTAACCATAAACACCACCCAGTTTCTTTTCCTGATGTGTTATCTATTTCAAATGTTAAAAATTCTGGACCTTCATATGTCCAAGTTCCTGTCTTACCCGCGGTAAACTGATCTGAGATCCATGCATCCGGAATAGGGTATGTAAACTCTTGTTCTATATAATTTACTGGCATTTTATTTCATTGCTCCTTATTCGTATTTATCATTATTACATAAATGTAATTCTTACTACACCAGATCCAGCCTGGCCTCCACCCGCACAACATTTGTGTGCATTGTCGTAATAGCTGTTTTCACCTGACTGTCCGCCACCTGCGGGCCAGTTAACATAACAACCACATACACACCAAGTCTCAGATGCAGAGTTGAACGAACGTTTACCAATTATTGGTGCCGCTCCAGTCCATTGTCCACGTCTTCTACAGTGGTGATATCCGTTACCAAAACGCATACCTGAATCACCCATCATGCCCATATCTGCACCCCAGAATCCGCAAATATTACAGTTTGCACAACCCCATGATCTATCATATACGCCCCATGCATCTGAGTTACAGTTCCACCCACCACATGCTCCTGTTACACAGAAGTTTGATAAGTTGTATCCATTTACATATGAACGACATCCTATACCGCCAGTACAAGTGTGTGATTTTTCACACGGCCATGCACCGCCTGCACATACTGTATATGTACAACCTGGTTGAGTCGATACTGTTTTTATAGCATAGTTTCCGCCTTGTCCTGATATTGTATACATACAACAGTTAGCACAAGTACCGCCAGCGCCACCGCCGCCGCCGCTCCAAATTTCAAATGTTACTGTTCCAGTATTTGCTGGTACAGTCCAGTTACAACACATTCCGTTAGTTTGTCCACAACAATCACCTGCCATAGCACATTGGTGACATTCTAAACCTCTTTGGTTATAGATCCATTGTACACCTAAATTGTGTCCTGCTCCCGGCTCTAGCTGTGTTGCTGTTATCGATCCGTTGTCGATACTATCAACATCAACTTTTTTATAACTTGCATATGTTGCCATAATATTTCCTCTTTCTTAAGCAAACGTAATTTTTACGATGCCCGATCCGCCTTGTCCTTGTCCACCACCACAACACTTTTCAGCGTTGTCACAGTAGCTTGATAATCCTGTACTTGATCCACCTGCAGGCCAGTTAACATAGTAACCGCAACCACACCAGGCTTCTGTTAAACTCATTTGGTGTACCATTCCGCCTAACATAGGCGCTCCACCTGTTGAAGTATGGTCTGCACCTTGACAATGACAACCTGAGTGTCCTAGTCTGTTTCCAACAAATCCCATAATTCCAAAATCAGCTCCAAACATACCACAAATGTTACAGTTAGCACAGCCATATGATTTATCATATGTACCCCATGCATCACCGTTACACATCCAGCCTCCACAGCCGCCAGTAACACAAAAATTACTTAGGTTATGTCCGTTAATGTAAGATCTACACCCCATGCCCGCTGAACATGTATGTGATTTATTGCAAGGCCAACTGCCTCCTGCACATACAGTGTACTGACATCCTGGAGTTGTACTAATACTTTTCATAGCGTAGTTACCACCGGCACCACCACCTGAGAAACTACAACAGTTACAACATGTTTGTCCTGCGCCGCCTCCGCCGCCTGACCAAATTTCAAAAACTAATTTACTTACGTTGCTTGGTACTGTCCATAAACAACAACGTCCACATGACTGAGCACAACAACTACCGTTAGCCGCACATGCTTGACATGCTAGACCTCTATCTGCATAAATGTATTTAATACATGCTTGGTTACCAGCGCCTGGCTGTAACTTAGCACCTGAGATAGAGTTATCATCAAATTGTGCTGTTGTTACTTTCTTATAACTTGCGTACGATGCCATTAATTATTCCCCTATCCTAAACAAACGTTATCTTTACTATACCAGAACCACCTTGGCCTGATCCACCTGCACAGCATTTTTCAGCAGTTTCACAATAAGGTGAAACGCCTGACTGTCCGCCGCCAGCTGGCCAATTAACATAACAACCACATGCACACCATGCTTCAGAAGTTGATACAGCTTGCATTTTACCTATCAATGGCGCCTGACCAGTAAAACTTGTTTGTCCATGACAACGACATGCTGAACCACCTGTTCTAAATCCTGTTGTACCCATAATTGTGAAATCTGTTCCGAAACCTCCGCAAATGTTACAGTTTGCACATGTACCTTGATGTCTTGGTCCCCAAGCATCACCGTTACACATCCAACCACCGCAACCACCTGTTACGCAGAAGTTTGATAGATTATGTCCATTTACATATGAACGACATCCCATACCTGCACTACAAGTATGTGCTTTTTCGCATCTCCACGATCCTCCTGCACATATAGTATATGTACAACCAGGTTGTGTTTCAATAGTTTTAGTTGTATAGTTACCACCTGCTCCGCCAGCACTAAAAGAACAACAGTTACAGCAAGTATGGCCTGCTCCGCCACCTCCGCCACTCCATAATTCAAATGTTACTTTGCCAACGTTTGCTGGTACTGTCCAGTTACAACACTTACCATTAGCTTGTTCACAACAGTTACCATTGTTGGCACAGTTATGACATAGTCTACCACGTTCGTTGTAAATCCATTGAACACCGTATGCATTTCCAGCACCGGCCTGTAATTTAGCGCCTGTGATAGCGCCTGCCGAAATACTTTCTGCTTTTACTTTTTTATAACTTGCATAAGATGCCATTTACTAATTTCCTCTATATAATATTATACAGACAATAGTCTCCAGCCCTGACTTGATCCACTATATACCATATCGAAGGAAGCACCTTCGGAATCAATAGTCATGTCTGAACTATCACCCATTATCTTCTCACCGTTACGTCCAATTGTACATGCATTTGAATCAAAGGTTCTTGCTACATCAAATATTCTAATTGTGTCGCCTAACGCTGGACTTGATGGCAATGTAATTGTACGTCCGCCACTTGTTGTATCTAAAAAGATTGCTTGTCCTGCTGATGCAGTAGTATTTGAACTTGTGCTTACAGTTTGGAAAGTACCTACAGGTAACCATGCTGTTCCGTTGTAAAATTCAAGAAAATTTCTGTCAGTGTTGAATCTTAAAAATCCAGCACCTGCGGTATCTGGTCTTTGGGCAGTGCTACCATAAGCAATAGTATTACCTCCTGGTGCCGCTCCAATTGATATTCTTCTTCCCATAATACTATCCTTTACGCCGGTAATGTAGTTTCGATACCATATGCAACTGCCGAAACACTTGCTTGACTCGATCTACAAATTAATATTTGGTTTTCACCAATAACCAAACCAGTTCTTTCTAAGACCCCGTTTGGTGCTAGTGATACATCAAATTCAATATATTCACTATTTGCTGGTGTTCCAGAAGCTCCAATAGCAATTCTAATGCTTGCTGTGTTTGAGCCTCTATTACATATGTTTATTGATGCTACAGTATACGATCCACCTGGTACAGTATAAACTGAGGTGTTAGTATTAGCTGATAGATCATTTTTTCCTAGTACGCCATTTGCCATTTTATTTTATCTCCATTTGTATTTATCAGTTACTTTAAGAAGTATTGTAGTGCTACCGGATCGCCGGATATGCCTCCTGTAAAGTTCATTTGAGCATTTACGTTTATCGGTACATCAGTTGATGTACTAATTGTATCACCAGTAATATTTACCACACCAGCAGTAATGGCGTTCACGTTAAGTGAACTAGATCCACCACCAATCTGTGAGTTAATATAAGCAATTATTGCTCTCTGTGTAGGTACAACATTATCTGAGTCTGCACTCATTGTACCATCTGTAGAAAATTCATTAATTACTGCGCCGCCAGCTCCTAAGCCAACTGCACCTAGTGATAATTCTTGCAGTCCTGCTAGTGAGAATGCGTTAACATTCAAGCTCGCTTGTCCTGTAGCCTGTTCAACGTTGAACAATCTACCTACTCTAAAGTTACCATCTTGGTCGGTACTTGTGTAGAATACTCTTCCGCCTCCATACTCTTTAACTTCGTCAGTTGCGTCTGGCGCTTGTAAAGGTGTATTAGGATAATTTGTATCTGCAAGTCCACCTGTACCAATATCTAGGAAATCGTGTCCTGTCAAACGTACCTGTGAATATCTAATTCTTACTTCAATAGTTGAATCATGTGTAGGAGCAGTTTCAATTCCTAAATCAGGGCTAACTTGAAGATTTGCTGTTTGGTTACCAACACTACCTAAAAGTTCTCTTACTGCAACAATTTTAAAGAATCTGCTATCTCCGTTAATTGTTAAGTTAGATCCTTCTTGCGGTGTTGCTGTTAATCCTTTAACATTTACATATTGTCCTGTTTGGAATAAATCTGCAAAACCATCACCTGTTGTAATTTCAGCACTTGCTGTTTCATAATCAACACCTCTGTTACTAAATGTTGGTTGTGTTAAAACACCGTCGCCAAATCTTACTGTATGCGGAACATCTAATGTTGAACTTGGATCTGTTACAGTCATTGTAGGAGCACTTGTATATCCACTTCCTGGATTAACAATTCTAAATTCAGTAATTCTTCCATCACTAACTTTAGCTCTTACTAATGCACCTGTACCGCCGCCACCAGTAAATGAAACTCTTGGTTCAACAATGTATGCTGTTGTAGCATCAAGTGTTGTTTCAATTGCGTTACTAAAATGGAAAGTATCCCAACCTGCTGTTCCATCTGATTCTTTTGCTACAGTTGCAACTTTTGTATTTGCATTATAAGTTACAATTCTTGCATACTGTCCAACGCCTTTACCTGCTGTTACAACAACTCTCATTCCAACATAGTCGCCAGCCGCGGCTGATTCTGTGTTTGAAAGAGTAATTTGTGTAGTAGTTCCAGCCTGTGCTGTGTTTGTACTTGTGTTAAATCCACGTCCACCAAATGAATCTGCGTTGCCATTTGCATCGTATGTAGATCCATCATCTGGGTTACGTAGTCTAATTTCATTAATACCACCAGTAACTACGTTTGCCGCACTTACTGCCGCTCCAAAACCTGCACCACTAAATCCATATGTTGCCGCAGTGTAGTCTTGTCCTGCATGACTATATTCTACATGAATAATAGCTTCTCCGTCAGTTAAAACATTTGTAATTTGTGCTTCTAATTTTTGGTTATCGATATTTCCTTCGATAGCTACTTCTGTCTCATCAACACCTTCAGCTACTGCACCTTGATCACCGTATGAACAGTTACCATTAGTACCACGTATCTTACCGCCGTTTTCTGAAAGGTATCCAATATGTCCGTAGTATGAGAACACTGAAACAAGTTCTGCTCTACCTAAGTTTGTTACCCATGCACCAATACCATCACTTAGTACTTGTGTAAAGTCGTTAGCAACAATAGAGTCGTTACCGCCATCATGTAGTGATCCGTCAACTTTAATACCTACACATGCTGTACCAAAGTTTGTTACACCTTGTACATATGGAGATCTTTTGTTGATCCATACTGCTGTATCTGCTGGTCCCCAGCCCGGATCAAGTGATGCATAAGCACCTGCACTTGGACGTTTAGTTCCATATGCGTTGGCTGATCCTAATGTACCTGTCAAACCACTTAGTGTTGCATTACGTACACCAGTACCGTCTCTTAGCAAGAACATGTTTTCTAATGCTGAACCGCTAACGCTATTGTGGTAGAATATTCCAGACATTAATGTTTTATAGTTACCTGTGTATACTAGATCGTATATAAATGCACTAATATATTCTCTTACATCTCTTTCACAAGCTACTGAGTCAAAATTGTATGCTGGATAGTTAACTTCGATATACTTTGTTACGTCTCTAGCAATAAAATCTTTATTAAGTTCTAGCAATCTTACTGCCGCCATTACATCTTGATCATCAACTCTTGTATTAGTTCCGCCAAATGCTGGAGCACTTGAGTCACTTGAAACACCATTAACTTTATAGTCAATATAATCATAAAGTTGTTGTGCAAGATTTGTTAAAGTTGTTGCTGTACCTGCATTTGAATGGGGCTTAGTTACATTTTGCGTAAGTGTATTTCCAGTTTGTGCTGTAACTGATGACCCTTGAATAATGTCATCAATAATACTTTGCATATGTAATATACCTGCTAAACTGTAAGTAGTGTCACTACTGTCTGTAAGTGAACCTGCTGGCTTAATTCTTGTACTACGTAATTCGTCACCTAGTATAACAGTTAATGCTGGTACTCTGATTGGAAGTACTTCTTTAAATTCACCTGTCATTACACGTACTGTTTTGTGTATTTCTTGTAGTGCAGGAATAGTATAACCTCCACCTAGTGTAATTGCATTTTTTGCGTATGTGTTGTAAGTATCAAGTAACGCATAAATTCCTGTTTCAGCTGGTTTTGTTGAATCGGTAATTTGTATTGACTGATCACCTACTGGAACACTACGTTCGTCTTGATAATTAGTTGCCGGTGCAGTACTATTAATTACATTTTCTATTAGTGTGTACATGTAATTAAGTGCCGCAACGTTTTGTGCTTCGCCACCTACGTTAAACCAATCGCCGTCTGTTTGATTTGCAAATGTTGTTGCAACTCTACGCATATTTGTGTTTCCACCATGCCTTAAGTCTAAGGCCATTGCATCTACTACAAATCCAATTAGTCTTTCAAACTCTGCTTGGCTAAAGTTAAATCCAATAAAGAACGGAGTAATCTGGTTAACAATTTGTTCTAAACACCAGTTACCTAATTCTTTTTGTATAAAGCTTCTGTTTATTTCTAAAAGATATGCAGAGTTTGGATTTTTTGGTCCGTTTAATATTTGTTCACATGCATATCTAACTGTTTTAAATGGTCTGTCAAGTGTTACACCGTATGTAGGTGCTTTACTATCTACACCATTACTTGCAACATAATAAATATCTTCTTGCTTACCAAAATCTACCCATTGCGGAATACCTGCACTGCTAACTGAAAGAACTTGACCTTCATCACCAATTGGTAATCTTGCTGGTCCTGATCCACTAAAGTAAAGTAAATCGCCGTCAGTTGTTAATGCACTTTCTTCAGCACCTGATGCTAGGTTATTCCAATATGTACCTGCTGAATCAACTGATGGTTTATTTCCTGCCGCTGATGTGTGTGCAAGGATACAAATGTAACTTATTAATCCTTCACGTACTGCATCACCTGCATCGTAGAAAGTAGCATCTGTCCAAGTATTTTTCCATTCAATACCTTGGTTTAATCTTTCCCAATAAGACGCATTTGGCGGACGGAATCCGCTGTGGTTAGATGTAGCAAGATAAGTATATCCACCTAGTCTAACAACATCACCAACTCTGTATTCTTGGTTAGTTGAGTCATCGCCCCAAAGGCCTCTATTTCTAAATCCTGTTGTTAATAATTCCCAAGTTGAATCAATACCTGGTTGAATATTAAAGTTGTTGCTTGCCGCAACATACATATATCCACCAAAAGTAACAAAGTCACCTGGTTGATAATTTGTATTATAATCCCATGTATCTTCAAATTCTAAACCTGGAACAAAAACTGCCCAATTATCTTCGTCAGCTTTTAATGTACCTGTTCCTGAATCATCAGCCGCTACAACTGAAGTATGATAAGTTGTACAAATCCAAAGTGTTGCACCGTATTTTACAACGTCATTAATTTTATATCTTGTATTATTTCCCCAAGCGCCTTTGTATTCAAAGCCTTGGTTCATATAATCCCATTTAGATTGATCTGCTTCTAAGCCAATTGCATTAGTTGCACCTGAAGTATGACCTTGGTTACAAACATATACAGTTCCGCCATATTTTACAATGTCTTGACTTTTATATCTTGTGCTAGGAGCCCATGGGCCTTTCCAGTCAACACCTTCTGAGAACAAATCCCAACTTACAATATTAGCTTCAAGTCCTAATGCATCAGTAGCCGCGGCAGTGTGACCAGTGTTACAAAAGTAAATGTTTCCGCCATATTTGACCAAGTCGTTTGCTTTGTATGTTTGTCCAGCTAACCATGCGGAGCGCCATTCGATAGATGTAGCAAACAAATCCCATTTTTCTTGATCGTCTTCTAGAATTGAACCAGCAGTATGTCCTGTGTTACAGATATACAAAATACCACCATATGCAACAATATCGTTTTGTTTATAAAAAGTTGCTGTGGTCCAATCGTTTTTCCATTCTTGACCATCACTAAATTTATTCCAGTTACTTTCGTCTGTGTAAAAATTTGATGTAGATGTGTGTCCCGTAATACAAACGTATGTACGACCACCATATCTGATTATGTCATCTTTTAGGTATGAAGTAGAACCTGTCCAGTCCCCTTTCCATATAAACCTAATTCTTCCTAATTTAAATTCTGCCATTTTATGCTCCGTTTCCCTAGCTTATACTATTTATCCTTACCCGTTAAACTCATTGCGATCATCCATTCCGTGAATGAAGAAACCGTGTGCCGCCATATCACCATCTGGTGATCCGCTTGTTAAGTTCATCTGGTTGGTTACGTTTATTATACCTTCAGTAGTTGATATCTCTTGTCCTTGCACTACTACAACACCTGCTGTAATTGCGTTAGTAAACAATGTTGCACCACCGCCTGTAATTCTATTTTCTAAGTATGCTTTGATTGCTCTTTGCGTTGGTATTACACTATCGCTATTAGCAGTCATTGTATTATCTGTTGAAAATTCTTTAATTGTTGCTTGAGTACCACCAACTTGGATACCACCCAATCTCAATTCATCTAATCCACCTAAGTCAAAGAAATCTGCATTAAGTGTTACACCACCTGTTGACTGTGAAACTCTAAATAGTTCGCCTACTCTAAAGTTACCATCTTGGTCAGTACTTGTGTAGAATACTCTTCCGCCATTATTTTCAACAATTTCATTTGCTTGTCTTGTTTCATTTGCGGCAGATCTACCAAACTTATATAATGTTGGATAGTTTGTATCTGTAAAGTTACCAGTACCAATATCTAGGAAATCATGTCCTGTAAGTCTACAGCTACTATATCTTTCTCTAAATGTAATTGCTTCTTCATGATCCGGAGATGTAGCTACTGCTAATATCGGACTAATTTGAAGTTGAGCACTAAAGTTTGGTGCAGTTCCTGAACTACTTAATACTTTAACAATTTTATAAAGTGTATCAGGTTGTCCTGCAAAGTTAATGTTTGATCCTGCTTTTGGTACTTTTGTTGCACCTTTAATTTGAAGTTTATTACCTTTTTGGTATTCATCTGCAAAACCAGTTCCAGTCAATGTAGCAATCATTGTTAAGTAATCTGATCCTCTATTATACATTTCCGGTTGTGCAAGTACTTTGTCATTTAAGTTTACTACAAGAGTTGGTTCTGTATACTCTTCAGGATCAAATACAACAACACTAGGTTGTGTAGTGTATCCACTACCTGGATCCATAATAACAAACTCACTAATATTATTGTTTGCAATATTAACTCTTAAATGTGCAGTTTTACCACCTTGTATTCTTTCACCAGTAGCACTTGTACCTTTTGTTAAGAATGTTGGTCTGTCTAAATATATTCCACCTGCAACAGATGTTTGGTTAGCATTAGGACTTCCAATTACTGTCCAATGTTTACCTTCATTACTGTATGCATTTGTACCTTGAGCACTTGCTACTACAAATACACCACCTGCATATGCTATGGTCCAATCTTCTCTAACGCTGTCGCCTTTGATATCGGAATCTTGCCAATTAACAGCATCATCACTATAAAACATTCTATCACTGTTGTCCATTGTTAGTGTCCAAGTATTATTACCATATGCAACATCACTGTACACTTCTGGTGAACTAGGTGCTGGTAAAGTTCCAGCCGTCCAGCTTGATCCGTCATTTGTTGAATATTCATAATATCCATCTGAACTAAACACAAACCAAATTCCTTGTCCAAACTCAACGCCTGTCCATGCTCTGCTTGCATTTAATGTTAGTGCTGTCCAACTTGTAGGAGCAACTGTACTATCTCCGCCTGTTCCAATCGTACCAATATATGCTGTGTCTGATCCGGTAGCTACAACCATAATTTTATCATCATTAGAACCACCTTGTGCAATACCAGTCCAGTTAAGTGTATCAGGTAAAGTAGAAGTGTCCCATGATGTTCCATCATTTGAATAATGGAAGTTTGCTGAGCCGCCTGCCGCAAACATCATTAAGTCGCCGCGTTTTCCTCTAGCGTCCCATGTATCACTTTCGCTAACGTTAGTTGTTGTCCATGTATCGCCACCGTCTGCTGTAACATAAACATCGTTAGTTCCACTTAATGGATAATAAAACTTTCCTGCGCCAAACCCAGAAAGTCCAAGTCCTGCTTGAACAACTGTTCCTGTTTGTGTCCATGGAGGACTACTTACTGTAACACGAGGTTCAATTTCGTAGAATGTACTATCATCTAGTACAAATTGTATTGGTCTACCCGGAATAAGTTGATCCCATCCTGCTGTTCCAGTACTATACCTATAAATTGTTGCAGTATTAGTATCTTCATCGTATGCTTGTATATAACCGTATTGACCTGCTCCTGCACCGTTTGTAATATAAACTGCCATTCCTGTTAACTGTGCCGAAGTTCTTGCTTCAGCGTTTGCAATTAATAATGTACTATCTGTGCCGCCTCTAGCATAGTTGCTAATAAACTTATATCCAGCTCCACCTATTTGAGATGAATCACTTGGTACTGTTAAACGAATATTGCTAATAGCATTATTTCTAAACTCAGTCCAACGTGCATCAATGCCTGTTCCTGGACCAGTATAACTTGCTGTTACAGTTGTATAATCTTGACCTGCATGTTCATATGCATAATGAAGTATTTCATTACCATCAGTCATTATTCTATCAATTCTTGCTTCGCCACTTTGGTTATTTACTTGTGCTGAAATTGGAACTTCGTTTGCATCGAATCCTTCAGCAACACTACCAAATGTTCCGTAAGAGTTGTTACCGTTTGTTGCACGTAATATACCACCATTCTCTGCTAGATATCCAATATGGTTATAATATGTAAACACACTAACAAGTTCTGATTTACCTAAATTAGTTGCCCAATATCCGATACCGTCACTTAATACTTGTGTAAAGTCGTTAGCAACCATAGATTTATTACCACCGTTGTGTAATGCTCCATCAATTTTCATTCCTACACAAGCAGTACCTATTGTTGTAACACCTTGCACATAAGTTGATTTATTTCTAACCCAAACACTTTGATCTTCTGGACCAGTGCCCGGATCTAATGAAACATAAGCACCTGCTGTAGTTCTTTTTGTGCCATAATCATTAGCATCTGTTAACACTCCAGTTAATCCTTTAAGTGTTAGTCTTCTTAGACCACACCCGTTTCTAGCTAGGAAGAAATTAGATTGTGCGTTACTAGATGGAACAATTAATTGTTCTTGAGGTTGTGCTATTCCATGTACATAAGTTTTTTCACCTAGTATAATATCTTGTCCAGTAATTGCTGGACGTATTGTAGTTGAACGTAATTCGTCTCCAACAATAGCTACATCTTCTGGAATACTAATTGGAAGTATTTCTGCATACTCGCCTGTCATTACACGTATAGTTGCTCCGCCTCTTGCTGGTGGTGCAACCAGTGTAGGTAGACTACCTAAACCGTTTGTAATTGTATCTGTAATACCTGTAAATAATGTTGTAATTCTAGTAGATACACCTGTTTCCGCTTCTACGCCTGCTGGAATATTTTGTGTGTATACTAGTCCTAATGCTGTGTGTGCATTTCCTGGAAGAATGAAATTATTAATTAAATCTCTTGCATATTCCAAAGCCGCTACAGTTTGAGCTTCTTGTCCATCAACTAAACTTACTGCACCATTATAATATGTTTTAGCATGTTCTCTTGAAAATAAGTTTCCACTGTATGTTAAATCTTGTATCATACCAGCAATAATTATTGCTGTATCTCTTTCGCATTTTGCACTGTCGTATGTAAATCCAGACCATATACCTGCACCGCCTGCAATTTGTGCATCGACCCAAGCAACAGTTTCTTGTGCAACATAGTTTTGATTAAGTTGCATTCTGTATGTTGCATTATCGTAATATCTTGTTCTTAGTCCTGAACGTGTTGCTTCGTCTGCAAGAATATAGTTACATGCGTATCTAACTGTTCTGAATGGTGCATTTAATGTTCCGCCTACAGTTGGATCATCAACACCGTTTTCACCGACGTAATAAACTTTGTCAGCAAAATCAATTGTGTCCCATGAAGGTAATCCACTAGTAGATCTTATAATTTGACCTGATTTACCAATTGCTAGTCTCAGTGTGTCAACTGCTGTTGAATCTTGATCATCAAATGTTTTTAAGTCACCCTTTACAGCTAGTTTATTTGTAAGGGTACCTTGAATCATAATTTTCCAATATGTTTCATCTGGTACATCTTGGTCTAAGTCTGGTCTACTAGCAGACGCATCTGATCTGTGGTAGGCTAATGCAACATAACTTGTACCTCTCCAAGTTACAATGTCGCCTTCGTAATACTCTACGTTGTCTTCCCATGAATCTCTAAAATCACGTCCGTCGATTAATTTTTCCCAAGTTACAGAAGAACTATCAGGTCTTACGTTTAAATTATCAACTAATGCAATATAAATATTTCCAGCCCATCTTACAACATCACCTGTTAGGTATTGTACAAAGCTACTGTCTTCACCTTGCATGTTCCAAGTTTGTCTAAATTTATAACCAGTAAATGTTACATCCCAGTCATCAGTACTTGTGCTAGGTGCGGAAGATACATTATAAGTTTTTGCTTTGTAAGTATAACCACCATATTGTACAACATCGCCTGGTTGATATCTTTCAGCTGGTTGCCAATTTCCTTCGTATTCTGTTCCTGGTAAGTATATTTCCCAGTTTGCTGTATCTTCAGCAAAAGTTGTAGATGTGTGTGCAGTAATACATTTGTTTAGATTTGGTCCGCGTCTTACAATGTCATTAACTTTATATTTTGTATTGCCTTCGTGTAAACTTTTGTATTCGATACCATCTATTAAAATTTCCCATTTGGATTGATCTTGCTCTAATCCAAGAGTAATATTATCAGCAGATGTATGTCCTAAGATACAACGGTAAGTAATACCACCATATTTTACAAGATCACCTACTCTATATCTTGAACCAATGCTCCATGTGCCTTTCCAAGCATCACTGTCTGCAATTACAGCCCAATCACTTTGGTTTGCTTCTAAGCCTGATGCAACAGTACTGGCAGAAATATGTTGATTCAATGCTTTATAAACAATACCGCTATATCTTACAATATCATTTCTTTTGTAAAGTGTATTAACGCTCCAAGTTGTTTTCCAGTCTGCATCAGAAACAGCAACAATAATCCATTTATTTTGGTCTGCAACTAATCCGTCTGTGTCTGAACTAAATGTAGGTGAACTTGTATGTCCTTCGATACATTTGTAAATACCTGAACCATATTTTACAATATTACCTGCAGAATAGTTAGTTGAAACTGTCCAGTTTCCTCTCCATTCAGAACCGTCTGATTGTAGTTGCCATTTTGGACTTGCTGGTGAAACATCTGAACCTTCTAAGTCATTTTCGAAAGTTGCTGATGTATGTACTCTTAATGAGACAAACGTTTTACCGTCAACTTCGATCATATCATCTATGTTATAGTCATAGCCTGAAATCCAAGGACCTCTCCACGTAAATCTAATTCTACTTAATTTAAAATCTGCCATTTTTTTCTAACCTTTATAATATATGTATTTATTAGACACCACTCGGATATGTGTAATCTTCATTAACTCTAGCAACTAATTGCCCACTATCGTCAATATAATACAATAAACTCCTGTTATCCCATTTATACTGTTCATAATTAAGGTTCTTATAAACCTTTTGATGTTTTACATCTCTACCTTCGAAAAAGTCTTCGCCTTGTTCGAAATCTTCTAAGTTATCAGCTGGATCACCTGGAGTGTTAATTTCAACTGCTTCTCCGGATTTTAATTGATCTATTTTTACTAGATAAATTTCACCTTGATCTGTTCTTCTTAAACCATAAAAATATCTTGCGTCTGTTTGACTTACAAGTTCACTTACACTTTGACCTAAAAAATTACTCATTATACTATCTCCACCAAACTAGTTATTACGTCTAACGAATCTGTAATATTAGATTCAACAAACAAAGTGTCACCAGCTTGCATTATTATTTTTTCACCTTTACCGATTGGCTTTAATGTACTATTTGCAGGTATAGGCATCTCTTTAACTAGATATCCAACACTACTTCCGCTATCACCAATTAATATACTTGCGGAAACAATACTGTCTGTAATATTAGCAACACTTAAACCGATAACAGTTGTGTTGTTAGCGGGAGGAGTTGTATATACAGCAACTCGTACAGTTCCTACTTCTTTTGTAATTACATTTTTAAAATTTGTTGCCATTCTTCTTTCCTAAATTGTTAATGCAAGTTTAATTGCTATTTCCTCTGCATCATTATAAGTAACAGCACCTGTTGCACCAGCTACTGACACCCAGTTATTTGAAACATCGTATATTTCAACTCTGTCTTCAATACTATTGTAACGCATCATACCCGTTTCTGGTGTAGGATGTCTGTTTGCGTTAGTACCAACCGGAATAACAAATCCGCCAGTACCTTCAAGTTTAAAGTATCCTGTTCCTTGTTGACGTAAAATTGTTGTTTCGCCGTCAATTAAGTTAGTTATAGTACTTCCGTTAAAACTAAAGTTTTCAATACTTATTGTACCTGTACCATTAGCTCTTAATTCAAGGTCCTCGTTAGTAGTGATAGTTTCTAATACATTACCATGTACAGCAATATCATCAACTTCTAATCTAACAACATTAAATCTTTGCTCACTAACATCAGCTACTAGTGCTCCGCCTGCATAAAAACGTAGTACGTTATCGTTTGCACCTGGAGTTAATTCTGGTGTAATATACGTGTCTCTATCAACATCATATACACCACCTAAGTTAGTCCATGCACCGTCATATGCTTCAAAAACTCCTGCTTCGGTATTGTATCTAATCATACCTGGTTCAGGACTTGCTGGACGTTGAGCAGTTGTACCTTTTGGTAGAACTAAACTTCCTGTACCTGTTACAGTAACAATCTCCGAACTTGGATCAAGAACTATATCTCCGCTTGCATTACTTATCGTATTATTAGCAAATTCTAAGTTATCAATTACAATTTTACCAGTTCCGTTTGCAGATAAATTGATATCACCGTTACTTGAGTTACTTTGAATGTAATTGTCATTGATTTCTAACGTATCAACAAGCATTTTTCCTACATGGAATTCTGACCAACTTAGTACATCAGTACCTATTGTATATGTGTCATCTGTTGCTGGTATTAAATTACTGTCAATTCTGCCGCCAATTTGTATACTATCTGTAGCTTCATCGCCAATTGTAATATTGCCGCCGATTGTAACATTACCTGTAACATCTAAGTTACCTGTAACATTTACATTATCTTGTAGATTAATTATTCCTGTACTAGCATCTAAGTTTAAATCTCCTGAAACAGTTTCAACTGTATTACCACTAAATTTAACATTTCCTGTTTGTACTTTTGTACCGTCAATAATTGTTGTATTTGACCCGTCTGTAAAAGTAATACCTTGGTTATTATTGAATAAAAATTCTGCATTAGTAAAAGATACTTCGCCAGTTGATTGATCTACTCTAAATAAATCGCCAACTCTAAAATCACCTTTATGGTCAACTGTACTGTAATAAACATTAGCACCGTTTGCTTTTACAACTTCATTAGACTGTACAACTGAACTTACATCATTGCTGTTGTCTTTGCCTGCACCTATATATGCTAAGTTTTGTCCTATTAAGTACATTACTACGCCTGGACCGTCTCCGTATACGCCATATTGTCCATACACGTTTGCACTTGCAATACTTCTTATTTCTGCACCAAAGTCACTAAGATCTGAAAGTGTAATATTTGTTGCTGTTCCGCCACCACTAAATCTTACATCTTGTACAAATGTATCATCGTCATCCATAATTACACTTCCAACATCTCCGTCAAAATGTAATAGTAATACTGTGTTTAATGTTCCTGGTAGAGCCGCAGTTGGTGTAGTTAATGATGTTACTCCTGCGCCTTTTTGTATTCTAAATTCGTCAACTTTTGCAGTTAAGAAATTTGTTAAACTATAATCTGTTCCAAACTTAAATGGTTTCGTTGTGCCAAAATCTGTTGTGTTAGCTGTAGTTGCAACAAGCGTTCCGTCAATAAACATTCTTAGTGTTCCACTTACTCTGCTTATTGCAATATGATACCAAGCACTGTCATTAAGAACATTTGCTGGATTTACAATATTAGTTGTACCGTTATCTAAGTAAAGTTGATTGTCTGCACCTACATATAAATGAAGTGCATTATCTGTTGCACTGCCAGCTCTAAAATCAAACAAAGTTTGAACTGCATCAACTGCATCTAAGTTAACAAAAAATTCAATTTGTAAATCGCCAGTGCCAAACCCAAAGTCTGGTTGAGAAATTGTTTCTAAATAATCTGTTGAGCCTAGTAAGTATAAAGATTCTGTACCAATTTGACTAATTGCTCCAAGTGCGGCATTTCCTTTAGCACTTACAGTTTTCTTTGCTCTACTAGGTGTAGTTACAAATCCTGTAACTTTACCATCTATAAAAAAGTAGTTTCCATCTCTTGAACTAATTGTTCCTGATGCTACACTAGAACCGCCTGCATCGTACAATGTAATTGTTTCACTTGCACTAGGATTACCTGTTAGTCCTGAAACTTTTAATCTTGTTTTACCGTTACCTTTTAGGCCAGCGGCACTATCAAATGCATCAATACCTCTATCAGCATAGTATGAAAAACTGTTTAACCATTCTACTCTTGCACCGTTAGTTGCTCTTAAAACTTTTGCACCCGGACATATAAATGTACAACTATGGAACAGCATTGCCGCTTCTCTACTTGAAGCAGTTGCAACACTACCGTCTAGATATATACCTGCGCCTGCATCACCTTCGTCATATCCTAGTGGATCGTCGCTTGATGTTACTGTACCTTTTGTGATTACACTTACGTTTCTAACGTAAGGTGATCTTTCTGTTACTGTAAAGTTTGGTGCAAATCTAAATGCATAACCTTTGTTGTTACCTGAATCAAAATAATAATTTTTAATAGTAACTTCTTCAACAGTTGTTTCACCATTCATATGAAATACGTCTTCGGATTGTGTTGTACTATCTGGAGTAATTGTTACACTTCTTAAACTTTGTCCTCTAATTGTAACTCCTGCCGGAACTACTAATGGTAATGTTTCGTTGTAATCACCTGGATAAATGTAAACTGTGTCACCTGCTGTTGCAAGTTGTAATGCTTTTCCAATAGTAAAAACAGGATCCTGAGGATGTGTTCCTGTTGCTGTGTCAAGACCTTGACTTGATACGTATAATATATTTCCTGGTCTAGAAACTAGATCTAAATCGCCAAAGTCAATGTCGTTTGTTTGTAATGTGTCAACATATGTATTGTTTAAGTATGCTGTTGACCAACGCTTAGTTGCTGTACCTAAACTATATGTGTCGTTTGCATCTGGAATAATATCACTAGCAATCTCTGCATTAAGGATAATATTGTCTGTGTCAGCGTCACCAATTTGAATATCACCGTCTGCTGATATATTTCCTGTTGCATGAAGGTTACCTGTAATGTTTGTATTACCTTCAATGTTTATTGTTCCAGTTCCGTTTGCACGAATATACAAATCTTCGTTTGTATTTTTATTTTCGATAAAACTGTTATTAATTTCTAAATCACCGACTTCAACTCTGTTACCAATTAAAACACTGTCGGCTGTAGTTACTGTAAATTCTTGTGCGGTTGTCGTAATGGAGTTATTGTTACCGTCAATAGTAACATTACCTACATTAAAAACATTATTTGTAATTTCTAGATCGGATACACGAGCAACACCTGCTACGTCTAATGCATATTGAGGATTAGTTGTCCTAACGCCTATGCGACGGTTTGTAACATCTAAATATAAAAGGTCTGTCTCAAAAGCTAGATCTACACCGTTACGTAATAGATCGGACTTTAAGAGCGGACCGGATATGCGACCAATTGCCATCTTCTCTCCTCAATACGGGGATCCTGTCCCTCTAGCCCGATTTTCAACATACGTTCTTTGCCGGCTAACCACAGTTTGTCCTGCAGGACTTGGTCCGTCTTATCTGCATTAGTAGTATTTAGCCAAAAGGTGGATTTAGTCTAGTATAATGTTCCAAAGGAAGCTCAAATCACTGACATCCTCTTCAAGGATTGCTTCAACTTGTCCAGCCGCATTTATCCATTGTGTGCCGTTATAAGTTTCAAGATATTCGTTTGTTGTACTAAAACGTGTATGGCCAACTTCTGGAGTTGACGGACGTTGTGCATCTGTTCCAAATGGTACAACCATACCACTTACGTTGTCAAATTTAACAAATGCTTCGCCATTATCATTTGTTAAATTAAATGAAAATGTTGGTGCATTAGTAGTATCAGTAAGTATACTATCTCTAAATGTTAAAGTTTCTATATTAGTTGTACCAGTTCCGTTTGAACGTAATATTACATTTTGGTTATCACTTACTGCTGATACAGTATTTCCGTCAATATAAAATTGGTTGCCTGAACTAAATCCGTTTGATTCTAATAATGTGCCATTTAGAGTGTGATTAGTAACATTGTTTGTTGTAAACTGGAATTGATTATTTGATAGATCTAAGAATGTATTACGGTCTGTATCAAATATTCCTGCAAGAGATACTGCGCCGCCGCCGACTACACCTTCAAAAGAATCATAAACTGTATTATATCTTATTGCTCCAGTTGTACTAGGACGCTGTGCATTTGTACCTTTTGATAAAGTAAGGTTACTAGTAGCATCCATTTTTAATGAATTTGTTACTGAAATCTCTACATCTCTATTTGTTCCGCCAACGTTGTTAGTTACTGTAGTCCAATAATCTAATACAGGTTGTGTTAAAGGAAAATCATATGTTTCATTTTCTATAATAGGAATAATAGTAGTATCAGTTGCTTCTAGTATTGCTCTTGTATAGGTACTCCATTTATTTGTAAGCGTACTATCTCCACTTCTCCAAGCCTGTGATCCTGCATAAGAACTAATACCTAAATACAAGTATTCCACAACAAGTTTGTCATAGCTAATACCTATTGGATCTGTGTACCATGCAAAATCAGGATAACTATAACCAGGTAAGCCACCTGCTTGATAGCCTCCTCTAGCAATATCCATTGCCGCCGTAAGCACTGTAGGTCTCGATGTTCCTAAGTCACTATATGCATTTACATATCCTTTTTCAATTATAAAATATCTAAGCAATCTTTCTAATGTAACGTCTCTTAATCCTCCTACACTATCTCCTAAGAAACCGTTCATTTCATTTTCATAAACACTTGTAGTTCTTAGTTTCCAATTGCCTAAAGCAGATGTAATTGCAGTTTCATCTGCAACATTTCCATAAATTGCAATTCCTTTAAGGCCATCTGAAAATTCTGCGTATAAAGTACTATTATCAATTACATTGTCGTAATCATTATCAAAATATCCTGCTATTAAATTTGCTGTATGAAACAGTGCATCTCTACTTACACTAGCAGTTGCAAATATAGGAATATTATTCCAAACTATACAATATGGAAAATATTGTTTAAGTGATTCAAAACTATTAAAAATAGGAATCACATTTTCGTCTGTTTCAATAATAGTAAATTCTCCTGTTGGACTAAATCTACCAATAATTTTATTATCTTTTAATTCAACATTTTCAAAATTTACACTACCAGTTCCGTTAGCTCTAAATTCTAAATTACTGTTTGAGTCTGTTGTTGAAATTGTTGTTGGAGTTAATCTAATATCATTTACATTAACCTGTGAGCCATATCCTGTACGCCATGCAAGATCTTCTGTTCCTAATACGTTACCTTCGCTTGAACCAGGTACTAAATTTTGACTAAATGGTGTGTTAAAGTCAATAGTATCTGTAGGATCATCTCCGATTGTAATTATACTTCCGTTAATTACACCATTTCCTGTAATATCAAAATTGCCTGTAGTGTTTACATTTCCGTTAAAATTAATTTCGGTTGTAGCTGACTTTAAATTTAAATCAGCATTAGTACTATAAATTGTATTTCCAGTAACAACAATATTATCTAAACTTAAACGATTACTATCAATAAACACTTCGCTAGTATCTGTTAATATCCTTACGACAGAGTTACTTGCAAAGATGCTTTCAATATCAAAACTTGTTCTGCCATTCTTTTGATCAACTGAAAATAAATCACCAACATTAAAATTGCCAGCTTCGTCCTGCGATGTATAATAAACTTTGCCGCTATTTGCTTCTACAACTTTATTTGCATCAATAGTTAATGTATTATCATTAGAAAGATCTTTTCCTGCACCTATGTATGCAAAATTGCCGTTAATAACATATGCTAAACAATCAGCACCATCTGATTTAATACCATAATTTCCATACACTGCGGCACTTGCTATACTTCTCAATTCGCCGCCAAATATACGTGTACTATCAGGTAATAAATTACCTACTGTACCTTGTTCAATTAAAATTCCGTGATTAGCAAAATAACTAAAACTGTTTAACCATTCAACTCTAACACCGTCACGCATGGTCAATGCGTCAACACCAGGAGTAATAAATGTAACTCCATAAAATAACATACTAGCTCTTGGACTTGCTTGAGTTACTGCACTTCCGTCCACTAAGCATCCTTTACCTGCATCTCCGCTTCCAAAACCTCTAGGATCACTTGCACTTATAGCTGTACCTTTTGTTAAAACTGTACAATTTTTAATGTAAGGACTACGTTCCATAATACTTGCATTTTCTTTAAATCTAAATGCATACCCTTTGTCATTACCGCTGTCGTAAAAGAAATCTTTGATAGTAATATTTTCGATTGTTGTTTCGCCTTCAATCAAAAATGCATCTTCAGATTGTGTTGCAGTTGTTGGATAAACTTCAACACCGCGGATAGTGTCGCCTTGAATTGAAACACCTTGCGGTACTGTTAATGGAAATGCTTCTTGATATTGTCCAGGATAAATGTTAACTATTGTATCCGAAGTAGCAACGCTTAGAGCTTTTTGTATAGTTGCATATGGCGCACCAGGATGTGTACCTCTGTTAAGATCACTTCCGTTACCTTGTGACACAAATATGTTTTTTACATCTTTTGTTAATCTTACACCTTGATAGATAATATCAATAACATTTAGATAATTTGTTTCAAGTGTGTTTGCATATAAACTAAATCTTTTTCCAGGATCTGGTCCTGTACTATCGTCATCTCGTCCTAATGAATAGGTTAAGTCAGCATCGGGTACTATTGGATTTTTAAATTCTGCAAAAAATCTTGCACTATCAGTACTGTCGTCACCAATAGTTAGTGTACTGCCGCCATAGGTAATATTACCTGATGCATGTATATTTCCTGTTACATTTAAAGTTCCGCCTGTTTGTAATTGAAGTTGTCTTGGATAACTATCAGGATAGTTTGCAATAATATAATTTTTTAATGCAGTTGGATTAGGATGATCTGCTAGTGTTCTTGATGCTTGAAAATATGTTCCTCCACTAAATTGAGTATTAAGTGTAAGTGTTTTAAGGACATCATCGGCTTGAATATCACCGTCTTGGTCCCAGTCAAATACATCTAATTCTGTTGACGTAAATGGAGCACCTCTGGTTGAAATAGATTGGGCTTCTGCATATAATCTGTCACCATCATTATCTACTGCTGATGCACTATTTTTTGGACCTGGATACCAATATGTACCGTAATTGCCGTTACCATTCCATGCCTCAGTTTGTCCAGCAACGTATGTAGATCTAAATCCTAAATTACCGTTTGTATTTAATGCTTCAATTGCACCGTTAGCCTTTACTGCAAAGTTTAAACTACCTATACCACCTGCTGATATAAATCCGTCAGCATGTGTTGATTCTAAAGTAATGTTTCCAGTTGGTGCTGTGGCGCCGGTTGTACTAACTGTAAGGTCTCCTACAGTTAAACTATTACCAAATATGATGTCTGGATCACTATTGCCCGAAGCTGTACGTAGTGTACCATTAATTGTTAAATTTCTTGGAGTTGTATTTGTATTAACACCTAAAGTGCCGTCACGTTTAATGACAAGTAGATCAGTATCAAACTTTAGATCTGCTAATTCTCTTTGTAGGTTTGCGGCAAGTAACTGGCCGCCAATTCTTTGGACCTGTATTGGCATTGTAACTCCTCTATGTTGTATTTATAGGAATTACTTGTCAAAGTTATGTAGTATATTAACAGGTTTTCCTGAAGGTACTGGAGTACCAAATACAATATACCAGCCAGTGGCATATGGAGCATTAGGTCCTGCTGAAGGATTTTGTACCAGTGTATAGTTACTAACTGGTAACTGAAAAACGTTTTCAACAAAAACTAAAACATTAGCTTCTGCAATTGGTACAGGGTAAAAACTATCACCACTATTTAATGGACCAAAGGTTGTTTCAGTTCCGTCGCCGTCACCTAAATTTTGATTTGTTATAGTAACAGGTTCTCTAAAACGTATTGGTTTCCAAACTGAACCTTGATAAACTTCAAAGTTATTTTCATCTGTATTGTATCTTATTAAACCTTCTTCTGCTGTAAAAGGTCTTTTATTTTGAGGACCTTTTGGAATTAGTAAACTGTTTTCACTTTCCATTCGTACTTGTCCAGATACATCATTATTAATGCCTTCTGAATATGCCCCCATTTGTCTAGGATTTAATCTGTGACTTTTTAAAAATCTCATTAAACTTCCAAATAACTTACTGTAGCAGATAAGTTTGCTGGTGCTTGACTAACTAACACTACAGTATCTCCTGCATCAATTACTATTTTTTCAGTATCAAATGTAAATGTATCTGCACCTTGTACAGTTATATTGTTACAGATTTGATTCTGTGCACCTTTTGCTTGACCGCTTTTGATAATATGCAGATCAAATGATGTATCATTATTACCACTAACGTCATATGTTGCAGTATTGCACACAAGTAAAGTAGTAATAGCGAAAGTTTTACTAGCTGGTACAGTTAATAATGTTGTATCTGTTAATCCTATTGTTGCGTTTGCTATTGCCATCTTTTTTCTTTCCTTTAAAACAACATACTGTATAGTAGTGATCTATTTCTACCTACTACTTCGTCAGTTTTATTGTTTGTATTTACATAATATAATCCTGTATCACCAAAACCTGGAGTATCACCATATAGTATTACTCCATCACTTGCCGCAGGAACACTTGCTTGATTAGGTAATTTTAATACACTTTCTAAAGTTATTGGAGCTGAACCAAAGTTTCCTAATACAAATTCGTTACCACTAGTTGCATTACGTATTCTATTACCTTCAAATTCAAACCCTTCAATCTCTGTAATTTGTGGTCCAAATGTTGCTACTACACTATTATCGATCTTAATCTCAAAGTTACTAACTCCGCCATCGATACTACTGTCTGATAATTCAACTTTTGAATCAGCCTGTGTAATACTTTTAATTGTAATAGTTTGAATACCTGCTACAATCGCATCATCAACATATTTTTTATTTGTTAAAATGTCATCAGTTGTAACTTGATTTTCGTAATCAGCTGTTCCGTCTACTCTTACTACTCCGTTACCAGAATTAATTAAGTTTAGATCGCCTCCACCTGTTGAAATAGAATTTACTCTTAATCCAATCAGTGCATTGTTTGCATCTCTAAAAGTAAATGCACCTGTCTTATTTGTATTAGTTATAGGATCATTGTATGATAAAGTTTCATCAAACAAGATATTGACATCTGTTTCTGTACCTCTATCAATACGTAATCCAGCTGTATTAAGTGTAACTCCAGCACCTGTTTCACCATTGTTTACTTCAATGATGTTGTCTCTAACAATTAAGTTTTCAGACTGTACTGTTGTTGTATCACCTTCAACAACTAAATCTCCTGTAACTTTAACATATCCAGTTTCTGTACCTGTGTTAAGAGTTATAACTCCGCCACTTTGTACGCTTACTGTATAGTCACCGTTGGGTATATTTACAAATTTTGACATTCAAGATCCTCTATTATAAGGGGCCGTAGCCCCTTATTCTAAACTTATATTGCTGTTAGTACCAATAAAGATTCACTTGAATCGTCTTGTGCTTCCCATGTATAAGCATTGCCATTCCAGTCAATTGCTTTTCTATTAAACAATTTACTTAAAATAGTTGCTGTACCACCTGGTGCAATACCAACAAGCGATGCTTCGCCTGCCGCATTAGGTGCAATTTCGTTAACAAGTCTACAAACATATGTAGTTGACCCGTCAGTTGTAACAGTAAATTTATTTGATCCTTTTTGATTTACAATGTATCCTTCAACACTAGCTGAACCATTGTGATATCTTACCGGAATCGTTGCCGCCGCGGCGCCTGTTGCACCGAAGTTTCTTTTATTAATTGGACGTCCCATTTTTTTCTCCTTTGTTACGTTCTAGGTAATACGCGGTGGATTTCCGCATAAAGTATGTACCTACATACTACTAGACACATGTATTTATCATTTAACAGCATTAAGGAAAAATAGTCAAGAAAAAAGACTCCGAAGAGTCTTTTTAAATTATAAGCAAAATAGGTAGGACTTGGTTACACCTACAAGCACGTACCCGAATACCATTCTAATACGTACAACCTAACCCCGCTAGTGACTGCGATGTGATACTGCGTATTTCTACTACAGCACCTGGGTACCACCCCTGGCTAGTCAAGTTCGACCCTTCTGGTAAAGGCCTCTTCCTTGCACTATAAACAAAAATTAATTACTTTTTTGTTGCTTATGTACTTAATATAACAGACTTTATATATAAAGTCAACCTCTTTTTTACCAAAATATTAAATTTTTTGTAATCTAGGTAGATACTAATATAGTTTGACTATTTCTTGTTTACAAGTGTATTGTAATGATGTAAGCGTTGTTGCAGTAGTTCACGTGCCATAGGGTCACGTTCACGCTTTAACTGATCCAATATCTGCTTGCGTATGTCACTAGGACGTTGATGTGTGTTTTTCTTTTTGTTTTTCATTTATGTGTAGGGGGCCTATTATGACCCCCTAGTTTGCTACCAATTGTTTGTAGAACGTGCTGTGCGATGTGCTAGTACCATACCTTGGTTAGTACCCTGCTTGACAGCGTATCCACTTGTACCATTTCCGTTCACATTAACTTCACTACGAGATTTCATAAGGATTTTTTCCTTGCGTTCTCTTATTTTTTGCTCGCGGTATGATTTAAGTAGGTGATCGTATCTGTTCATTACACTCTCCTTGTTACAGTTAAGTGCGTTCCTTCAGCATATTTGCTTACTTCCGGGCTATGTCGCCTGAACGTTGTATTATTATTTAGTATCTAATACTTGAATAAATTCAGTTTCTCTGTCCAAATATTTAAAGTCAATCTTTACAGGATCAAACTTATCTAATGCATCAAATACTATTCGTGTGTCTAAATCACCGCAAGTGTAGACATCTAATTGGATTAGTTTTGGAGATTGTTCGTCCCATATGTGTATTGCTACGTGTGATGTTTCAATAATAGTAACACAAGTAAATCCTTTGTTACCTTCCATATCACAATACTTAACATAAGGACCCATCATAATCTTCATACCAATGTCTCTAATTAAATTAGAAGTCCAATCAGTAATAGTTTGTTCGTATATTGGAGGATTACTTACTTCTGCTCGTACTATTAAATGTTTATGTTTCATAAATTATTATTTGTATATAATTTATACCTTATTTGCAACAAAAAGTCAACCAGAAAATTTAGCCAAAAAAATAGGCGCCGTAGCGCCTATTTTAATATATTTTTCTAGTCTAAGATTAGCTAAAGCTAACGTTTGCTGAAGTAATAGCAACTTTAGATAGATAGTCTGCCGCATTACCCAAAGATGATGCAGTGTTTGTTAACTCAACATATCCGTATCTAGTCATGAAACTCACAACTGGCTCGAATGATGCCGGGTCAAGTACAACACCACTACTCATTAGTGGAATGTATGGGCAGTAAAACGCTGGTGCATCTGATTCAGATGAACCTTTGTAACCAACTAATACATCAGCTGTATCAGCCGCATATGAATCAACATAAACACGCATTGCGTTGTTTAGTGTACCTACAAACTTAGTGTTTGTTGGTGCTTCAAATGAGCCTTCAGTTGTTCTTGCAAAAGCAGAAGTTGTTGCTGATTGTAGGATTGTCAACGCAAACGGTGAAACTACTGCGTAGTTACCCGCGCCACGACGTGTACGCTGTGCAATCAAGTTTGCAACTCTGTTGATTTGAACTGCTAAAGCCGCATGTTCGTCACCAACGAAAGTAGCAGTACCTGATACTGCGTTTTGATCGTATGTTAGCGCCGCTGATCCTGCTAATGAACGAAGTGATCCTAGGATCTCTTGGTCAATTTCAGCAGTTATTTCTTGTGCTAGTGCCGCCATAATCTCAGCTTCGATGTCAATGCCCTGTTGAGCTTGTGCATCTTGAGCCGCTTCAAAAGTCCAGCGAGCTGATAGCTTTCTAGATTTTGCTTCGACTGTTTGCTTTAAGATTTGGATGCTTAGTCTGTTTCCAGCTGATCCTTCAAGTGCCGCAGTTGCATTTGCTTTACCAGCATCTGAACCTGCTTCATCGCCGGAATAACCCATTGCGATTTTGAAAGGACTTAAAGCCTCTTCACCTGCGGATGCGTCATCAGCTGTATCGCTGTAACGTACACGTAGAGTGTGAATTTGGCCCACTGGACCCGTCATTGGTTGTACTCCAACAAGTTCATTTGCGATGACTGTTGGCATTACACGTCTGATAACTGGTAGGATAACACGATTAAGAGTTGCGACATTACCTGCAGAAGTAGCACCTGCTGTTGCACTCTCAGCCAAATACTTCTTAGTATTCTCAAGTGTAACGTCCATTACTGATTTCTTGTGTCCGCTAAGACCTTCAAGTAGGGCACTCTTTGTATCCTGCCAGCGACCGTTTAATAGTTCTGACATAGTTTTTCTCCTTATTTGATTCCCGCTAGGCGTTTAATGTCAACTACATTACTGTAGCTTTGCATAGCGTCATTACTATCGATAGTTTCTTTTCTGTTGCCTGTTATTTCTTTGCCTTCTGTGAGTGTCGCCTTCTTCTTCGCTGGAGTGTTACCCGCTAAAACTGCTGGTAGGTACTTATCAAAAGAACCTTGTAATTTTGCAGTTTGAACTGATTCCAGTAAGTCTGTCATTATTTCTTTTTGGTCTCTGTTAAGAGGTCCAACAAGACTGTTTAGTACTTCGTTGCGTTCAACAAGATCTTTTGCACGTTTAATTTCAGCATTTTTGCTTTCAACTAGTAGTGCCTTTTCATCTGCTAACGCTTTTGCTTCAGCCAGTTGTTTGTCTTTTACGTCAACAACTTTCAACAATTTAGCTGTTTCTGACTTTTCGTTAAGATAGGAATTAGTATATTCGTTGCTAAACGCTTCGAATAATCTACGTCCAAAGTCATTTCTGCGAGCTGATTCAATATCTTCTTTAAGAGTTTTAATCTCTTTATTAAGACCTTTATCAACTGCTTCCATTACAGCTTTTGAAGATTTTTGGATGAAGTCTGCTTTCACTTTTTGTAAGTGAGACTTAGCTTCGCGTACTAAACGAACTTTTGTTTCTGCTAAATCTTTCTTATCTTCGTAGAATTCTGCAAGTTCTTTACTTAGAGCTTCAACAATAAATTCTTCGAGCTTGGAAAAGTTTCCGGCCATAGCCTTTTGATCTTCATGAAGTTCTCCGACTTCTTTGCCTAACTGATGTAGAACAAATTCTTTTAGTTTGCCAGCGTTTTCACGCATAGCAACTGCATATTTTGCTCTTGCTTCTGCTAGTTGCTTACGATCTTCTGCAAGCTCTGCAATTTCTTCGGATAGTTTTGACTCAAGCATTTTATCAACTGCTTCAGTCATTAACGATTTGTCATGCTCGTATTTTTGAGCAAACTCTTCACGGAGTTCAGCCGTTGCCGCTAGACGGTTTTCTTTAACCTTCTGTTCCCACGCTTCTTGAATCTCTGCTTTAACTTCTTCGCTAAGTGCAGTTCCTTCAAAGAGTGTTTTTAATGCATCCAACATTTATTTCTCCTTAATTACTGGAGGCCTCTAATTATATTAACTAGAGATTCCTTTAAGTATTTTTGTGCCTTGTTATCATGTTTTGTAGCCTTTGCGAGTTCGTATGCCTTATACCCGCCACGTGCATTCATTAAATGCTCGTAGATGGGCGTTGGATACGCCCCCGGTGCACTGGGTTGTGCAACTACATCCACTGTGATGATTTCAAAATCTGAAACTTCACCGCTTCCGTCTTCTTTAACGTTACCCGATCCCCTTGATGAAACACCTAATTTAACTCCGCTTTGAAGCATTGTTGTAACTAGTTGTCCCATCGGGGTAGGTAAAATTTTCATTTTGCCATAACCGTTGGAGTCTTCCATATACATGTTAGTAATCATATGGCTTACTCTGTCAAGGTTAATATTAAGTCCTTCTGGATGATCAACTTCTCCGAGTACACTATATCCACCGCTGATTTGATCGTTGAGCGTAGTTACAGCCCTACTGATCTCACTTACAGGATATACACGCTGGTTAGCGTTTCGCACACCGCCTTGTATACAAATTCCTTTAAGATAAAGGTCTTTGCCTCCAGTAGCATTTTCAGTTGTCTCAACAACCATTTTAGCTTGGTCGAAGGATAGAGTTTCGGTTAAGTTAAACATATTTCTTATGATCCGATGTTAGACTTTTTGTCAGTAGCAGTTTCACCTGCACCTTTTTTCTCTGCGCCATGACCTTTTGTATTTTTAGTCATTGACTTTGAAGCTTTTCCGCCTGGTACGTTAACGTTCCCTGCATTATCTTCTTTAGGTGCTTGTGCCTTGCCACCGCTCTCGTCACCACCTTGTGCAATGTTACCGGCTGTTCCGCCCATATCATTTTTACTTGCAACTGGTGATGTCGCTTTGTTGTCTTCGCCTTTTGGCTCAGCAACTTTCTCTACATACTCACGCATTGTTTCCGTTGCGGATTTCTGTACAGATTCTTCAACTTCATCTTCTGAAGCTTCCATAGGTGCAACTTCTGGTGCGTATGCTTCTTCTTCAGCATCGTCTTCGTCGTCGCCTGCATCATCCATGTCACCCATGTCGTCGCCTGCTTCGTCGTCACCGCCGTCTTCGTCACCCATCATTTTTTCAAATTCTGCTTTTAAGTCATCTAAAGCGTCTTCTAAGTCAACTACACGATCTTCTAGCTCTTCTTCGCCTTCTTCATCGCCCATGTCGCCGTCTGCTTCAATGTCACCCATCATGTCATCTGCTGGATCGCCGCCCATGTCATCCATTGGCGCTTCAATAGCTGGTTCCATAAAGTTTTCATCTACTTCTTCGTCTGATGCTTCATCAACTTCTTTGTCTGATGCTTCATCAACTTCTTCGTCAGTAGCTTCGTTAGTTTCTTCGTCGTCATTATCTGACGCTTCATCTACTTCTTTGTCATCTTCATCGTCTTTTTCATCATCTTTCGATGCTTCTTCGATATCTAGATCGTCTTCTAGTAGATTTTCATAAATTTCTCTTGATTTTTCAATCACGTACTCGTGAAATAAATCTTCAGCACCTGCTTTGTCCTCGTTTACGAGTTTTTCTAGCATTGCTTCAATTTTATTAATGTCTGCCATTTTATTCTCCTATAATTGTTGTGTTATCGTAAGGCTGTACACATATTTACATTATTATTAATATATGTATGGATAATAGGCTCAAAACAGCTCGTTTTGAGTGCATGTTAGGATTTTTGCCAAAACTTAATGAATTCTGGCACAGTTTGATGCTCTAGATTGGCGACATCTTTCAATGATTTAGGTAAGAATGAATCTCCTTCTTCAACTACTCTTATATATCTCGTATCAGGATGACTTTTCATTGTAGTTAATGTTTGTCTTTCCCAATTACCAAAATAAGTAGCTGGATCATAGCTTTTTTTGTAGTTTTGTGTGTCAGCAAACAAATTGTTTACCCTTTTATATTCGCCATTAGCATCTTTTGATCCTCTAAAATCAAAGCCTAATACATATATTTCGTCATATCCATGCATATGACTAGCCATCCATAATGCTGTTGGACCGCTACTCCAACCCTTTGACGGGTTAAAAAGATTTAAATTTGGCATACTGTTAAACGTTCGATTAGGATTTGTCCATACTTCGTTATCTAGTTGCCATCTATGTTTTGTTATTTCTAATATCATCTTTACATCGACTGCAATTAAGTAATCAGGTCTGAAAGTTCTGTATACTGCATTACAAGCATACACTTTTCCAAACTGTTTTAGATGATTTAGATCAATTGGTTCACGGCTCGTGCCGTTACCTACGACAAACGCTACAGACAAATTACGCTCCTGGTTCAGCGTTAGCGGCTAAGCCGTACATTTGTCTTACAAAAAATAATTCTTTTTCGTTTTCTTCGTTGTGTAGTTCAGATGCTTTACGTGCTTTATTAATCATACGTAAGCTAAGTCTTGTTTTACGAGTGTCATCGTAATCCATTGGTGATTCGTCTGATAAAGGATCGTATCCCTTATCTTCAATTGGATCTAAGTTCTGTTTATCAAAATAAAAAAATTCTCGTAAGTTCATGTTAGTATTTATACCGTTTGTTGAGTTGCGTCGGCTTCTGCGCCGCCACCTGCGCCAGGATCTGTAACAGTTTCCGGTGGAGTACCTTCGCCTGCGGCTCCAGCATCTTCGCCTTCAGGCATTTCATCTTCAATTCCGCCTAAGTCGTCTGCTATACCTGCACCACTTACACCTGCTGTACGCATTTCTGCACTTGCATCTGTTGGTGGTTGTTGTAAAGTTTCATCGTTTTCTTCTCTCCACAGTCTTTCATTTTCTGCAACTTCTTCTTTAGAAAGTCCTAAGAATCTTTCTAGTGCAAATCTATTTGAAATATATGGAACTGCCATCATCTGTGTAAATGTTGGCACACGAGTATTATCTAATTCACTTTGTCTATAACTTGCAAAGTTTTGTGGTGGTTGAAAACTAACATCAAACATGCTTACATCAATGTTAACACCTTTTTCCATTAGATATCGTTTAAATTCTTGGTTAAAGTCTTCAATTAAAAGACCTTGTAATCTCATACAATACTGATTAAATCTTAATTCTTGAATATATGCTGTGCCTACTCTGCCGTCATTGTATTGACTTTGTCCTTCGTCTTGTGCCGCAGTTGGCAAGTAACTACTTGGAATACGTAAGCCTCTAATTAGTTTATTAGTAAAATATTTTAAGTCGTCAATTTCACCTAGGTTTGTTCCGCCCGGTAGTGTTTCAACTTTAGATCCTCTGCCTTCAGCAGTTTGTGGGAAAAAGTAATCTTCATTGGTTGACAGCGGATTGTAAGAACTGTCTATGACTGATGTGCCTCCGCCTGTCTTCGATGGGATACGTCTTTGATGTATTTCCGTTTTTACACGCTCCACAAATTGCATAGCAAGGTGTGATGGCATGTTGCCCACATCAACGTAGAATACTCTTCTCTCTGGAGCTCTCTGTGTTCTGTAAATAATAATTGCGTCTTCAAGCAATTCTTTCTGCTTGTAAACTTTAAAAATACTTTCAAGTAATGAATTACCAAAAGGATGATTGTTGTCTAAACCTTCACTTAAACTTAAATGTATCATGTGTTCTGCATCAACTGCAATTTCATGCTCTTGATCCATACCGAAACGTCCTTGTCCTCCGGAGCCTCCTGTAGATGTATTACCTACCATGCCTCGAACACTACCTGTTAGATAGCCGTCGCCGCCGCCGGTAACATTTCCGTTTGTTTGGAAAGGTGTTGTTGCTACTTTATCTGCAAAATTAAAATTAATATCTTTTACAATATATTGTTCAGGCTTTTTGCCTTCACTTTCATTAACAATAATTCTTGATACTTTTGCAGGATCAACATGAAACCATTTTTTAGTTTCTGGATCTCTAATAAAGAATTGATCTCCATATTTAAAAACGTTACGCACAATTCTAAACATACGTGTTTCAAAATTATTCATTTTAGTCCACTGTTGTAAATAGTTTTCTAAAATTTTAATTTCAGAATTTGTTGCGTCTTTTTTAAAGTTTAGTAAAAAATTTGTTTTGTTTGTTTTATTAAATTGAGTACAAAATTCTGAAAGGATATCTAGTGCCGCATTTACTTCACTGTCGTTATCCATAGTGTTATATTGTCCATAACGCTCTACTCTATTAGGAGCACCAACATACACATCAGGTAAAAAAGAACTATAGTTGGTTCTTGCTGGACCTGGTTGATTGCCCCCTGATCCTAAAGGACTATTAGTTCCTTGCTGGACTTCTGTAAAATATCTTTTCCAACTCATTTTTTTATCCTGTCATTAAGTCGCCCTGGCCGTTAACACCAGTTTTGACGCCTTTTGTCAATTTATTGTTTTCTGCCATTAGCTCTGCAATTTTAAGCATATTAGTATTTAACAGATCTAACGATGCATTCGCCTGTTTCTGATTGGCTCCTAAACCACTCAAATCACCCATTTTTGTACTTAAATCTGCAATCTGAGTACCAACACTAGTCATGGTATCGCCTATAGTGCTTAGTTCTTCTGGTGAAAATTCTGCCATCATTTTAGCTGTATCAGGAGCTTTTGTATTAGATGCTGAAGAAGTTGGTTCAGGTGGATCGTCGTCGCCTCCTCCAAATAGTGACTTACCTTTACCACCTAACCATTTTGGTAGATAGTCTGTAAAGTCTGGAAGTTTAAAATCAAAACTAAAGAATCCTTTAACTTTATCTACAATAGAGTTAAACATATCAGATATACTTGGAAATGAAAATTCTATTCCAAATACTTCTTTAATTTTGTTGATAGGCCACATAATCATATCTTTAGCAGATTGAAATATATCTCCTACACTTAGATCAAATATGCTTAGTATCTTATTAGGTATAAACATGATAGCGTCCCAAGCGGCAGATATTACATCACTGAAACTAGTTTCTCCAGAAAACAGTCCTATGATTGCATTAGGCACTGCCATTATTGCGTCCCATGCATCTGTGAAGAAACTACTTACACCTTCCCAACTAAACATTTCCATTATTGCTGTGCCTAGTCCTATTATTGCATCAATACCTGCACTTATCCAACCTTTAATTGTTTCATAACTGAACATTGCCACCAATGCCGCTCCTATTGCTAAGAATGGTGCCGCTACTGGTGCAAATATTAATGCCGCAATACCTGCAACTGCACCAACAAGTACTGTATCTAAACTAGGTAAGAATGAACTAAACAATGCTTTTATACCATCACCTAACCAGCCCATTATTTTGTCACCTAGGTCTGACATTGCCTGTTGCGGATCTGCCATAAAGCTAGTTATAAATTTACTTAAACTTGTAAACACCTTGTCAAGTGTGGGTTTAATTTTTACAAATACATCATCTAAGAAACTTCCGCTTGTGCCCAGTCCGTCAAACATACCTGTTATTTGTTCAAATAACGGACTATCTAAGAAGTATTCTTTTAGTTTTCCTCTAAATCCTTCAATTGCTTGTTCAACACCGCCCATAACTGTTGTCATTTTTGCGTTTTGTTTTTGTTCAGCATCAATATCTTCTTTACTTTTCTTTGTTATTCTATTAATTTGTCCTGTTGCACTAGCAATAGCATACAACGCCGGATTGGTTGTTTTTAATGCTTCTAATTGAGCACCATTCATTCCACCAAAGAATTTGTCCATCTGTGGACCCATGTCTGCTAACATATTATTAAGTGTAGCAGGGTCTACACCTTCTTCAAGTGCTTTTGCAACTTCATATGCTTTATCACCAACAGCGTTAACAAGTGCAATACCTTCATCAGTTTGTGCAACACCGTCACGTAAGTCATCAAATGCTGTTGCCATTCCTGGCATTGTGGTATTCAACATAGTCATGTTGTTTAAGAAGTTTTCTCTAGCATCGCCATCTAAGGTATTAGCATGAAGACGTATTCTAGCATCATCCATTTGTGCAGATCTTGCTTTTTCTAATTCTTGTCTATTCAGACCTGTTACTTTTGATAACTTGTCCATTTCTTGTAGATAATTTTGTGAACCAGCAATAAGTTGAGCATTAGACATATTTTCTAATCTACCCGACTTTGCCATCTCTTCGGAGTACGAAACAAAACCTTCGTTAATAGTATCCATGGTATACCCCATGCTCATTAACTGTTCGCCAATTTTACCTGTTCTTAATCCTTTTGATACAACTGCAAATCTCTTTGCACCTTCTGTTGTACTTGCTCCAAACAAACTCATTGTTTTAGCGTTTTCTGCAACAAATCCTGTAAATCTTTCTAAGCTCATACCAGCACTACCAGCAACTCTGCTCATTTCAAACATATCGTTTCCAAATGAAGCACCAGATGATGCTACTGTTCTAAATGAATCTATTTGATCATCTAGTACACCTGTTAGTACAGATAGGTAATCTCCTACTAATGGTACTGCACTAGCAAGGTCAGTGAGCCTATTACCGCCTGTGAGTAGTTCTTTACCAAATGATGTAATGCCTCCGATTGCCGCGCCGATGCCACCTAATACTAGACTTTGCATCATTTGCTCGGCATAAACAGCCGCTTTGCCCATATCGTCAAGGGCTGTAGTTGATTCAGCTACTTCTTTTTCAAATTTTCCTAGCTCTTTACCAGCTTTTCCGGCCGCACCACCTACGCCGCCGCCACCACCTGCGCCGCCACCACCAAG